GACTCTCATGCTAAAATCGGCTCTCTCGATCGCGACAACAACCTTATCCTTCCTCTTTAAACTTTCTATTTTAAATGCCAATTTCACATACTGTACTTACTGTTTTTTTTATTCGGGGGTTATTTCTTTTCAAAAAATGCCGCTTAACCGCGTGAATATTATATAACTAATTATTAAAGGATGGATTGCATTATCTTGGCGGCGAGCACGCTTTTTTTATTATTTCCAATATTTGCGTTTTCGGTAAAAGAAAAGAAACCATTAATTGAAATAATATTAGTTTCATTTCTTACAGTAAACTTGATCATATCGTTTTTATTTTGGGTAGATCCTATAAAAAATTCAACGGTGCATTTTTACGACGGTCTATTTGGAAAAATATCATATGCTTTATTTGCAGTTTACATATTATTTATCAAAAATTTGAATTTCCTATTAAAAACTATATCTATAGGGTTATTATTATCTTCTCTAGGTTTCTTCTATTATAGCAACGAATTATCTTCTCAAACTTGGTGTTCAGATAATCACATTATTTGTCACGCGTTTTTTCATTTATTAATAGCAATTGGGTGTGGAATCGCTTTCATTTAGAACATAATTGTATCCTATCAAAAAATTGAATCTTAATAGGATACAATTATTACAAGCAAATTGCACTCAATCCAATCTATAGAAAGATGGTTAAGAACACAACGGGAGGAACTGGCACAAAGAGTCTTGCCAGAAAGCATCAAGGCCGAGGCGGTGGGAATGCGCTAAGAATTCCAGAAACCCCTGATCTAGAAATCTTCGGCTTTGTAAGTAAGATGCTAGGGAACGGGATGTGTGAGATAATGACGAACGACGAAAAGCGGCTCATTGGGCACATTAGAAATAAATTCCGCGGGAAGCAAATGCGCCATAACAAATTATCTTCAAACTCAATCGTGCTAGTCGGGCTGAGAGAGTGGGAAAATCCTGCGAAGAATTGCGATATCCTGACAATTTACGATGATTCAGAGATTGATCAACTTCAAAATATGCCCAATTTAAATATTGACAGGCTGGTGCAGCAAAGATTTAGCAGCACATTTCAATCCAAGATGTCAAGCGCTGCCGATGTAACATTCTCTCACGATGACGTGATCGACGAAGAGATGATCCAACGCGTGCCCAAGGAAGATATCAATTTTCAAATGGGCAGTTTTGAAGATATCGATGTAGATGACATTTAATAACTCCATAATAATAGAAAGTCCGTAAAAAATTGAATAACTTTTGTAATCACTTTTTTCTTGCAAAACAATATCCCCAACTAATTTAACAATGTCCCGTCGCCCCTGCCCAGGATGTTTTCCAAGGTTCCAGGAAAACCAGTTGGCTCATATGGAGAGCGGTGGTTGCATGGAGATCAAGGACGAGTATTGTGAATATGTATCTGAATGTGCTGTTCAAGACGCAGAAGCGGCCGTCGAAATGACAGATATTCACCCCGCCACTCCTGAACCTGATGAGGCGAGTAGAGTGCCATCGCCTTCTTCCGAAGCAAACGAAAAGGAATGCTGCATTTGCTATGAAAATATCGGACAAGTTAACAATTGTGTCACGCCGTGCGGTCATGAGTTTTGTTTTCGTTGCCTCGCCATGGCAATGAACAAGAACAACAGTTGCCCCTGTTGCAGAGCGAAACTCATAGATATTCCTGACGATGATGAAGATGAGGAAATCACTGAGTATGATGAGGACGAAGACGAAGACGAGGAGGAAGATGACGAAGACGTTCAAGAAGCGCCCGTCGAAGACTTGGTTAACAGACTCGAAAAGAACGGCATCACTATGACGGACGTTGTATCGTTGCTGTTAGATAGATATAGCAAGACCGACCCCAAGTATACAAACGAATACATTTCAAAGATGGTCGAAAAGTTTGATAATATTCAAACTGAAACTGACAATGAATACTCTGAGCAGTTATTATTCGCAAAGGAAGATCTTAGAGCAACCGGTTAAAAAAATAAGGGCACGTGTACATATTGTATTTTTTCACTGAAATTAATCCCTTGGAATAGTGGATTTATTTTTAATAAAAGTTTCATTATTTGGAATGTCCCAAGGCACCTCTCCTTGATTCCAATAATCAAGATCCATATGCGTTAATTCCAATACTTCGGGAGTTTGTCTTTCAACATCGCTTTTGATAAGAGCAATTCCAGGCGGCACATACATGGGGCGAATTCGATATTGCTTCAATCTTAATAACGAAACTGCTACAAATAATTTTGTGGCGCAGAATCCAAGGATTAATAAAGATATGTTCGGTCTCATGGTTATGTATTTGTATTTAAAAATACAAATATATATGTATTCAATTTTCTGATGTAACAATTATCCCTAACGCAAACAACGCTAAGGATTTAGAACGATTTGTAGCCGTATCTTCTTCTTTACTTTGTCTTCGTCTTCAAATAGAAACATCTTAAACTTATTGCGAGAGTAATTATCAACATCGACGTGCGTTACAATTCGAGAAAGCAGTTTCAATGACTCTAAATATACCATATAATGCATAGCCCCATCGTTTTTTATGATCTTATCGAATACAATGCCTTCGTATTCCTTATCCATGATCTCAGGCGATTTAAAACAACGATTTAATACTTCACAATCTGTCTGCACTTTACGAATCGATCGCATAGAGACGTTGATATAATCGATCTGTAGTTTCCAACTCTCTAAGAATTGCGACGCGGACGCACTGACGTTTTTTATCATGCCTCTATTTTGAAGCAACATAATTTGATTTAATAAATCGACTAATCGACGGATTGGGCTCGTAATGTGAATATAAGATTTCGTTATTTTATGTTCTATCTCGGAATAACATTGCCGCGTTGAGGATTCTCTCTTGAAATAACGTAAACTCATCATTTCATGATCCAAGATTGCATCTTTATCAAAGACGATATATTGCCCTATGGTATTATTCCAAGATCGTATAACTCTCGATGCGTCTTCGCTAAGCGATTCGTCAATGTCCATCCGCAAATGAGAATTAACAAACATGGCCGAACGAAATATCCCCACTTCCTGATCCGCCATGAGCAAGCCGGTATATTTATTCATTTGAACCATCCAGAAAGCAACTAAATCATGACTGTTTTTCACACTCCTATCGATTTTTCCCGAAATATCCAATAATTTATTATACGCAACATCGGTCATAACCATATCAGGATCCTCATAGTTATAATTTTTTTTCACTGTGATCAAGACATTGCTATAAGTCACCGGAATTTCATCAATGAACTTGCCATCTTTATCCACATGATATTCCATAACCATGGCAAATCTTGGCACATTTTCTTGAAGACTACATAATATATCTGAAAGTATATTTGGCAACATAGGCCGTCGACGATCCGGAAGATAAATCGTTGCTACCCTCTGACTAAATGAATTCCATAACCCAAAAGTCTCTAACCAAACATATACATTTGCAATATATATTGAAACACGAAAGCATATTTCCCCGTTATGCATGAATTCCTCGATGCTAAACCCGTCGTCAAAGTCCATGCCATTGGGAGGATCAATTGTAAATATGTATCTATCGCGATAATCTTTAATGCCAAAGTTAGGATTTGCGAATATTTGATCTACATAATCATCGTTTGTTTTCTTACTTAAGATGGCACGCGTTTTATTCGTAAAGTCGGTGATCGATGCGTTTAAACTTTTGCAATAGAGTTGATATTCGTAGAACACTTCAAGATTATCCACCGACCCTAGCGTTTCCACGAGCATTCCTTGTGGGTGTTTGTTATTCCAATTCTCATAGCGAAACACCACGTATTTATTTTTTTGTAACTTAGAGAACCCCAACTTTACTTCATATGGAACTAGAAACGCAGGCAGATGTACGTCATCCGGAACACATTTATAAAGCAATCGTTTTTTGTTCTCAGTTCTACCAAACGTTTTATTGTTTTCGAGGATAAGAACTCCTGCCAACATGCTGGACGATTTCACATAAGAATATATCACATTGATCTCTCCCTTTTCGTTTATCATAAATGTGTCCCTCCCAAATATTTTATTCTCTAGAGGATTGATTTGAGACAACTCGGGATATTCCTCGGTTGATAATGGTTGGCTCGTATCTGAATCGATAAAATACCACCCACTATAATTCCGGTCATTCACGAATAGTTTGATTTTGCGGTCCAATAGTTTGGACATATGATTTATTTTTATTGCGAGATTATATTTATATATGTACCGCAACTACTATTCAATTTTTGGGTAATTCGCAATTAGATATTTTTTTACCATTATAAATGTATATGCCACTCCTTAAACAGTATTTTTATGAAACTGTCGGAATATCAAAAACGCAAGTATATGTTGAAACAGGAACCTATTTAGGATACGGAATCCAACGCGTTTTAAATAGTTACGACTATATTCATTCTATAGAACTTTCAGAAAAATGGTATGCTCACAATGTTAACCAATTTAAAGATAATAAAAACGTCATTATGCATTTAGGTGATTCTAAAAAAATTTTACCGAGTTTATTAGACGATATCAATGAACCATTAACTATTTATTTAGATGCCCACTATTCAGGTGAATATACAGCAAAGGGAGAGGAAGAAACGCCGTTATTGCACGAACTTGAGATATTAAAACATAGAGTTCATGACGATATTATAATTATTGACGACTGTAGAACCCTAGGAAAAAAGGGAATCGGCGGTAGAGAAAACGATAGCATGTACCCTTTAACAGAATATGATTGGACAGACATAACAGAAGAAAAAATCATAAATTTAATGAAACCTGGTTACAGACTGCTTAAAAATACAAATTTTGAGTATATAGATTATCATAGAAATGATCAATATATATTATGTAAAACGTCGGATTAGTTTAATTATGCGTTTATAAATTTTCTTAGCAAAAGATTTATAATAAGACAGATATAAAATAATTATGGCAAATAACGTTAAGATAAAATAAAAAATATTATTTGATGAATTGTGATCACACATAGATTCTTTAATTGTCGCATTATCGTCATTTAACAAAAAAACCATATCGGCTATATTTGTTTTAAAAATAAAATTAGGGAATGAACATCTACATTTACCATGTTCACATAAGTAATAAACGTTTTCTACATTGTCAATTACTTCTTTATTAAATAACCCTGCTCCAACGCCACTATCAATGGCTATTATCTTTTTGGCATTTTTTGAAATAGCAGAAATATCTTTTGCAGATAAGTTATCGTCTCTAGTGCAGTTTATGCCTTCTATCTTTTGCGTAGTAACAACGTTATATTTTTCCGAGAATCGTTTTATAATAGAGTCCCATTCGTTTTTATCATAAGTCAATTGACCTGATCGCGGCGCCCCGTTCAAAAACAAATAATCAATATTCCTGTACTTATTATTAGTTTTTTCGTTAATCACTTTTTCCTTTTCCACTAACTCCTTATTATCAAATACAAAATCATTTATTGTTATCGGTATATTAATTTGCTTTAAAATGTTATTATAAAATTTCATTAAGAAATCGTTATAAGGCTCATTGGAATTAAAGTAATTATAGTTATAATCTCCCGAACCGATCCATAAATCAATTATTTTTTCATTCTTAGGTATCTGATCTATTGGTAATATTTTAATGTTTTTAGAGTCAGCAAATTCGGATATTTGCTCGATGTTATCAGGCGTGCAATAATGATTTATGAATATGTTATTATTCTCAATGTGATCTTTTATTTTATCAAATACAATGCAGCAAAAGATATTATCGCCGAGATGATAATCATTCTTAGTATATATTGTGCGAGGCATATTGTCATGTGCCATTTATAATATGAGTAGATTTTTATACATGGCGGATAACAAAACGAAGGTTATGCAAAATATAATAAAAGGAAATAAAAACTGGCAATAACATTATATCAAAGTAATTTATAAACGATTCAACATGAATATCATTAAATCAATATTCCACGTTATTGAATTAACTGCATTTGTATTACCTGCTCTACCAAAATCACTATATGTAAGATTAATCATATTATTTATCTATTTTGTAATGCATTATTTTAGAATACAAAGAAAATATGCAGAATTCAAATCCGCCCTTATAAAAAAATATGAATCTGAATCAAAATAACGCACTCTTAATATGACGTTTTATTTTGATTCCTAAAGTCTTTCGATTATTACACCATTGTGAAAATTATATCTAAGAAACGAATTAAACCTAACATCATTAATTACTTAGAATGCCGCCGAAAATTTATAAAAAGAAATCATTGCCTCCAAAGATATCAGACACAGCCAAATATCTAGTGATCGTCGAATCTCCGTCAAAATGCCCAAAAATAGAACATTATTTAGGGCCTGAATATGCATGCATTGCATCGAAAGGTCATTTGCGCACAATAAATGGTCTAAAAGCGATAGCGACTAAGTCCAATTTTGAGCCAACGTTCGACGTTCTAGACGAAAAAAAGGATCATATAAAAATTATGAAGGACGTGATTGCAAAGTTTAAAAAGGAAAATATCATATTAGCAACAGATGATGATCGGGAAGGCGAAGCAATATCCTGGCATATATGCCAATTATTTGATTTGCCTGTGGAGACAACGAAGCGTATCCTATTTCATGAGATCACGAAATCCGCAATCCAAGCAGCCATAAATAGCCCAACCATAATCAATATGAATTTGGTAAAAGCACAACACGCCCGTCAGGTTCTCGATATTATCGTCGGTTATAAGATCTCACCTTTCTTATGGAAGTATCTTTACAATAACAAATCGAATTCCTTGTCGGCAGGGCGTTGCCAAACGCCTGCATTGAGATTGGTCTATGATAACGAGAAAGAGAAGAATGGTGATTTGGAAACTCGGTATAAAACAAGTGCCGAGTTTTTTTCGACTCACGTCCTATTTCAATTGAACCATGAATTTAGTGATTCTAAAGAGGTTCTCGAGTTCATGGACAAATCGAAGACGTTCAAGTATAAACTGAGCGTTTCGTCACCAAAAAAATCAGTAAAATCACCACCAAAACCTCTACATACATCACGGCTGTTACAACTCGCGAGTAGCACATTACATATCCCCCCAAAAGAAACTATGAACATATGTCAAAAGTTATATCAAAATGGATACATCACGTATATGCGCACAGAAAGTTCTCAATATTCAAAGACTTTTCTTGAGCAGGCAAGGAAGCATATTTCGAAAGAATGGAAGGAAGCGGATGTTGGTGATCTGGATAAATTAGAAATCAAAGATGCATCGAATCCCCATGAGGCAATTCGCGTCACACAATTAGAAATAAGAGCACTTCCTGACGCGGACGATAAGAGAGTGTTGTCTGTTTATAAATTGATATGGAGGACGACGATAGAGACTTGCATGTCAGAAGCCGTTTATTCAAACCATTCAGTGTCTATAACCGCCCCTTTCGATAAAAGTTATGAACACGTGATCGAAGTGCCCATTTCGCTAGGGTGGAAAAACGTCGGTGAAAAGATAGACATCACGCGAACTCAAAACGAGAGCAACGGAATGCTTTCCTATATGAAGTCAATCGCAGAAAAAAATGCCGGGTTCTCACATAACTTTATAGAATCGGCAGTTGTTGTAAGGAATCGTCATAGTCATTACACAGAGGCCAGTTTAATTCAAAAATTAGAAGAATTGGGAATAGGTCGTCCGTCTACGTTTGCAACCATAGTAGAAACAATACAAGAAAGAGGATATGTAAAAAGAATGGATTTGGAAGGGACAAAGATACAATGCAAAGATTATAAATTAACGAATAACAATCTCGAAGAACAAGTAAAAGAGAAGATATTTGGTAATGAAAAGAGTAAATTGGTCATACAGCCGGTCGGCATCATAACCGTAGAGTTTTTATTAAACTATTTCCAGGATACATTTTCATATGAATATACGAAAAAGATGGAGGATGACTTAGATATCGTATCTTCAGGAAAGGAAGCAGATTGGTCGAGTATATGTAAAAAATGTTATTCAGAAATAAAGGAGCAATCCAAGTCCATTGCCAATATATCCAAACAAAGTTATCCAATCATGGATGGTTATGACTTAATATTCGAAAAATACGGGCCTGCCATAAAACATGCATTGGAAGAAGGAACAATTGAATATCTCCCGGTGAAAAAGGATTTGAATATAGATTTAGATAAATTAAAAAACAAAGACTATTCTTTAGATGATCTTTTAGAGATACAAAATAGTTGTCTAGGCGAATATAACGGCGAAAATGTATTTATAAAGAATGGTAGATACGGTCCTTATATAGAATGGGGAAGCAATAAAGAAAGCATTAAGTCATTGAACAAGAAGTTTGAAGAGATAACATTAGAAGATATTAAACAATTCATGGAGACGTCGCCTGACAAAGAAGAGAAAAATGTATTGCGGAAACTGAATGAAGTTTTAAGCGTGAGAAAGGGAAAATTTGGCCCATATGTATATTATAAAGCGCTTGGAGAAGCAAAGCCCCAATTTTTAAATATCAAAAAATTCCCAGAGGGGTTTCTAACATGTCAAACTGAAACGCTAATCCGTTGGTTGCGTGACACTTATAATTTACAGATTTAATAATCAAAATCTATTTAGCGCGACGATATAATATATGTAAAAATATATATATATTATATGCGAAAGACAAAGAAGGCTAGCGGCAGGGTTAGAAGAAAAATTAAATCTCGAAAAACGATGCGTTCTAGGTCAGCCAAACGCTCTAGGAAAGTAAAGCAGACGAAAAAATACATTTTCTTTGGCGGCGATGGTGACGACATGGATCTGGAAACACCAGAAGAGGCGGATGAAATAAGGTCTCGAGTTCAGGCTGAGATCCAAAGCCACGGCTTAGGTCTCCCCACGACGCCAGACCAGGCATTAGCGTGGCGAACAAATTTTATAGCAACCTATGAAGATGTCGTAACCAAATATCTAGAAACAATATTTTTATATAGATCTATAGTATTAAGAGACGAAGACGGAAATCTTTTCGACTCCGCTCAGGATTCCACCGGTTTCAATGCATGGAGTCATTATATGTTGAACGATTTTTTTGAGTCAGAAGTTACAAATCATCACATAAGATATATAACGAACTTAGACGGCACAATTGATGAAACTAAATATCAAGAGTTACTCACTTTTTTGGGAATTCTGATGTATTATAAAACATACTTTGAGCACGCAATTAATGCAAGAATTGCACAAGGTAATTCTTTTCACAATAGTGATCATTTTATTTCTACAATCGCAGATTTAAATAAGGTAGATACTCAAATTAACATCTATGAAACGCCCTTTGCTTATTTTCATCAAGGAATCCCAACAAATGAGTTTTTAAGAGAAATGCAAACGAAATTTAGTTGATAAGAAAGACATAATAATTATAGATTATAATATACTCTATAATTATATACAGTATTTATATACCATGGCAACAACAATATCAGTATTAAATTATACCGCATTTTTCATTTTATATATCATTGGCCTGATACTACTATTTCAAGAATATACGGAAGGGATAGGAATTGCATTTTTATTTATGATAAACGCAGCCTTTATGGTTTACATGAGTAGTGACGTCATATCCTATACAAATCGCATTTCATATTTCGTGCAAACATTTGGGTTCCTATCGGCGATCGTCGGAACATCATTTCATTTCATATCTTTGATTTTCATATTTATGTTAATGACCGCATTGAAAGCCAAGTACACACAAAAGAATGGTTATCCTTTCAATTTACCAGATAAATACAAAGATAAAATGAATCAATATAAAACCATGGCGGCCGTCACTTTCATGCTATGTTTTCTCGTATTATTTTTTATATTTCAACAGAACGAGAAAGTAAATATCGAATTCATGAGCGCATTAAATCGAATATCGTTGTCATCGATCTATAATAACTTTTATTTATTCTTGACATTGATATTATCTATCATTGCTATTGGAATATCCTCGAATCAAGTCTTGATAGGAAACGACTTCTTAAGTTTATCAAGACAGCCATTGATATCGCAACCCCCAGATTTACCAGCAGTTATAAAAGTGGGTTCTGAAACGACAACTAGTCAAATAACTGCCGATCAAATAGCCAAAAATACAAACTATATTAATCTGGGATTGTTTTTCCCGCCGGTCACAAACCAAGGTTGGGTAGATTCATGTGAAGTGTATTCCTTAGTATATTACATTGGCAATTATTATCAAATGTTAAAAAATTTCAATAACATTTACAACAACTTTTATATTGATAAGACAAATAACACAAATATATACAATGCTTATAGCAGCGCAATGACGAGTTATTATGCATATGAATTTAAAACAATAGACTCTGGCGAATTGCGAAAGAAAAATATTTTAAATCCTATTTATAATTGGAAGGACGGCATATCTTTCATAAACGCAACCAGCGGTATTACAATAGATAGTTGCAGCGCAATATTAGATTATAAAGATTTAGATTATAGACTCACTGTGTTTACGTCAAGCATTATTGAACACGGATGCGTGAGTCATTATGATTATGGATTAAATTATAGTAGCCCTGCTATAGAAAATGTTGTCCGAAATCAGAAAGGAGATCCTATTAATGCTACGATTAAAAATTGTTCCGATTATGACGATCCCGATCTATCTCAAATGGTTTATCCTATTTCAAGAACTCAGGCTGCTACCGTATTATTCAATAGAAGCAAAACGACCGACTATAGCGAAACGTTTACTGTAGACAATATCAAACTTTATTTGAATTCGGGATATCCGTTATTATGGGGAGGAACATTAAATATTTATTTCCAAACAGGCATCCAAAAAAATGAATATACTTTCCCGCTCATTCACCGGGATGCTATTTGGCAAGGAATTAAGAATGCAGCGTCAAATGAAATTGTGGGCGTTCACACAATGGCCTTAGTGGGTTATGTCGATCGAGTAGACGCTGCGAAACAAATCGACGGTTCAGATGGTGTTTTCATATTTATAAATCAATGGGGGGAAAATTTTGCGACGAATGGATATGTATATATCACGTATAATTTTTTCCTATCGAACATGACAAAAGATCCAAAGAGAAGGCTCCAAGACGGTGATGGACCAACTGATTATTTAATTTATTATCCGCAGGAATAAATAAAAAGATAATAAAACAATGCGTATAAAAACAAAACTTGTCTTCTTTATAAAATACAAAGAAGACAATAAATGAAATATTATGAATCTCATTATGAAGAATATATTTCCTCCGTAGAAAAATTTAATTTGCACCCTGAATTAACGTATACGTACAATAACTTCCCTAAAAAAATTCAGGATCTTGAGAACCTTATTATTTATGGACCCACGGGGATCGGAAAATACTCACAGGTTCTCTATTTATTAAAACGTTATAGCCCGAGCGAATTAAAATACGATAAAAAAATTATGGTTCAAACCGAAAAGCAGCAATACGTTTATAGAATCAGCGATATACATTATGAGGTGGACATGTCCTTGTTAGGATGCAATTCAAAATTATTATGGCACGAATTGTTTTTTCAGATCGTCGACGTTATCTCCGTAAAACAAGAGAAGATTGGCGTGATCGTGTGTAAAAATTTTCATTTAATCCACACGGAATTATTAGAAATATTCTATAGTTATATGCAGCAGTATAACCACTCTCAATCAAATATAAAAATAAAGTTTTTCATATTGACAGAACACCTTAGTTTTTTGCCAACGCCTGTCATCAATGCTTGTCATGTATTAAAAATGGGAAGACCAGCGAAAGATGACTATATAAAATTAACCGCACTGAATACGTCAAAATTAGATACTGGAGATGATAAGCGCGCATTCTTACAGAGAATAAGTAATTATAAAAATAATCTAGTAACAAAAGACTCAACTAACAAAAGCGCTAAGGAAATAATAAATAGCATCGAATCAAATGGAATAACAAATATGAAAGAATTCAGATACTTTCCTTTATTGGAAACTTGCGAAGATATTCCCAAAGACGTGTTCAATATTATTTGCGACAATGTCATTCAAGAGATTATAAAACCAAAAGATATCAAATTTCCCACATTTAGAGATACATTATATGATATCTTAACGTATAATTTAGATATGACAGAATGTTTATGGTATATTTTAGCCTATTTCATTGATAATAACTTTTTGCATCCCAATGATATTAGCGATATTTTGACCAAGAGTTTTACTTTTTTAAAGCACTACAATAATAATTATCGTCCCATATACCATTTAGAAAGTATTATATTCTATATCATAAATAAAATACACAACTATAAATGAACTACGAAAGGGCATGTGAACTATTAGGAGTAGACGCAGAAGCCGAACATGACGCAATAGTTATTAAAAAGAACTATAAGCGCATGGCTTTACTGCATCACCCAGATAAAAACTCGGCACCTGATGCATCAAAAACGTTTCAAGAGATCCATGAGGCCTATGAGTTTCTCATGAAATACGAAGAATACATGGAGAATGACGAAGATTCAGATGCAGATTTCGAAGAGAATATAAACATAGATAAGACATCATATCGATGGACAGTGTTCTCCTTCTTAAAAAACATATTACAATCTGAGAATGCCAATAAGTTGATCTATACGATCATACAGAAAATATCGACCACATGCGAATTAACAGCGCTAGATACATTAGAAAAGATAGATAAAACAACACTTATCAAGATCTATGACATATTAAAGATGTATAAAGGCGCCTTTCATTTTACAGATGATTTTGTCGCGAAAATAGAGGACATGGTAAAGGACAAGTGTAAAATGGATGAATGTATCATATTAAATCCAACAATCGACGATTTGTTCGAAAACAATTTATATAAGATTCGTACCAACGCCTTTATTTATATCGTCCCCTTATGGCACCATGAATTAGTATATGATAATTCAGGGAACGATATTTATGTCAAATGCAATCCCATATTAGACAATAACGTGCATATCGATAATAAAAATAACGTGCACGTTGAATTAAAGTATTCAGTTGGAGAACTATGGGGATTAGAAAGAGTCGATTTTCGCATTGGTAAACAGGTTTTTTCATTTGATCCGAGAGTTTTAAAATTAAGGAATCAGCAAACTTTGGTTCTCTCTAGGATAGGTATCCCAAAAATAAACACCGACCAGGTCTATGACGTGACAAAGAAAGCCGATATTTATTTAGAGATAGAACTGACGGTGGATACGTAACAAATAGTCACGAATAGTACGTTTCTTGTGATTTGTTGAACGACTGGATAATAGCGGTCTTTTTTGAAATAGATCTCTCGGACAAATAAGAAATATAAGAGTGTCGACGCGAACGCGGGCATCAAATATAATATTGGGACGTTAGATTGAAAAGCGACATGGAGCAACGTGATTATATATATTGTTGTTGTGCATCCAAAATAAGCATTAATATGTTCATCGGACCTTAGAATGCTTATCATTTCTGGATAATAACTTATGCATTGACCCGCTATATAGTTTTTATCTAAGATCCGTTTTGCTGCGTAGGATATTGGGCATTCTCCGTTTATAAATGTATACGAAAACATGACGATGAAAAAATATTGTAAATAGGCATTGTAGAACCATAGTTCGGTAAACAACGTTGGCAATGTAATTAAAATAGGCGAATGAAATAAATGAAAAAGACCGATGGATTCAATAAGCATGGTTGTGGTTTTACTTGGCAAACATTTATACCCTTATTTATAAATGTTTTGATACAAAGAGTGCTATAATTATATATTCTGGATATATATATGAAAAAAACTTTAAAGAAACAAATAAGAAAGCACAAAAAAAGTAGAAAACATAGAAAATTTAGTTACAAAAGTTTCAACCTAATTTTAGGAGGAACTCGATCACCAATCTATAAATTAAAACCATGGATGAAAGCACATGCTGCCCGATTAATTCCTTCCGAATTAGCCAAGAATCCTTTTGGCATTCAACATTTACAACACCTTGGTCTAGATATGCGTACATTATTAGAAAGCATATGCGAAAACCCAGGAGATGCTGCTTATGGAATCATCAGTCAAAATATGGCGACTATTTTAACTCGACCCAACTTGGTAAAAGCATTGTGTAAAAATCAAAATCCCGAAGTGATCAAAATATTAAAACCAAGAATCAAAGAATTATTAGAAGAAGAAAAGAAAATATCACATCTTCGATCAAAATACAATGCATTAACATTTGAAAATTCAGATGCAAGTAAACAATATCCAATAATAAATAAGGAATTAACGCATAACAAGGGACTAAAACGCAGAAAGCCTGAACTTGATGCAAGAAGAGACGAACTACAAAGACAAATTGATGCAATGCAAGAATCCAGAAGTAGAATAGAGGCTGAAAAAACCCAGTTACAAAACCAAATCGCGCAATTAGAAGCAGGTATAAAAGATAAGTTTGGCGATAAAGCATTAATTGTTAGTTGGGCGTCGTTAGCGGAAAACCCGAATCCAGAAGCCGTAAAAATATTATCCAAAAAATCATCTGATTGGACAAGTATTACATCCGAACTCCAAAAAAATCCAAATCCGGATGGATTTCAACTGTTCTTAGATCGCGCTTGGCCAATTGTCGATAGTAAAGGAAGGCGCGCGGCAGATTTTTTTGGAATTGCAAAAAACCCTTGCGATGCCGCGGTTGAATTTCTAATAAAACAAAAAAGGTCTGAGATATCTGATTACATTCGTCATTTATCATCCAATCCAAACCCGTTAGCAATAAACCTATTAAGAACATATCCCGCGCAAATAGATTGGCACGAACTATGTAAAAACCCTAGTCCCGACGCAATCCATATGTTAAAAGACCATTTTTCAGCACAACTCCAAGGAAAAACATTAATGGACGGCAAATTTTGGGTAAACCTATCTAAAAATCCTTCAAAGGAAGCCTTAGAACTCATAAAGGAAAATTTAGACTTTATTGCCGAACATAATTTTTCAGCCATGGGAAACGGTGAGAAAGAATATGTTTGGGCTGGTCTATCAAAGAATCCGCTTATTTTCCAACATGATTATAGAAGTATGAGGAGCGTAAATAAGGCCACAGGCATGGCGGAGACCGCCGCTGCCGTGAGATACCATCCAGCAAAACAGGGTCTACCTGAAAAAGAAGGGGGTTGGGATATCGACGAAGAAGAGGAAGAAGAAGATCGAGAGCCTCATGATCCCGACGTTGAAGTCTACACTCCTCCAGAAGAAAGAAAGGCCAAAGAGGAAGCGAATTTTGAAACAATGCGCGCGCAACGGACAGCGACCGCCAAAGTCGATAGTGGCGCAGGCGGAGGGGCTTCTGAGAAACCGGCACAAGAAGGGGCAAAAGAAGAGGAAGATTCATAAAAAATTATATAAACATTATGTTAAGATATTTATATAATGAAAACAAAAATCCTATATGCATTAATATCTATTATTTCATGTTATGGGATTTTACACTATCCTTTTAGAACAAAAATGGCAGGCATCACCAAAGCGTATCTAACGAATAAAATAAACGGGTTTTACGGTCTAATAGGCCCAGACATAGATTTTAAAAACGTAGATTCGCTATATGATCTATTTACAGGTGACGGCATCATACAAGGCGTTTTTATAGACGGTGGGAATATAACTTATGCGAAACATAAAATAAGAACCGAAAAACTAGTCTATGAAGAACAGAATGGAAGGCAGCCCACAAACGTTATGTCCACTCTATTATTCATGCTTATGAATAAATTAAATATTATGCCGAATATGCTAGGATTAGCGAACACGGCCCTACTGAATGTAAAAACCGATGTCTATGCCTTATTTGAACGCGATTTGCCCTATGCTATTGACGTAGATTTCGAGAAAAAGACGCTTAAAACTAGAAACAGGGTTTTATTGTCCGACGTCAATCACATATCTGGGCATTCAAAATATAATAAAAACACGGAAACAATAACTACAATCGATTATGATGTATTAAAAAAACATATCACGTTTTATAATATGCAATCTAATTTTTCTATCATAAATCAAACGACGATAAAAACTAATTATTTACCGGTTGTGCATGATTATTTGGTTCTCAAAGATGATATTCTAATTGTTGATTCGCCATTTGGTCTGAATTATAACAAAATCTTACAGAAAATGCCAGTGATGTTAGATAAAACAAAAGAAACTATTGTCCATATCATAAACAAACACGATTTTTCTGTGGCGCGATATCATTATCCCACAGGTTTTTACGTGTTTCATTATGGAAATTATGAAGAATTCGCAGATCGGTATGAAATATATGCATCCATTTATGAGTCAATTGATTTTTCTTCATTGAATATCGAGGGTAAATATCGCAAACTAGTAATATATAAACAATCCAAGCGAATCGAAATGATACAAAACCCAGCATTAGAAACCTTTAACCTGGATTTTCCAATCGCTTATAAAAACCTAGTTGTGCTAAGAAATGTGCATAAGAATGTGATCAATGGATTCGTCATATGCGATAAACTCACCATAAAAAAAGAATTGCTATTTAAAGAAGTGGAATTCTGTGGCGAACCGGCGATTACGGAAATAGATCAGTGTCCTTATGTCCTATCCTTTGCCAATGAAAACGAAAAGGGTCTATTGGTTATTATAAATCTAAATACATATAAGGTAATAAAAATAACATTGCAAGAAAATATAAAACTTGGTTTCCATTCCCTATTTATTCCGAGACCATGCCAATAAAAACAATTATTCAAACCGCCAAGGCACCGCCTCCTGAATATGTTGTCGATATGATAATGAAAATTTCGCCAGGATGGGAATATATATTTTTTAACGACAGTGACATCATTGATTTTTTTAACTCGAATCCGCACAATGAATTTCCAGACATAGCCTCTGTATTCTGGTCATTTGAAAATGGCGCACATCGGGCTGATCTTTTCAGATACTATTATTTATATCTTTATGGAGGGGTTTACCTAGACACTGACGCAATGGTTTATGTAAATTTAGATACCATAGTTCAAGATTTCGACTTTGTGTCCGTGAAATCAGTCAAGTCTTGTTCCATATTCCAAGGCATCTTATATTCGAATCCAAAAAATAAATTTATTTACGAAGCATTGAAAGACGCGTATAGAATTGATCCTATAAGACTGCGTAAAAATTACCATATATTAACATATAATTTACATTTCATCATAAAAAATACAAATAGGGTGGGATGTGAATTTCGTTATAAACTTTATCAAGAACAAAAAGGAGGTCTCGATTATGTATCTACAATGGATTCGTCCAATAATGTCATTGCCAAGCACTACTATAAATATAAAGTTATACCTTTAGAATGATCCATCCCCTTATTTTTTGTGAACTATATATATATGAGTTCTACGAGTGAACACACGCCTCTCAAATCATCCGATAAATGGAGATTCACGCTTTATACCACCTTTGTGCTGTTGGTTCTTTTCAATCCATGGACCTATAAATTCATGAACTCGCTTTTATCGCGATTCGTAGGAACTATTGCTGGAAAGGATGGATGCCCCACCCTATTCGGGTTTGGAATTCACGCCTTAGTATTTACTTTGGTCATAAGATACATGATGGATCTGAAGATATAATAATAGATATCCGTAAAAATAGGGTTTAAATGTTCTCAATAATAGTATAATAGTTGAGAACATTCATGTGTGGAATAGTTGGGTATTTAGGTTCTGATGGAGCAAACGATTATATTTTGTCTGGGCTTAAATTATTGCAAAATAGGGGTTACGATTCTGCTGGGATATGTTCAATATCCGAGGGTAAACTGGTAACGTTTAAATATGCATCTACGAACGGACATGATTCCATGAGTCATTTAGAAAATAAACTAACAAAGGAAGTCGTATTAGGGCCAAATTGCATAGGTCACACGCGATGGGCAACTCACGGCGGCAAAACAAATGCAAACGCTCATCCTCACCATGATAATAAAAACAGAATTGCCGTGGTCCATAATGGAATCATTGAAAACTTTCAAGAACTAAAATCAATGCTTATGGGGGAGGGGTATTTTTTTTCATCACAGACTGACACAGAAGTGATATCCGTATTAATTGGAAAACATTTAGACGGAGGAGATACCATGGAAATCGCTATCCAGCGCACAATTGCCGCATTATCTGGCACATGGGCATTAGCGATTGTAAACAAAGAATATCCCAACAAAATGTGGGCAATTCGCAATGGTTCTCCATTATTATTAGGAATCGAAGATGATTTTATCATGGTTGCTAGTGAGCAAATTGCTTTTAATAATTACATAAAGAAATATATTGTGCTCGATAATCATGATCTAATTGAAATCACAAAGGATGGATCAGGGATCCAATACAATAAAAACATCCAGCGTTATGCCATAAACGAAAAACAAAATGTGGGCGTCGAGTTAACGCCATCCAAATATACACATTGGATGTTGAAAGAGATCATGGAACAGTCCGATTCTGTAAACCGTGCATTAAATAATGGTGGTAGAATAGAGAACAATGTCTCTGTGAAATTAGGCGGGCTTGATTTATGTAAAGCAAGATTATTAGAAATGAATCATCTTATATTATTAGGATGCGGTACTTCCTATCATTCTGGACTATGGTCGCTTGATATTTTCAAATCATTAGACATATTTGATACCGTGGTTTGTTACGATGGTGCAGAATTCAATGTAAAGGATATTCCCAAAAAGGGAAAGACCGCTGTGATCCTATTATCGCAGTCCGGAGAAACTAAGGATCTTCATAGATGTATTCAAATTGCCAAAGATTATGATTTAATTACGATAGGCGTGGTAAATGTGATCGATTCACAAATTGCAAGAGAAACTGATTGCGGAGTCTACTTAAACGCAGGACGAGAGGTGGCAGTGGCATCAACAAAGTCTTTTACGAATCAATGTGTGGTATTATCTATGATTGCGGTTTGGTTTTCTCAAAACAAAGGCACGGCTATTGAAAAACGTAGAAAGGTTATGAACAATTTAAGGAATCTCTCATTTCAAATGCAAAAACTAATTGATAAATCGACTTCTGCCGAGCATATTGCGAATACGTTTATTAACAAAACCTCGATGTTTTTGTTAGGGAAGGGAAAAGATGAGGCCATTGCAAAGGAAGGCGCACTTAAACTGAAGGAGGTTGCCTATATTCACGCGGAAGGTTATTCTTCTTCTGCATTAAAACATGGCCCCTTTGCATTAATTGAGGAGGGTCTGCCCATTATATTATTTGATATCGGCGACGAACACCGCGATAAAAATAGAAATGCGTATCAAGAAATTATAGCGAGGAATGCCTATGTGATCCGTATCACAGATTCAGAGGAGAATAAACACCAACAAGACGAGAACTCGATACATATTGATAAAAACAGCACATTTGGAAGTTTATTGGCAAATGTCTATGTTCAGTTTATAAGTTATTATATGGCCGTCCAGCAAAACTTTAATCCCGACTTTCCGAGAAACTTGGCGAAAGTGGTGACGGTCGAATAAATCGTTTACATAGACATATTTATTTATATGGATTTATAAATAAATGTACACAGCGCTGATTGTTGAACCTAGAAAACACAAAGCATTTGAATTTGTCCTTAAGAACTTCGTTAAGAATTTAGATACGCGGTGGGAATTTGTTATTTATCATGGAAGCAGTAATCTGGAATTCATCGTGGACATTATAACTAGAAACCCAGAAATGAAATCCCGTAAATTTTCACTATACGATTTAGGAGTGGATAACTTAACCATAAAACAATATAGCGATCTCTTTTATAATCCAAAATTTTATGATCCCATAAACACAGAGATGTTTCTTGTGTTTCAAACCGATACGATGATCTCGAACAAAAACGCATATAAAATATATGAGTTTATGCATTATGATTATGTTGGAGCACCATGGCTCAACATATTAGATCATTTTGATAACAAAGAACACGTTATTGGAAACGGTGGGCTGTCTCTACGTAGAAAATCCAAAATGTTATATTTGATTGATGTGTGTAAAGATCATTGCCTGAAAAATAGAGACCTATATCCAGAATTAGAATTCGAAGATCGGTTTTTTTCATATACATGCAATGGGTTCTATTTAAAAGATTTTCGAATAAATAAACCGATCACGACAAATGCAATGAATTTTAGCGTTGAATCTATATATTACGAGAACCCATTTGGCGTTCATAAACCATGGAAGCAATTGACGGAAGAGCAATTCAATGATTTGTCTAAGGCATTTGAGGGTTTGGATGAATTGAGATATCTTAATCTATCCTAATGCGGCGTCCAACTTCTCTTTGTTTGTGAGCGAATCAGCATATCCTTTGTCCACTAACTCGTGAAACTGAAACTTATCTTTCGAGAACAGCGTGGTATAATCAGATAGTTCTAATTTTTTATCATAAGACGTTTTATTCCATAATTGTGGCGTGATATGAAGTGCGTGCGTAGATATATTTAAATAGGGGAATTTACTGAATCCGCCATCAAACGTCGAGACATTTCTATAATTATTGATGAGTCCACCAGTTACAAATGGAATATGCGAACTTGCTATGCAACAGTTTACTGCGTCTTCTAGGTTCTCAAATCCAGTAAAAATAACAGTTTTTGATTTATAATTATCGACTGCTGTCACGCCAATAAAAAGACGGCGTAGATCAAAATCGTCCGTCTTATAGTTTTCTAAGATATTGGCTTTGATTTGGTTCTCGATATCCTTAAGATTTTTTATATTTTGCAAGGAGTCGACCGTTAATTTCTCCTGGATTTCATCAATATCCCTTTTAAAACATAATAATAATGAATTCCAAGCGCCCGCCGACGCTCCAGTAAAAACAAAGTTATCCAGATTATAATTCTTCTTAATGAATTTACAGACACCTAACATATAGAAACCTTTGAATCCGCCAGGAGAGATAGATATTATTTTTTTATTTTTCATGAATTCATTCTCTATAATAAACCGCGATGAATCATCTTTCCCGTACGTATTTTCATTGTTCAGAGTTCTTATGTATTTATCCAATTCAACAGATCTATATTTTGCCAAGTCAAGTTTACCTAAATATGAATTTAGTTTCTTAGAGAAAAAAGACATGGTTTGCTTATTTATACAAGTAATTAGAATAACAAAATAATATATATTCAAGTACATTTTATTATATGTGTATAATAGTTTTTCAGGATTCTTCCATTTTTTAATGCGCTTTGCATTAAAAAATGAGTTAATTAATATCGATCACAAGACAACAAATGCTACTCTACTGTTTTACTACTCTACGATTTGTTTTTATGTTTTAAGCGACAGGCTTCTTCTTCACGACCTTCTTCTTCGGGGGCTCCACTGCCACGGCAACCTCGGCCTCTGGCTCGGGCTCAGGCGCTGCAACCATAGGAGCAGGAGCCTTCTTCACGACCTTCTTCACAGGAGCAGCCACAACAACTGGCTCGGGCTCCTCCTCCTCATCACTATCCTCTACCTCAGTAGACACAGGTGCAGCCGCAGGCTCATCCTCCTCCTCTGCGTCATCATCTGCCACAGGCTTGCTCTCCTGCTTCTCAATTGTCTGAAGATCGGAATCCGACAACTGAATATGGCAGCGGCCATAAACACTGACAACCTCCTGAGGCTTCACAACGCACTGGACCAACTTAAGAGTTAGCCCCCAACCCTTTCCGCCAAACCAAAGGCCACCACACTGAAGAACACATGCGACGTTGCTCTTCTTCGGGATGAAATCCATCGGCGTCATATTCTCATTCTCACAAGGGAAGATCAACTTCGAACTCGTGTCATAAATCTCCACTGCCCAACGGCCATTGTAATTCGGCACCTTGGCGCGAATCGATGGGGGCTTCGATGGATCAATCTTCTTCGTCAACTTATCCTTGTTATACTTGAGCAGAGGAAAGAACGTGTGCTTGGCAACCTCGCGAGACATAGGCTCGCCGAACCAAACCTCGGCATTCTTCACAGCGTCGTCGAGAATCTGATTCTCGAATTCCTTGACCTTATCCAGGAACTCGCGAGAAGTAGCAGTGGAATAATCATCGTTCGGAAAATTGAGCGACATGCTGAACTTTCCGTCAGACTCGCCCGTCTTCTCATCCACAAAGTCTGCGATGCCCCAGGTCATCATGAGAGGAGTGGAAAGATGGAGAGAGCGATTGGTCTGCGTGCTGATGATATTGATTGACTTGGCGCCACGATCATTCACCTTGGGTTGCATATAACGAACTTCGGCGGGCTTCCATTCAGAAGCGGTAAGAACGATAGGAGTAGACGGCTTGGACATTTCTAATAACGAGAGCGAGTGGTACTAGTTATAGATTATATAACGTTTACTCTTTAATTCAATTTTTTATGATTATTCAATTTTCACTTGGGCTTGTCCAGCAAAGATGTTCTCCCTTATTGAAACTATGCTTTATTATTTACTTTTATAAAATGTATATAAAAAATATATTCTGGTTTATGTATATGATGGATTTCACAATAAAGGATATTTCTAAGAATGAACTTATGAAAAATGACTTAGTAGAATGTGTTTCGAATAAAAAATTATCCAAGGCGAAAAAGGCGACAACAAAGACGGAGATTGAACTCACATTCAAGAACTTTTTTGATAAGAATATCAATTTATCGGATTATAAATTAACCGATCTTAAAGACGCCGCAAAGTCAAGCAAGTTAGCTGTGTCTGGTTCCAAGCAAAGTTTGATAGATAGAATAGAGAACCATTTTAAAAGAACTAAGAAAAGCATAATCATTTCGAGATGCTTTCGGGGGTGGCTAGTGCGCAATTCGTTCCGTCTTCGAGGACCTGCGTTTAGAAATAGAGTAATATGTAATAACGAAAGCGATTTCATAACTATGGAACCTATTCGAGAGATCTCCGATGAGAACTTCTTTAGTTACACGGACAAGAACAACTTTACTTATGGATTTAGCGTATCTTCGCTTATGCAATTGATTAAAACCTATGGTAAAATAGATAATCCCTATAATCGCGAAAAGGTGGACAATGAAATCATAAATGACATCAAAACTCTATATAAAATCAGCATGATACTCTATCCTGCATTTAAAGCAGAGAACGAAATTTATAATACAAAACCACAACCTCCAATTCGAAATGTTCATAGGGCGACACCCAATACAAATTTAATGACGTTATCTATTTCCGCCGCTGCATTACAAGCAACCACAACCAGACTTCAATCTATTCGCGAAAAGCCCATTCAACAAAGAATGCAGGATTTATTTATAGACATCGATCTCTTGGGATGGTATACAAATAGCGAATGGTTTACGGCATTAGACACTCGTCAATACATAAGATTGTATAGATGTCTTTATGAGATCTGGAATTATAGAAGTCAGTTATCAAGAGAAACAAGACAAAAGATATCTCCGCTTGGAGGTTTATTTGATGGCATTTTTCCCAGAACGGTTTATCAAACAGATTTATCCTTTCAACAGATCCAGAACGCATGCACTATGGTATTCGAATCATTGATATATTCTGGGGTGGATGAAGAGCATCGCAAATTGGGTTCTTTTCATGCATTATCTGCGCTAACTGTGGTTTCAACTGGCGCTAGAACCGCAATGCCATGGTTATATGAATCGATTGTGTATTGAGTTCATATTTTTCATTAAAAATATGAATTGACTTATATGAACATTCTTGTTTACGGGAGCAAAGGTTGGATCGGTGGTCAATTTATATCGATATTAAAAAATAACAACATTCAGTTTCAATGTGGAAACTCTAGAGCAGATAACGAAGTCGCTTTGCGTGAAGAAATAGGATCCTCAAACTTCACTCACGTTGTATCATTCATTGGGAGAACTCATGGAAAAATAGGCGATAAGGTCTACACTACGATTGATTATTTAGAAGAAGAAGGTAAATTAGTGGAGAACATCCGCGATAACTTATATTCACCACTGCTTTTGGCCGAATTATGTAGAGAAAAATGCATCCACTTCACTTATTTGGGAACAGGATGCATTTTCAAATTTGATGAGGAACATCCCTTTGGAAAAGAAGAGAGTGGATTTACGGAATCGGCATTGCCCAATTTCTTTGGATCATCCTATTCTGTTGTTAAGGGTTACACAGATCGACTTATGAAATTATACGAGCATAATGTTTTAAATTTAAGAATTCGCATGCCGATCACAGATTCTTATAACTCACGCAATTTCATCACAAAGATAACCACGTATGAAAAGATATGTTCTGTCCCCAATTCTATGACCGTTTTGCCCGAGTTATTGCCCATTGCTCTTGAACTTATGAAAATGGGTACAACTGGCACCATGAATTTTACGAACCCAGGTCTCGTTTCACATAATGAGATCTTAGAAATGTATCGCGAAATCGTAGATCCCAATTTTGCATGGAATAACTTTTCGCAAGAAGAACAGCGTAAAATATTGGCCGCGGATCGATCCAATAACTTTTTAGAGACGTCTCGATTAGAGAGGTTATTCCCCAATGTTCGAAACATCAAAGATGCAGTCCGCGATTGTTTGGTTGGATATAAGAACACTCTTGTTTTAAACAAGGATATTATCTCAAATCGAGAACCCGGTAGCATAAATTTACTTGTAACAGGTGGGTGTGGCTTTATCGGAAGCAATTTTATTAATTACTACTTCCCAAAGCAAAAAATAAATAAACTTGTCAACTTAGATGCTATGTATTATTGCGCCAATGAGAACAATGTAGATCAAGTTATTCGTGACAACAAGAACTATACATTGGTCAAGGGCAATCTTTGTGATATGAAACTTATGAGTAAATTATTAAAGGAACACCATATAACTCATGTCATTCACTTTGCCGCGCAAAGTCACGTGCAAAACTCATTCGAAGATTCTATTAAATTTACGCATGATAATGTTTTGGGCACGCACACGCTATTAGAGGCCTGTAGGAAGTATGGCAAACTCGAGAAATTCATTCACGTATCCACCGACGAAGTTTATGGAGAGTCTATGAATAATATTCATGAGAACCAGAAAACAGAACATTCTATTTTATGCCCAACGAACCCCTATGCTGCGACAAAAGCCGGGGCTGAATTGATAGCGCAATCTTATAACCATTCATATAAGATGCCTATTGTCATCACGCGCGGAAATAACGTGTATGGTCCGAATCAATATCCGGAAAAGTTAATACCTCTTTTCATTCAATTATTGAAGGAAGGAAAACCGGTTACCATTCAAGGTGATGGATCGGCGACGCGCGGATTCTTACATGTGAAAGATACTGCCAAGGCATTTGAAGTTATCTTAGAAAACGGTCAAGTGGGAGAGATCTATAATATAGGTTGCGATGAAGGAATGGAATATTCTGTTCTCGAAGTTGCGCGTTATTTGATAGGTGCGATTCAAACCACGGATAACTATGATGCGTGGATTCAATGGATCGAGGATCGTCCCTTTAACGATCAACGCTATTATATTAGTAATCAAAAATTAAAGGATCTCGGATGGAGTATCGACATTGATTTCTTTTCCGGATTAAACGACTTAATAAAAAAATAGAATATCAACGCATAAATCGAGGTCAAATCCTTTTGCGCATAATCAAAGACCCAATGAGTACATCATACACTAATCTTTCACAAAAGCATATAAAATTTTTGTTTTGAGTATCTTGCGAAAACGCAAGCGCAAAAGCACAGAACTTTGTAATTCTACGAATATATTCTGGTTTTGATGGTTGGCTCTTCTTATTTTGTGTTTCCCAGTAACTGTTAAAACTACTTACTGGCCAACAACTATGAGTAAATAGTTGAAAGAATAAATCATTTTTCAATAAGTCTTTTACTATGGGACGTGATGTTTGCATAGTATACCCATTATTCCAGTTCAAAACTTTGGAAACGCATCCGTATCTATACACCCTATCTAATTGGTCTTTTGTAAACCCCCTGAAGAAAGCATTCATTTTAGTTAATGGATATTTATCCAACAGCATCCTTAAACGGATGGAGTTTGTAAGTGTATATTCTCGTATTTCATTCTCAATCTCCTCTGGTAATTTTAGAATGCTTGCTCTCATTTTGGTTCGAGTGTTTAACTGTATAAACAAAACATAAAAGCGAATCAATTTTTATGTTTTCTGTTCTACTTTACACCATTTAAGAATTAAATGGTCTAATAAAATTGAATCTGATATAAAAGAGTTATCCAATAGATAACAACCTGACAATGCCTATTTTCGGAGAACACACTCAATACATCAATTTCCATAATACTACAGATCTACCCTTAAATATATGTGCTTGGGTAAAAAATTCCAATACACTACAAAGTGCTCGGATAGGTCCATTTGAGAAACTAATACTCCATAGTAGCGTTGGCGAATGGCACATTGATTCAATGTTCTCAAATGACGACGACCGAAGTGCGTGGAAAAACGCCGGACTAGAAAAATATCTTAATGTGGGCAAGTTTAGGTCAGATCCTTGTGCGTCAGGAAATTATTCGTGGATGGAGTATAACGAGCCATTCGACTGTATCTATACTGAAACGAATGATAAAGTGAAGGGGCTGATCACGTTTGTAAAGCGTTAAAGAGTCGGTTCCAAGTAAAAATGACGTAAACAAATGAATAAAACCTATATTTTTATTGTCTCATCAAACAGAGGATAAACGTCCTTATCATGAGTAATAATAATGAGGCACTTCTTATACTTTTTGAAGTCCTTTATTAAACCCAATATTTCGCGTTTCAACTCAGGATCGAGAGCATTAGTCGGTTCATCCAATATCAATATTTTGGCTGGATTGATTAATCCACTTATCAAATTCACGATTTGACGTTGTCCTCCGGATAACTTTTCGCCCAACGACCCCGTCTTCTTACTATAAATATCGATGTCTCTATATAACTGTGCGATCTTGGGATACTTCATGATATCGTTCAAATGAGAATTACATTGGTCCATATTATTACATCCATATAACATATTATCGATAACCTTTTTATCGAATAACTTTGAATTTTGATTCACATAGGTTATGTGTTGGCGGATATAATGTGGATCAATATTCACAATATCAACTCCATCAATGAATATTTTTCCCGAATCCACGGGATACATTTTAATAATCATCTTCGCAAATGTCGATTTGCCATTACCAGATAATCCCGTGATGCCTATAATTTTATCACTTGTATCCATGGATATATTCAAGTGATTAAAAATATTTTTATCGGTCTTGGGGTACTTATAACAAACATCCACAAACCGAATGCTATTAAACTGTAAATTGTGAGCATTGTATGTCTTCAATTCAGTAACCTCATGGTTTCCAAGCATGTTTTTAAATTCATCTAAGATATATGTCAATCTCCCTGTAAACTCGAGGAAATGAGGTATCTCTTGTATATTCGACGCAATCTTATCGCGATATAAAAGCAATATAGTAAAAAAGGTTACAAATATAGTAGAATCCATTTTTTTACGCATGCATAAGAAGATCATATACGCAATGCAAATGAAAATAGTAATGTGAACCATAATTGTTGCGAACAAGATATGTTTATTGGTATATTTTTGAAAGTCCATCGCACGTTTAATGCCCTCATCCGTTTTATCATTGAAGGTGTCTATCTCGTTGATAGATTGTCCTCGATAGATCACCTTATCTATGTTATTCAAAATATTAATAATATATTTCTCGTTCTCATTTATTTGCACTTCATGTTTGTTTTTAAAATGTAACATCTTTTCCCAATAGTAAGAAATGTAAGACACGATAATGGAATTTGCAATAAAGAAAAAAGCACCTAACTTCGGATCTTTATAAAAGAAATATACAGAAATCATTAAGAGGAAGGCAACCGTAGGGATAATTACTAATAATATGCTACTAAATATCACATAACAAGATACGGATATTCTGGTAATAGGTGTAATGAATTCAATGAAATTTGTATCACTAAAGTTCTCGTTATTGGATAAAAGAATGATTCTTAATATCTCATGTTTAATCCACTGGGTCATCTTTGTGAGTAAATGATTCAATACGTGTTTATTCGCATTATATAACGAAATGAAAAGGATCGAAATGAATATGAAATATTGGAAATAAGTAAATGCACTATTGTATTTTTTGTTCTCAACGCCCTTAATAATATTCGCAGTGATAAAGGATATGCCGTTAATTTGAAATAAATTAATAATCAAGTTTAATACTAATACAATAGATGAATTTGTAACCTCCTCCAAGAAGAACTTTTTTATTAAATAGAATATTATGTTCATTTCCGTCTTATATACTCGTTATATTTTTTAAAGAAGCAATTCAAAATATAAAAAATATTCATGTTTTTATATCCAAATGCATAAAAATATTTTATTTTTAAAGATCATTAGGATTTACCGAGCGGCATTAATTGCAAATATATATTTTACCAAAAAGTAACTTAAAAGCAAGTCGCTGTAATATTGTATAATAGCCAGATGGTTAGAACTACTAAGTCCGCTGATAAGCAAACTGCTCCCGTTGCCCCCGTTGTTGATGCCGCCTCCACTCCTGCCCCCAAGGTGAAGGCGGCGAAGAAGGCCAAGGTTGAGGTCGCTGCCCCCGTGGCTGCCGCCCCTGTTGTTGCCGATTCTGCCGCCCCTGCTGCCCCCGTTGATGCTTCCGCCGTTCTTGGCGTGAAGATGACCGAGTTCAGCGCCAAGTTGCAGCAACTCGTTGGTCTCTTCTCCACGGTGAAGAATGACTTCAAGACCCTTGAGAAGAGCGTCGCCCGTGAGATGAAGGCCGCCCAGAAGGCTTCCTCCAAGAAGCGCCGTAACAACGGCAACCGCAAGCCCTCTGGTTTCATCAAGCCCACTCGCATCAGCGACGAGCTTGCTGGTTTCCTCGGCAAGACGGTTGGCACTGAGATGGCCCGCACGGATGTGAGCAAGGAGATCAATGCGTACATCCAGTCCAATGGTCTTCAGGACAAGGCCAACGGTCGCAAGATCAACCCCGATGCCAAGTTGACTCAACTCCTCAAGTTGAACAAGGAGGACGAGCTCACCTATTTCAACCTCCAGAGATACATGAAGCACCACTTCGTGAAGGCCGAGGTTGCCGCCGCCACCGCTTAAAAAAACAAAACCATAAAAAGTAACAAAAGTTTTATTGACATAAAAACAATATAAAAATGATTATATAAATAGTCTTATATAATCATGTCTTCAACGAACAATCTCAAATACGAGACAGTGGAAAAGCAATCTGTGCCGCAGGAACAAAATACAATGCAAAATGCAGTGATCAACCAAAATGTCTCCATTGATGAAAGGATTCATGCCTATGTAAAAGCAAATAACCCCAAACTTTATATATTAACCCCTTGTTTCGCAAGTCTTTCTTACGTCTCTTATGTGAGTTGCCTGCTTGAGACCACCAATGTTCTCCGAAATTTCAATGTTAAGTTTCAGATCGAATTCTGTAGAAACGATAGTTTGATTTCCAGAGCCAGAAATAACATGGTGGCCAAGGCGATGTACGACCAAGAAATGACACATATGATCTTTATTGATAATGATATTACTTGGGATCCTATTGATATTTTGAAGTTGATGATTTCTGATAAGGCGCTTATTGGCGGACTTTATCCGTTGAAGCACTATAACTGGGACATGTTGGTGAAGGATAGAACGAATCCTTATAACTCGAATATTATTCAATCCATGATTGATAGAAAGAATAAGTCTCAGTTTAAGAACTTGATTTCGGATGAAAATATGATTCAATATAATCTTTTGAAGTATAACGTGAACTACTTATCTCCTCAATTAAATATCCAGCAAAACGTTGCCGAGGTTCGCCATATTGCCACTGGGTTTATGATGATCCAACGCAATGTTATTGAGAAGATGTCCAAGGCGTTCCCATCCACCAAGTATACAGATGATGTGAATTATTTGAATGCGGAGCAGAGCAAGTTCGCCTATGCTTTATTTGATTGTGGTGTCGAGGAGGATCACTACTTCTCGGAGGACTGGCTGTTTTGCCATAGATGGAGTAAGATGGGTGGGTCAATCTATATGGACGTGACTATCAATTTGACACACACGGGCATCGAAGATTATAAGGGCTGTTATTTAGCATCCATTATTTAGACCATAATTTTTTATCCTAATAATAAAACGAACTTTTATTATTATGAAACAAAACCAAATTATGTACGGCGGCGTGGTCAATAAAATACCGGGGAGTTCGAACTTCGAATCCGTCGTTAAAATGTTAATGCATCCTCGTTGCAAAATAAAATCTATATCCTATTCATCATTAAAGGGGTTTATTTTTGTATTGCATGTGCCAAATCTAGAACCAAATACGGTAGAATTCTATGGACTAAACGAGACTACAAACAAATTTGATGTTCCTGTGGACACATTGATATTGAAATTTTCTATTCTTTTTGACGGAGATAGAGATAGTGAAGACCTCAAATTGAATATGGACGAATATGTTGAGACGATTTTCAATCGTGAAGAAGGTGCTCAAAAATTTTTTAAGGAAATGGATATCTATGATGATTTTTTTCAAGAAGCGGTATTGCAAAGCGAGATTTATGAGAAATCTTTGTCAAGAGGGGAACCGCTTTGCCCTGCATTAATAGACGTTTCTTTTTTTTCAGAAGAAGCGTCGGCAATGCAATTTTTAGATGCATTAGCGCATAAATGTTTATTTGAAAATGAATCAGCATATATGATCGAATATTTAAAAGGACAATTAACAAAAGGTCTGAATAGGCGTCTAGGAATGATTACCATGGAGTCTGCTGCTGATCACGAAACGTTTCAAGATGCATTTAAAAATTCAGATGAAGAAACCCAAAGACAATTATGTCAAATGGCTATTTATAAAAGCATTCGTTTATTGAATGAATGCAAAACAGTGCACTGCGACGAGCATGATAAAAACATATTAGTTAAACGACTTCCTGACGGAACGTTAAAAGGAGTTATTATTGATTTTGGAAGCGCAATAAACGTTAACAAAATGCTTAAAGCATTAAACGTAGAAGTGAAAGACCAATTTCCACAGAGCGTTAATTTAGACAGAGAATATAGTAAATTATTAACTAGGTTTTCTCCAGAAGATGTGGACAAACTCCTGCAATTTATGATAAACGTTGAAATAAGATACAGTTATTTCTTTTTAAAGAGACGCGACGATTCAAAAATAAGGGATTATTATTTAGATCCGTTAGGTGAGAATCCTGGTTATAATTTTATAGCAAATTTATTGAATTCATATTACTTGAGAAGCGTTACATGTGATTCTCATAGTTACGAAGCAATTAAAGAAGGTGCATTGGAAGAAAAAACTAGAGATGTTCCGCCACCGCTATGCGAAACAAACCCAACATATAAACCAATATATCGTAATGTCGCTAGATTAACAGTGAATCCAAGGCGTGATTTAAGAAACGCAGGCACAAGACCATCTAAAAAACTAAGGATTATTGAGGGTAAATCCGAATTTGTCGGCGGTAAAAAAACAAGAAAACAAAGAAAGAAGCGAACACGCAAATTGCATCGTCGCAAAACATCTATTACTTAAACACAAACCCCTCCCCACTCATGACATTTTGTAGCCGCTTTGTATCTGTCGCGCGTTCTAGAACCTCTATCTGGTTCCATTTTTCCAATTCATCTTGATTCGTGAATTGGAAAAGTTCATATATCGCCATTAGGTTATCATAATCCTTTATGTATTTCGTAGTGTTTTTTAGCCAATTATAAAACGAATGTGATTCCCCACTCGACATTGGAACGTCTTTCTTATATTGCCGAAACCATTTCATTGTTTCATGAAGTGATGTGCTCATGTTCAAATTATAATCCGTCCCAGAGATCACCATGGTTTCACAAAACTCTTCTCCGCTCATGCTCAGATCTTCTAAGATCTTCTCATAATCGTATAACACAACCGTATGATTCATCAAACTCAGATGCCGTATCACGCGCGGGCATCCATAGAGAAACATATCCATATCATCACTGAAGCATGCCCATGCCTTTCCACATTTAACCATATATGCGCATAACTTATCCGCTTCATATTCTGACTCATAATAGCAAACGCCATAAGCGTTCATCAGTTCCTTCACTTTACGAATATCTTCATCACGGATCCGAATGAATTGTCTCTTCAGTTGCTCCATTTCCAAAAGCATTTCCTTTCTATCGTCTTCCTTTATAATTGTCGTATCCTTTATCGCCGTTTCTAACTGTTTATACTTTTCCTCGGCTTCCTTCTTTTCCAGTCGTCGCTGTTTCAGTAGTTCCTTCTTTTCGGTGGGTGGCTTTCCATCGAATATAAATAGCGGTGTTATCTTATACGACTTTAAAATAGATATAAACAAATACATATTTTCCATCAATACATTGTCGGAGTGAAACTTATACAAATAGATACTTGTGTCAATGACAACAGTCTTCCCAGACAAATGTTTCATATGTGTCTTTTGTATGGATCGCTTATTACAATGATCGCGTAGATATCGATTCAAATATTTAATTCCCATTTTTGTTTTTGACTTATTGCAGGGATCCGTTGGGACGTTACATATTCAATTTTTCCAAACTAATATAAATGGGAAATGCATATTACTTTATGCAAATGAACCGTGTCTTATATACTTGTCGAAATGGATTAGGCGATAAATTATTAGACGTTATAGGAGCATGCACTGTATGTAATTATTTGAATTATAGTCCAGCCATATTTTTTAATATTGATGCGTATAAATGGGATTGGGGTATAAGTGTTTACGACGAACGTCTATTTAATTTCAGCGGTTTCGAATTGGTACACCAAAACAATATGCATGAATATACAGGTGGAAAGGTAAAATATTATATTGAACAACATGGGTTCTCTTCGGTGGGTCTATCGCCATATAAAATATATGATTTTTTGAAAGGGATTTTACCAGATATCACATTTGAAGAAGTGTCCAACCAATACTGTGAGAATGCGAAGCGGATTATTCAGCCATCTCCTTTTATTGAATCCAAAATCCCTGCTGGATTAGAGAACGCTTATGGAATTCATCTACGTAAAAGTGATAAAATCCTGGATAAAGTAGAAGATTCTAACTGTGGATGGCTCATGGATAAGGGCGAATTCCAAACGATCATAAAGAAAATCATAGAAACCGTGGAAAAGGTGATCCAAGAAGAGGATTTCCCATCCTTTCTTATTGTTAGCGAAGATTCCAAGTGGAAACGAGAAATTACGGTAATTGTTCTCAAACTGGGTGGTAAATATAGAAAACAAATAAAGATCATTGACATAGAATATGGAGAGCACCCCGAATATTTTAATTTCGAAAGCGTGGTGGATATGTTCTCTTTATCCCGTTGTAAACAAATTATACAGGGAGTGAAATATTCCTCGTTTTCTATTTTAGCAGCATTGCTAGGCAACAATCGGCTGATTAATTTTTCAGAGTATACAAATAATGACGATCGTTGTTATATCCATTGCTGGAATTCGGTTCTCGAAATCAACGGCCGAGCCTTGGATTTTAATATCAAAAATTATCAATTGATGAATACGATTGTCAAAACCCCAGAAACAAATATAAATTCGGTGTTTGAAACCATTTAAAATAAAATAATATATAAATAAGTATATGAATAACAAGGTATTATATACTTGTCGTAATGGTCTGGGTGATAAATTATTGGATGTCGTGGGCTCGTATACATTCCTCACGTATATGAAGTATACGCCTGCCATATTTTTGAATCCGGATGCACATAAGTTTGAGTGGGGACCTAGCGCTTATGACGAAAGATTATTCGATTTCCAAGACTTTGAACTGATTCATTATGGGAATTCCGATAATTATATCCGTGGCCAAACCAAATTATATATCGAGCAACATGGGCAATCCTCTATCATTTTATCTCCGGTGAAATCCTATGAATTGTTGAGAACGTATTATCCAGATATCACATTTGAGGAAGTATCGCGTAAATTCGCTGAAAACGCAAAGAAGATTATTCAGCCTGCTGCCTGGTTGACGTCACGATACCCAGCAGGTTTAGAAAATGCATATGGAGTTCATCTACGCAAAAGCGATAAAATTAAGAAGGATTGCGATAAGGATTGGTCGAAATGGGGGGAAACCGATTTGGATGAGTTCTTCGTGACGATGAGAAAAGTTATTGAATATGTCGAAGGCATCATTAAAACCGAGTCGAGTCCTAGTTTTTTTATTGTGAGTGAGGACAAGGCATGGAAGAATGAGATCACAAATGTCATTAAAAATATTGGCATTGAGAACCTGAACGAAGTGAAATTCATAGATGTTGATTATGGTGAGGATAAAGATAAATTAAATGCCGCCTATATCAATTACGAGTCTGTATTAGATATGTTTTGTTTATCTAAATGTAAGACAATCATTCAAGGAGTTAAATATTCGGCGTTCTCAATAATTGCAGCCATTCTGGGCAATAATAAATTGGTTAACTTTTCAGAGTATACAAACAATCATGATAAATGCTATATTCACTTATGGGAATCTATTTTAGAAATTAATAACGTTCCTATGAATTATAACCATAAAGATTATGAATTTGTTAGCGCTTTTATAAATAGACCCGAAACGAACATAACGTCGGTGTGGGAAGAATAAAGTCTCATTCTATAATAAGTTAATAGTATTATACAATGAAAGAAGAATCGAAATATTTATTGGATTATGTTCGCGCCAATGTCTCACCAAAATTAAAGCATATCCCAAAATTAAAGTTCTCTCTGGAATCGACAACTATGTTGAAACGAATCATCGCTCAAGTGAGAGTCGCGGAAAGCCAATATGATCCGATTGCTTTTAAAACAATCAAATTAAACCCCGATTATTTCCCGACAGGAAGGGATTATTTATTTTGCCCTGAAGCGATCCGCGCTGAAATCGAGAACATGGATAAGAAGGGGATTATATATTCATTTGCCATTCAACATAGGTACTTCAATATCATTATTGCATATTCGTCGCTGAAACAGAACATAAACAAATTCTTAAAGGATGCTATAAAAAAGATATATATATGGTTATATGTCGCTTGTTTAAATGCAAATCCAGAGTGCCCTCAACAAGTAGATATATATATCAATATGACAGGTCTAAAAAAATACCTCCCTGCCAAGAAATCCGCCATCGATAAAATACATGCCAATTCGGGTTATACAACAGGTTGTAAACCCAAATCTGAGATACATATTTTTCGTGAAGAAGAGTGGTTTAAGGTTCTCATCCATGAGTCATTTCATTGTTTTGCCTTGGATTTTTCTACGTTAAATCAAGCGTCAATAAATCAATATATAATGGGACTGTTTCACGTAGACATGGATGCTCGATTATATGAAACCTATTGCGAAACATGGGCCGAAACAATAAACGTTTTAACGCATATGACTATATCCAATAAACAAACAGAGGAGGCTATCATAAAGAAAATGGCGAATATTTTAAGAATGGAACAAGAATTCTCTATATTTCAATGCGCAAAAGTTCTCCAGCATTATGGTCTTACATATCATGATTTGATTCGTAATAAAAAAACGGAAAGATTCGTCGCCGGGACTAGCGTATTATCTTATTATGTGATCAAATCGATATGTTTATTCTTTATCGACGATTTTATAACTTGGTGTTCTCAACATAACGGTTCATTAAACTTTCAGAAAAGATTGGCAACTGTAAAAGATTACGGTTTGTTTATTGGAAATCATTACAAAGAGAAAACGTACATTGAAGCCATCGATAGTGTTACACTCGAGACTCCTGTTAAAAACAGCGTAGAACATGTTTCTCTACGCATGACTATTTTTGAAATATAAAAATAATATATATCGAATATAGTATTTTTATTGCATTAGTTCCTTTCTCAATTGCATGAGCAAAATATCGGGTTCGGGATCGCGTCGTCTCACAAATTGTTCTAATTTCGCCATTTTAGTTTCTAAGAGCATACTCTTCAAGTCTAAATTTTGAGTGAACTTAGCACCAAGCGCCTTCTTTCTCTCTTCTTGATGTCTAGGATTCGCTTTGATCTCATAAAAATCGGGATCTATTTTCTTTTGAATGATTTGATAATCCTTATATTTACCGCTCTTTCCGCCCTCATCTCTGGCTAATTTCAGATCACTGGCTATCTTACTACCACTATCTACGGAGAATTGTAAATAGAGATCCGGATATCCCTTCTTAAATTGAGAACCTAAGAAATAGTGTTCTACGCTATTCCAACGATGGCTATCTACGGTGATAGGCGCAAACCATGAATCATCTAATTTTTTACGCCACTCCTTCGTCTGGCTAAGAATATTAAATTCAGTGATCCGCTTTTGTGGTATTTCTTCTCCGGATCCACGACCAGGTTTGGGTTTGGAATTCGAATCCTCATAAAATTTAAATACTACTTCTTTATCGTATAATTCTTTATTTAAAAATTCATCCTCATCTCCTTCTTTTTTACCTTCATAAGCATCCAAACCAAACTTGTTTTTTAAATCGCGAAAATCTTGAATAATATAATAAGGTCCTGCGTTCTTTTCCATACATTTATTTATAACCATCGCCTTGATATCGTAAGGAATCTCTCTGAATTTTAAAATGCGTTTTTCTTTATATGCAATCAACTTATAGTGCTTTCCGGTATAACTTGTCATTATGTAATAATCTGGCAAAAATTGACCGGCACTTTCTAATTCGATGTCATTTAATTGACCACATTTTAATACAGAATCCAAATCACCAGAACCATAAGCCTCTTCCGATAAAATAATCATTTTTATATTCAATAACTTTTCAACCGTGGATATTGCCCACGTATCTGCCCAATAACTACGTGATTTTATGAACTCACGGAACTTTTCAAGATCTGTGATCTGTTCCATATGTTCAAATTCGTCAATCATTTCTTTAGTTCCGTCTCTTTCCTTTTTTGCTCTATTAAATTTCTCAACGAGTTGTTTTGCCTCTTCAATGATTTTTTGACGTTCCTCCTTATTTATATTCGAATCAATGCGTTTCTTTAAAAGAGCACTTAATTTTTTCATATCCTTTATCTCTCCTTCTTTCTCTTGCAATTCCGCTGTAAAACTATTATACAATCCTCTATATTCCTGGAACACGTCTTCGGTTGCTTCTTTCGCCAACAACGCTCTCAATATTTCAACTGTTGTATCCTTCCCAATCTGTTCGAATGCATCGCGTATCACTGCAAAGAAACAGTCGCCTTCGCCCTCATTATCGATGACGGAATAATTGTTATTTCTAGTGAATTTTTCGATCCATTTGTTTTTTGACCTTTCAGTATAACTTTCATTTTCCCTCGTTTTATCCTCCTTAGATTCTTCTTGAAGTAAAGGAGGTATAATCTTTGTCGCATTCACTGTAAAAACCCCATCTTTTAAGGATTCGTCGGCCGATTTTACCTCACTAGATAACTTATGTTCAGGAATATCCACTTTTAATACATCTTCTTCCTTATCGTCCTCAAATTCAGCGATATTGGTATGAATATCTACCGTTTCATCGCTAATCTCGATTTTACCCTTTTCAATATCTTCAATCTCTCCCAACTCGTTTACAATAGGCACGTTGACCAATTCCATCAAAGGCTTCTTTTTTATAAATATTAAGACATGACCCTCTTTTAAATCTATGTCTCCATCCTCATTCAATGCCTTGGGAAGTATGTTTTTATCGATTTCGAACACGCCTATTTTCTCTACGACCTCTTCATTCAATATTAAATATATTGGATAATAAATGATATTCATTTCTAAATGATCAGTTCTCTCTTTTCCGAATACAACTTCGACTTGAATTCCAAATAGAGAAAGACTATACTGCGAAGAAGCATAATTATCATCCACTTCATCCATGTCCTTATTTTCGTCATAATTAATATCTTTTGGATGAATTCGCGATTTAACCATATTATAGATTATGGGTTGATTATTTTTATTTCGTTTTATGGAATAAAAATAATATTACTTTTTACTCAGAAAATCTAATATGTCCATATATTTGAATATTGCTCTACTAGATAAACTTGGATGTTCTTTCGCCTTAAATTGGGAACACTTTTTAATATTATCAATAACAATAGTCCATTTTTCCAGGTTTGTAAATTCCTTAGAAGACATAGTTACAAATATATATACATTTTCAGTTATTTCTTCTACTTCATTAGTGCGGTTTGGTTCATCGAGATATTTAATTACCAATTCTTGTAGACGAATAACAACGTCTACTACTACGTTTTTATCAAGTATATCATTTTTCATTAAGTTTACTATAAACGCGCTCATGGCCTTGCGCTTATCATTCACTTTGTTATTTTCGCAATATTTATCATAATCTTCATTGGAATCTACATATTGAATCAACGCTACATTCTCTGTATATTGTTGAATAAAGCCACCAACAATTTCCTTAAAAATGGGAAAGTCTACGATTAAATCCTTGCATAGCGTAGCATATATTTCCGAATAAAACTTATTTGTGCTCGCGATATCAAATATTGCATTTGCTATCTTCAATAATTCGTCGGAATTATCTATAGCAGCATCTCCATCATCTTCTTCCTTGGGCAACACGATTTGATTTATATGATCCTTAATAGCGTCGCGTTGAGCCTCATAGTTTTTATTTGATAACTTATTTAAACATATACGAACATCGTTGATCGATTTCTCTATGCCCTCCTTTTTTTCTATCTTTGTTGTTTGAAATGCCTTTATCTTTTCCCATGATTGCTCGTCCATAGTTGCCCGTTTTGATCTAATTTTTTTCGGTAACACATTTTTTTTATTCGACCTGTCGTCTACTTGATCTATTACAGTTGTTATGCATAAATCGGCCTTTAATTTGGCGAGAGTGCATTCGATGGTTTCAGGGAGTTTATAATCAAATGACGAAAAGATAATATTAGAATAATCTTCCAAAGTATAACGGTGCACAGTCATCTTATAATTAATATACGTGAGGAATACTATTTATATATTTTGAAGTTATTATATATTATGGGAATAGGTATAGAAATATAATGGGGTTTATACTATAATTATTGAGATAATGGACGAGGTTGAATTTATAGATATAAAAACATGGGATGATATGAATTTAAAAACTGAATTATTGCGCGGGATTTATTCTTATGGATTTGAAAATCCAAGCGAAATACAAAAAAAAACTATTGGTCATATTGTTGGCAAAAACGACATTATTGCTCAAGCACAATCTGGAAGTGGAAAAACAGGCGCATTTTCTATTAGCACTCTTCAGTTAATAGATACAACTTTAAAACAGACGCAAGCCATTGTTATTGCGCCAACCCATGAACTTGCCAGACAAATATCAAGTGTCTTCCAACAGTTAGGTTCGAATATGAACGGGTTAAGCGTTAAAACTATCATAGGTGGCACCAACATTCAAAGCGATACGAGAGATTTAAAAGACAATGTTCCTCATATTGTGGTGGGGTGCGCAGGAAGAATATACGATATGTTAAAAAGACGAATTTTAGACGTATCAAATATGAGGATTTTAGTTTTAGATGAAGCGGACGAAATGTTGTCGGCTGGATTTAAAACACAAATTTATAACATATTCCAATTCTTTCATGAAAATATACAAGTCGCGCTTTTTAGTGCCACTATGCCAGACGAAATATTAAATATTACCAAGAAGTTTATGAGAAATCCTGTCACGATTTCCATGAAAAAAGAAGAGCTCAATTTAGATTGCATTGAACAATACTTCGTGGCTCTGCGAGACGATCATTATAAATACAATATGTTAAAGGAGTTATTTTCAATGATAAGCGTAAATCAATGTATTATTTATTGCAATAGCGTGAAACGTGTACTCGATTTATGGAGCGCAATGTCAGAAGAAGGATTTTCGGTTTGTTCAATACATAGCGCCATGGAAAAAACCGAAAGAGAGAAAACACTTGCGCAATTTAGAAATGGAGCATATAGAGTATTAATATCATCTAATCTGACTGCGCGCGGAATTGATATACAACAAGTGAGCACGGTCATTAACTTTGATATTACAAAATGTGTTCATACCTATTTACACCGAATCGGACGAAGTGGCAGATGGGGAAGAAAAGGAATAGCCATTAATTTTATTACAAGGCGAGATATACCTCTTATAAAACAGATAGAGAGTCATTACAATATAACTATTAATGAGTTACCATTAGACAAAAAGTTATAATCCGTTCGTTTATAATACTTACTTTTCTTGTGTAAATACTATAATATGAATTTTCTGGAGTCCTTTCGAGATAGATTACAAGAAAAACTTAGCGATCTCACAAATAAAAAAGATACTCTTGATGTCGACCACGAAAATTTAATCATTGCGCCTATCCATACGAACTTTAGACTTCCTATCACTTATTTAGAGAGTTCTAAAATTCACTCTTTGAACGACGTTGTTGCCAGTGACTTAGAATTAAGCCGCGTGACATCAAATGATAAAACAATGTATACTTATTTATTTAACCCCACGCATAAATTCGCAGACGAATTGATCGACGAGTGGAAAAAATATTATACAACGGACGTTGAATTTTTGGGCGATTCACAGAAAATACTCACGCAAATGTCTTATTATAAAATTGCCATGGATAAGAATGCATATAAAGTGGATTATGACACTATGATGTCTATTTGGAAAGATACGAAATTGGACGATTCCTTCTTAGAGAAATATCACTATATGGACTGGGAGATGTTAAAACATCTCAATAATTCAAGTTCGTTTTTACAAGCAATGTCGTTTATCAACATAGCATCTCCTGTGATCAGTTTAATTATCCCTATTCTATTCTTTATTTTTCCTTTTTTGATATTAAAAATCCAGGGAATTCCGATCACATTTTCTGTCTATCTCGACGTTCTCAAATCTATCGCCAAAAATCACTTCATTGGCAAAGCGCTTTATAGCATGGGATCATTAAGTTGGGATAAATTGATCTATCTACTCGTAACATTCGCGTTATATCTTTTCCAAATATACCAAAACATTTCTATATGTAAACGGTTCTATCGAAACATAAAGAAGATAAATAATCAATTGACTGAATTGAAACGATATACAGGCTATTCCATAGAAAGCATGGAACACTTTTTACATATGATAGGCGACAAACCTTCTTATAATAGATTTAAAGCGGAATTAACGGTGCGTCTTGAACATATAAAGAATCTTAATGCCGAATTATCCAAAATCTATGAATTCAATAATTCCATTTCAAAGTTCAATGAGTTTGGTTATTTATTGAAATGCTATTATGAAATTCATTCCAACCCTGATCATGAAGAGGCGATTCGATACTCAGTGGGATTCGAAGGATTTATCAATAACTTATGTGGAGTCCATGACAATTTACTCAATAAAAAGATTGCATTTGCATCATTTGACGTTTCGTTAAATTGTAAATTTACGCAGCAATACTACCCTGTTTTAATGAACGAAGACCATGTCAAAAACGATTGCAATTTCGATAAAAATATGATCATTTCTTCACCAAATAAATCGGGAAAAACCACGATATTAAAAACGACCACGATCAATATTATTTTCACACAGCAATTCGGATGCGGGTTTTATAAGTCAGCAGTTTTAAATCCATATACACACATACATTCTTACATTAATATCCCAGATACGTCTGGTCGCGATAGTTTATTCCAAGCAGAATCACGTAGATGTAAAGAGATATTGGATATCATTTCTGCGAACAATGATCCTATAAAAGATAGACACTTCTGTCTATTTGACGAATTGTTCTCTGGCACAAATCCAGAGGAAGCTTCCAAGGCAGGATATGCATTTTTGAAATACTTGGAGAAATATGAGAATGTAAATTACATTTTAACCACGCATTACTTTTCGATCTGCAAGAAGTTCGATAAGTCAGAGAGAACCCAAAATTATAAAATGATGGTAAACGTGGATGAGGCTGGATCTTTCAAATATACCTATAAAATTAAAAAGGGTATATCCAAGATAAAAGGTGGCATTCGCGTATTAAAAGACATGAACTATCCCACTGAAATCATTCGAAGCATAGAATATAATTGATCTCGTTAAAAGAATACAATAAATATAGGCGTTATATTTATTGCATGGAAAACAATTTAGTCATCACGATATTGGCGGCGGGGGAGGGAAAGCGCATGAATTCTTCGCTTCCAAAAGTATTACATCTTTTTCATGGGAAACCTATGCTAATTCGAATTATCAATACGGCATTGACTCTATGTCCCAAAAAAATAATCATCGTCACCGGCAAATACGATAAATTGATCCGTGAAACTGTCGCTGACTATATGGACATGAGGGCACATAGATTCTTGTTTGTTTTACAGGAGAATCCGCAAGGAACTGGCGACGCTATCAAACACTGTTTAAACCATTATTTGCCCGGCGAAAAAATATTAATATTAAACGGCGATATGCCGCTGATCACCAAAAACATTCTGGAAACATTTATTGATCAAAGTGAGGACGCATGTATATTAGTCGCCAAATTTGAGAATCCTTTCGGTTATGGGAGAATTGTATATGATTCAAATGGTGATTTTATTAAGATCGTCGAGGAAAAGGATTGCAGCGAATCCGAGCGACAGATACAAATCGTTAATTCGGGTTTATATCTGATAACGTCTGATATTTTGCATGCATTTATTCCAAAGATCGACAATAACAACGCACAAAAAGAATATTATCTGACCGATATTGTGAAACTCATAAAAATGGATTCACGATTTAACATAAACACCTATTTGATTGACGAACTGGATAATAAAAAGATAAGTGGAGTCAATACGCAAGACGAATTAACCAAATTATTATAATTGTGCTTATAGAATTCTTCATACTATATATAGAAATAGTATGAATAGGTTTTCGTTATTGCCCAATGAACTAATCAATATCATATTATCGTATGACAAACATTTTCGAATATGCAAAGGAAATCCGATTTCTATTATACCCAAAGATGATAGTAGATACGGACCGCTTAGAGAAATGCCCATAGCGAAAGATGGTTACGTTTTTATCAAAAAGGATTATAGAACACCTATTTATCTCGGCGTATTTACATATAATAACATGAATGATGAAAAAATGTTTGAATGGAGAATGATTGTATTTCATAGAGCAGAGGGAAGGCAGCACTACTATACGTCTCGGATAAAATAAATGCAATCTACGTTATAAAAGTACATTCCTAATTTCTGCATGCATATCTATTTTCTTGAGTGGATGATAAAGATTCGTCTTATTAATTTCTGATATCTGCCAATCCTGTTGATATACTATGGTTTTCAATTCGTCAGGTATAACGTATTTCAAATTATTCTTTTTGGCAATAGAAGCAAACATGGCTTCGATGCAAAATAGGGTGTGATTCTCATCAACATATTCACCGATATGGAATAACAATTGTTTGGACATACGAACTGCACACACCATCGCACAATAATGCGGCGGGGGAAAGTTTATTTTAATGCGACTCCATAACCATTCTCCGGGTTTATTTTCATTACACTTACTAACGAGAATATCTGCATCCGGATACTTCGCGTCAACGTTTTTAAGCGTTTCTTCGCTATGAAAAAACACATCGTCTTCGATAAACCAAACATGATCATAGGCTTGATTTAGTTTTGTGAAATAATACAGGGATTTGTCCCATGCAATAATGGGCGGAAGTCCGGTTGTTACTGATGAATTTGTGAAACCATGCTTCTTACAGTCGTTATTATTGATCTGAATAAAATGAATATTGGGATAAATTTTTCCATACATAAAATTATAATTGATCGAATTATCGTCTATCAATAAATAAACATCATATGCAGTAATATCGTTTAAAAAATCTAGCCACGTTGTGATGGGTTGCTTTGTGATGACGCAAATGCAATTTTTCATTTATAATCCTATATGCTTCTTCTATTTTATACCCTTTGCTCACCTATAAATTTCTTTATAAAAAACTCATATAAACACTTTTGCGTTGTTCAATAAAATGAATATTATTCAGACGTGGAAAACGAAGGAGGTTCCCGAACACTATCGCAGTTTTGTAAATGCTGTCAAAGAGTTAAACCCCGATTGCAATTATATGTTGTTTGATGACAAAGACATTGTCGAATTTATAACCACAAAGATGCCTGAATATTATGATACATTTTGTGGGCTATCCAGCAAAATACAACAGATTGATTTTTTTCGATACTTAGCGATTTATCATTACGGTGGCGTATATCTTGATCTAGATATGGATATTGTCAAGCCATTTTCGAGCGATTTAACTAAGTTGGGTGATAAATGCGTCTTCCCCATTGAAATACATCACAATAGTGATTTTCTTTTACATAGACAAGATGTATCCTATTTAGTTGGTAATTATGCGTTTTATGCTCCAAAGGGGCATCCTTTTCTTTTGGAAATTATAAATAATATTATTATCCAAAGAATTCATACGCACGACATTGAATTGGCGCAACGTACTAGCGGCGATCCTCCAAACGATGTATACGTTTACTATAGAACTGGTCCTGTTTTAGTTACGCAGACATATATTGATCATAAGAACAAAGGCGATGTATTGTTACTACAATCCTCTACATTAGAGGAGAACCGATTCGGAGATTATGGATTTCATCGATTTTACGGATCGTGGAAACATCCCGGTTCAGATCAAAAGAGTCTAGAGTAAAAGCAGTGGCCCCTTTTTAATATATAATATTATATATATATTAAAATGTCTGGATTAAATTGGACATCGTATACTTCGGGTTCCAGTCTAGATGCCGGATATTATTCAAAAGATGCTTTGTATAACAATGCTATAACCTTTTTTAGTTCACCTCCTACGGCCATTGCTAGTGGCTCATTGACAACGCTTCAATTAAATTCGGGCGCTTCTAAAAATAATTCTCCACCGTTTACTACATTTTCACCAACTGACACGGAACATGTTGCAATACAATTTAGCGGGTATTTTTGCCCTAATCAAACGGGTGACTGGACAATATATTTAGGTCCGGGTGAAACAACACCATGTGATGATTTTGGAGTCTTGTTTTTAGGAGCAGCGGGTAGCACAATAACTCCTGAGACCACATTTACATCTGAATCTGACCTTCCAAGCACCACATTGCCGTTGATAAGAAATATCTATAATTCTCCCAGTAGTAGTAAAACCGTATATTTAATTGCGGGCGGTTATTATCCTATATTAATTTATTACAATCAAGGTAGATATGGATATAATTTTGGGTTAGGCTTTTCGTTTGATGGCGAATTTATCACAGACTTCTCGTCTATCACATCAACGTCAAACACGGATTCTGGATCAGGTTCTGGTTCCGGCGGATCCGATTCAACAATCGCTTGTTTCAAGGAAGATACAAAAATACTCACAGAAAAGGGTTATTTGCCCATTCAAGATTTACGTAAAGGCGACTTAGTAAAGACTCATTTGCATGATTTTAAACCTATCATCATGATTGGAAAGAGATCAATTCATCATCCCGCCAGAGCGGATCGCATTAAAAACCAATTATATAAATGCTCCCAAGAAAATTTTCCTGAATTGAGTGAAGATCTCATTATCACAGGCTGCCATTCTATCTTAGTTGATAATTTTAAAGACGAAGAACAAAGAAAGAAAACGATCGAACTCAACGGTAAAATTTACATCACTGATGATAAATATCGTCTTTCCGCTTGCTTAGATGAAAGGGCTTCTGTATATGAAAATGAAGGTGCCTATTACATTTATCATTTGACGTTGGAACACGAGGTTTCCATTATGAATTATGGTATATATGCAAATGGTCTCTTAGTAGAGAGTTGCTGTGAAAAATACATGAACGAATTGGCTAATATGACATTGATCGAATAATCATTAGATGAATAATTACACATAATGCATGGTGTAATTATTTACGAATTCTACTTATAACTCCGGATAACTAGCCGATAATAACATTCCACATTGGCCATCTCCGTTATTGTATTTATCTCCTCTGCCTAATAGAATATATCCTTTCTGGCCCCAAGTCACGCTCCATGAATTCTTAACTAAATAATATTCTTCTCCTGATAATGCACCATAACCAACAGCCAATACGCCGTGATCGAGTTTAGTTCCACATGCCCCTGTAAATACACCCGATTTATATAACTGAAAATCTCTTTGATCTGCTTCTATGGCGATAGAAACGGGCTGTTGAGAAAGAGCCATCATCATTGCATTATCTGAACTTGGTGTCACGTCCACATAGTTAGAAATCAGACTATTTTTATTTATAGCACAAGAACTTTGGCAAGTGCCTTCCGTCTTTGTGGTGCCCGATACATAAGGATAATCGCCCTCGGAACATAACCCGCCATTCTTTTCAATCCAAGAAAAAGCATTATCCATAAGGCCGCCTTTGCATCCATGATCACGACCACCGTTTCGCAAAGTATCACAATCTACCAAGTGCTGCTCAGAAAAAGACTCTAATTTACCATATTTATTAAAATAAGCACCTTCCAATGCACCTGTGGTCGAAAAACTCCAACATGATCCACACTGGCCTTGATCCTTTACGCCAGTGACGGCACCAACTTTAGTCCAGTCGACTTCATTGGGCAATGCGCCTTGTAGCGTTTTATAATTTAAAACTCGACCGGCTTTGTCGAGAACGTTCGAGTAACCTAAATACTCGCTAAAATCTGTAGAATCCATTCCTGAGAATTGGTTATGACCTAGCGTATAGGTCAAGTTAAGTGCGTTATTCTCACTTATAAATTTATCATTGGATATCCATTTACCGTATATACGGTTCTGGTGTTCCAAATCATGGAACTTTACTTGAAATTCATGAACCCATTCTTCGAACTTATCAATGAATGAAGATGCAACGAGCGGAAAAAAACAAAGCGATAGAATGCGCATTATGAAATATACGAATATTTATTTATATCTTTTTGATTTGGTTAAGGTTTTTAATGCCTCGGAAAACTAGTTGGGTCGGTGAAAGCCCAAACACCTGCAATTTTGATAAGAATTTGAAATAGAAATCAAATGATCTTTGGTATTTGACCATTCAATTACTGGAGCGTCAGCAAAATTGGATCTATTACTTAATTCGGTAATCCTTTTTAACTTTTTCATATTCTCATTATTGATTAATTTGTTAGGGCAAAAGTTATCTATTCTATCTTCATGCAGATCAATTATATGTTCATGCAGATGAATCACACCTGATATCAATTCGTAAAATATGCGATCGCTAGCATTGCGAGTATAAATAGAGTATTCTCCAGCGCCATTAGGACCATCATTTGTGCGTCTTACCATATCGCCATGAAATCTATCTGAATTTTTTATCATCAAATCAAGTATAGTACTCACTACATCCTTCATTGTGATAGGATTGCAATTTTGATACAATTCTGTGTTCTCCTGTTGCAATTCTAAGATCTGCCGTTTGAGACGAGCATTCTCTATTTCCAACTTTTTACTTTCATTTTGAGCACGGAGTTGTCGAACTTCCAATGCCTCAATAACCTTGTGAATATTGCGCTTTGAAGCACGTGTTAAAACCATATTGTCGATGATATCCAAATATATATCATCTATAGGAACTTTCAATTTTTCACGAATAACATTATCTGTTCCTGTGTTTCCTTATGTTTGGTAACATGCACGTTTTTATTATACATGGGCTGCGTGCTATGTGCGCGGAAATGTTTCCTCGTTATCTTATTCATGTCGCCTAATAAATCGTATTTTTCTTTCGTGTTCTCAGATCCGTAACCAGATAAAATGTAACATAATTTCCCACCCTTTTGTAGAACCTCATGGGATAATAAAATCGTCTTTTCCCAATATCCGGCCAGCCATTCTTCATATGTTTTATAACGTTCCGTGCTTTGATCTTTGCCATCATATAATTCCAAACGATAATACGGCGGACTAAAGAAAACCACATCGAAATGTTCTCGATATTTATTTAAAAATGCCTTGGATGTATAGAGATCTTCGGATGGTTTACAGTAAATATCCACGGCCGCCTTTTGTGAATAAGCATTCCCTAATTCCTGTGTTTTTTTACACACGCTAGGAATGACATCTGTTCCCACATATTCTATAACACTGGGTGACTCTAAAAATCCATAACAATAAGAAGACCAACCCAGCGTCGGAGTAAATATTCGCGTGCCTTTCAAAACAGACTCATTCAAAGAAAAAACCAAATAGGGGTTCATGATGGATGCCCTAAAATAATAAGAGGAGAACACACTCCCCAATCTACGTTTTTTCATATAAAATAGAGAACTTGGCGTCAATATCTTATAATCGATGATCTGGCGAAGATATAAATCAAACAACATATCTAAAAAAGTGGGAATGTTCTCAATGCCCGACTTTGTATTCTGTAAAATATCCATCATATGAATGTTGCGAATCAAGTTCTTATAAAGGGATTCCTCATTATTATTCATATGCTTATTTTTCATAGGTTGAACATCCGTAAAATGCATTCGTTGGGGATCAATGCGAAGAGACATATTAAAAAACCGGGTTAAGTATTCATCCCTATTTACTATGTTCTCAAACAGCAATTCAATGTCCTCCATCTTAATCTTTTTATCTTCCATATATTCGCTAAGCGGCTTTGTCTTACTCCCGATTTTCACGGTGGCTACTTTCAAAAACTCCTTTAAAGTTATCGATTTGTTCCTGAATAACTTCAAAAAATCCTCTAATTTTACGAATTTCATCTACCATATGCCGCTATTTTAATTGGGAACAATATAATTAAATAATTTTACGCATATTCTGTAAAACCTTAAACATTTTGAAAAAGAAACGGGGTCACTTTTTATTTTTGGACATTTTAAAAATGTCCATTTTTCAAAAAGGCGAGGTAAATGTTTGAAAAACACTTAAGGTCGTGTTTTTACAGCATAATGCAGTAAATACCAAAAAAATGATGCAAAATGTCGCTGCATAAAAAAATAAGTATTTAACGTAAAACTATTTAGGCGTAATTTCTGTCAGTATTTTATACTGACAGGCATGACTGACGCCGGCAATGCAGAAAAAACGCCGAAATTTTACTGTAAAAATTGTGAGTTCATATGCAGCAAACATAGTGATTGGGACAGACACTGCCTCACTCGTAAACACCGAAATTCGGACGAATACTTACAAAAAGGGCGCGCAAATACTTGTTTATGCGGTAAATTTTATAAACATCGACAGAGTCTTTTCACTCATAAGAAGAAGTGCGAAATATTTATTAATCATCCATTAATTGACGATGTGGTAGACGACAGCATCAACGAAAATGATGTAGAGCCCATTAAACCAGTTATGCAGCAAAATGCGTCAATAACCAACGAAATGATTTTTAACTTGATAGAACAGAACAAAGAGTTACAAAAGCAGTTGGTAGAGATCTCCAAGCAAACCAAGGTGATAAACAATACAACGAATAATACCACCAACAATAATACGATGAATAATCAATTTAATTTGAATGTGTTCTTAAACGAGGACTGCAAAGATGCTTTGAATCTCGCAGAATTCATAGAATCGTTAAAACTAACTGTAAAAGATCTAGAAGAGACGGGAAAACTAGGATTTACAGAAGGTATAACCAGGATATTTGTAAAGGCATTAAAACAACTCGATGTAAATATGAGACCGTTGCATTGCACGGATATTAAACGCGAAACAGTGTATATAAAAGATCAGGATAGTTGGGAGAAAGAGAATGCAGAGAAGACAAAACTCCGCAATGTGCTAAAAAAGATTGCACGAAAGAATTTAAATATGTTACCTGTTTGGCAAGCAGAAAATCCAGAATATAAGTATCTGGATACGGAGGAAAATCAGGAGTTCATTCGTATATCTCTTAGTTCCCTTGGGCCGGAAAGTCGCGATGACCAAGAAAAGCAGGAGGATAAAATCATAAGGAATGTACTGAAAGAAGTGGCCTTAGAAAAGTCTAAGAAACTCACAATGTAATAAAAAATAAATAACGTTAATTATTTATTTTTATAATTTTAAAATTAAAATCTAAGCGGACTCGACGGGGGCCTTATTGGCAGGCTTCTTGCCTTGGGGGCGGCGGCGGCGCACCGTGGTAAACTCGCCATCCTGGGCACTTGAAGAAGGAGCAGAGGAATCGGCGGGCTTGGTGTCACGGCGAACACGGGGACGACGGACAGGAGCGGGGTTAGGGGCAGAACCCTCCTCACCACCGGGTCTGGTCGTACGACGCGCCTCGCACATCAAAGAACCACCCTTGATGCCAGACACCTCACTTGCCTGGTACTCATGTTGATCCGTATTGGACTTGATGAGCGTGAACTCGACGTACTCGCCTTGCACCAAGTACTTGTATTGAGAGTTGGTGACGCGAATCGTAGAGTAGTGAATAAAAATATCCTTTCCAGTGTGCTCACCCTCCGACGCAGTGATAAACCCATAACCGGCCTTATTGTTGAACCACTTTACCTGTCCAAGCATTCTCGAAGATTGTACGTCCGTAGTTGTTTCTTGTGTAGAAGTCATTCTGTTCCAAGTATACGATAATACGTCCCCATGCTTTTATATAGTTTTATCAAAAATAAATTATAACAATAATATATAATCTATGAAAGGTTTAGAATTAAGCAGAAAAACAATATCCACAATATTATTAATATTCATCCTTTTTATTTCATTGGCGGTCAGTTTATATTCGAACATGTTTGATGCCTATTTAATAAATAATGTATACAAGAACACTGGCCCGATCATTAACGATCCGGCGTAAAAAAAGGATAGGCAAGCGCATCGTAATTGGGAGCATCGTCATATTTCAAATGATAACAATATTTCATGTAATCAAATAGATTTGCACTTATTTTATTACATATATCTTCCAAGTTAGGCCATTGTTTTTTATCCGTTCTTTCTCGACGCCTTTCCATCATTTCTATGTCTATATTTGAATTTTCCCATGGTAACCGTTTATCATGCAAAAATATAAATATATATCCTAACGATATCAAATCGTCGCGCCTGGCTGGCGTTTCGCCTGATTCTACATGATGACTTATATAATTTGGAGAACCAATCAACGAATCTGCACCAATAACGTTGGGCAAATGATCTCCAGAATCATCGACGCAAAACGTGGCTAATCCAAAATCGATAAGGTATAATTCTCCCTCGCGAAACATAATATTATGCGGTTTAATGTCTCTATGCAAAACAAGCAACTTATGAATAGATTGAAGAATAGATATGCATTTTAACATAATAACGTTTATTTTATCAATAGAAAGCGGTTTATTTATTGCAATTGTGTGTAAACTAGAGTCGTAATAAGACATTATCAAACACGTCTTGTCTATATATGGCCCAAACCAAAAAACGAGCGGAATGTTTCTACAACCATGATCGTATAAGTATTTTAAAATAGATGTTTCGCGTTTTAATACTTTAAAAACAGATGCAGTTTCTTCCATTTTTATAGCAACTGGGTCTCCCTTTTTTAAGCGAAAGCCTTTATACACATTACCGAATTTCCCCTCACCTATTTTTTTTTCTATCGTGTATTTATTCGCTATTTTGTGTTCCATTCCTAGCATAAAATGAAAAATCTATCTATATAGTTCCCACAAATATATAGTTACAATATAATAGACATGACAAATATTATAACCCAACTAGACAATACATTAGACACTTTTTTTGATTATACAGGACCCTATTACGTATATGCATTAACAGGAATTCATTTATTATATATTTTTGCGTTTTTTGGTATTGCTTTAACAGATGCTCAATATTTAAGCGTTTTAAACATCGGTATCCAGACATTCATATGTATGTTTTTAATGTTTCGTTTTCATCCTTTCCGAAAACATGAATTAAAACGGTACGACCCTGTTCTTATATTTGGAAGCGCTACATTTTTATTGATGAATTTAGGGTTTATTGAATTATTCAAACAATATTTTGGTAAAGTTATATGAAAACCTGCACCGTTATTATAGCATGGAAGATATAAACATAAACGAAATATTAGAAAACGCAAAGCGCGATCCGAGCCTATTTTCTACATTAGATATTGATGCGCTATTAGAGTCAATCGAAAATGATAAAAACGACTATTTAGAGAACAAAACGATGGCGGACGTAACAAACACAATTTTTGAAATGGTAAATTCAATGGATTTATCAATAATAGAAAAAGGGGATATATGCAAAAAACTTGTTGGTTATCGACATGTCGACGAAATACACGAATTGCATAAAGGGAAGCATGTGAGATGGATATCAAATCGAAAATTAACCAACGGCGGAATTGTAATGGATATCAAATTTTTAGATAATGGCGTGCACGTTTTATGTAAGAATGCACAGAATCGGTTTATTCAATATAAGTTTGACAATTCGCCCACGTTTCAAAAATTATCTGTGGAGGAACAATTAATATTGATGGCATATGAACATATATAAAAATAAGGGCATTATATAATAGAGCATGAGCATTAATTGGTCAGAACTAAATGATACGACACAATGTGATACTGAGTTTTTATCGGAGATAACAACTGACTTAATATTTGAGGCAGAAACTTTATATGCCGATATGAAAAATGGGATACTAAATAATGACTTAAAAAGTATATATGCCGCAGCACATAAGATTAAGGGAACTGCGCGATATATGTATTGTGATGAATTGTCGCAAGTTTCTGAAAGAATACAGAAATCGGCCAAAGAGTATCTAACGCATGAAACAATAGACAATTTGTGTGTGCTTTTGGTTGAATATAATAAAGTATTGACCAAATTAAAATCAGATGTATATAATTATTTTGAGCACACTATTCGTAAATAACGACGATATTATATATATTTAGTTATATATAATGTCAATTGCATGCGTCAGTGGGTATTTTGACCCAATACACATTGGCCACATAGAGTATTTTAAACTCTCCAAGACCAAGGCGGATAAGTTAATGGTGATCGTAAATAACGATGACCAGGCCAAACTAAAAAAGGGAAAATCGTTTATGCCTGTGGATGAACGCATAAAAATTATACAGGAATTAAAATGCGTGGATTATGTGGTAAAATCCGTGGACGTAGATAGAACTGTGCGCCAGACATTGGCCACCGTTTCTCCCAGACCCACCTATTTCTGTAATGGCGGTGACCAAAATAATAATAGTATTCCTGAAGCGGAAATATGCAGAGAATTAGGGATCGAATTATGTGATGGATTTGGTGATAAAATCCAGTCCAGTTCTTGGTTGATTTCGGGGGCCAAAAAAACGGACTAACCCTATATCTTGCGCTTTCTTGTTTTTTTACCACTATGAGACCGCACCTTCTTCGTTTGTTTTTTTTTATTCGTGAAAAAAAAGAACTCCTTGATATGATACATAATTTTTTGAGCGACAAACAGATTGGTTTCTTCTGCGCTTAATAGTTGTTTATTCCTATTAAATATGCCCGATTTATAAAAGAATGCATAGAGAAATTCTTCCACGTTCTTTTCGGAGACATTATCAAATAACTTCGATTTAAGAAACCGATCTATAATTTCTTCAATCGAAAGGTTATGGTAATAAGATCGCGGTTGAATATAATATATTCTCTCGTTCTTCATAAGATCGAAACTCGTATTATCAATAAAGCATATTTCGGTCGTCTTAGGTAGAAGAGTACATTTTATAAAATCAGAATGCGTTTTCTCATGTGTAGATCTAGACAACTCAATGTGTTTGTTATTTATTTTAAAAGCGTATATAGTTTTATCGAAAATGGGGGAGGTGGTCTTTAATGCATGCTCAAAATACTTAGTAATTAAGTCGGTCCATTCCAAAGAACATTGATTATTGGTATAGATATACATTTTGTAACATTCTCCCAACATTTTTTTTTGATATACATAATCGAGTATAGGGAGAATCCCGTATCTTAAAAATTCAGGATAGAGATCGAGCAATTTATTAAATTCAATAGACTGAGATTTGGGTAAACTATGTATGGCTTTCCACAATATATGTAGTTCCATGAACGAACCCAACGTTTCATCTAAATCAAATACGATAACCTTCGTTTTTTTTTTATATTTTTGTTTATCATAATGCGATCCTTTATATATGTGTCCGTAATTATCGAATGTATGGACATAGTTACTTAACATAGATTATATAAAATACGGTTATTTTATATAATAAATAAATAATGATCTCACGACATTAAACTCCAGTCGACCCAAAACCACCATCGTTTCTTTCAGTAGTAGACAAATCATTTTCATTTACAATAATGACATAAATCGGACAAAGCGTGGGGTGGCATATCTGAACCAACCGGGTGTTCTGATCTACTGTATATACACCTGTTTGAGGCAACTTAACACAACGGAAAGCGCCAATCAATGAACCACGATAACCAGAATCTATAATTCCAGTGTGGTTGGCAAGCATAAGCGGCGTCTTAGAAATGCTTGAACGAGGATGAACCGTAAACGCACAAGTGCTAAGGTCGTCCTTGCTCACGTCACAATAAACCATTTCCGCCTTGACGCCCATGTCGATAAAAACCGAATCCCCTTCGCTGGAAAAATTCGTGGTTTTCGGAACAAAGAGATCGAACCCGGAATCCGCAAATAGATTCGTCGTTACCATCTTATTATGGGCATCTACCTTCTTATCATATTCGTTTCTCAAAACATTATCGTAAATTGCCAGTTTAAGGATGCAAAAATTATGGGAAGTGCTAGGATAGTTATTCTTCAACTCAGAATAAAGTTTACAAATATAAGCGTTCATTTGAATATATTTTAGAGCGTTATTCTTTTATTTGGTTTTAATTTATTATTTTTCATTCATCCGTTTATATTCAAGCCAGGACACTTTTTTACCATCCACGGGTGCCGTTTTTGCCGCCTCTTCTTCGTATTTTTCATCGAGATGATCGGCATGTTTGATTGCACTATCAATATACAATTCTTTTAATATTTTTCCAACCATAACCGAACCCTCATGTTGATCAACGTTGCCGTCCTCTATCATTTTGAGCACGGTTAATAATTTAGTCATAATCGTGAGGTCGAGTTCATCATTCAATACTTTATTGAATATGTCCGTATAATTCGCAAAGAGAAATCGACACCGTTGTTGAGATATCTCTCTAAATTTCTCAGGGAATTTTTTGCGTAGATCAGCATCGCTCACCTTTAAATTTTCCAAGGTTCGTATATCATTGCGTATCAAAACACTATGTTTCAATTTACGAATATTTTCAGTGTTGTTTTCACATTGTGTTTCATCGATCAAACGCTTTAGATCTAATCGTTCTTTGTCATTCATCATCATTGCCACTATTTATTCATTACGAAGTAATTTTCTATATATATTTTCATCAAATAACTATAGGCGTATCAATATATATGGTAAAACATCATCAATTAATTATTGGAGAAAACTATAAATTAGACCACATCAATGTGGGAAAATTTGTAAGACGCGATGATAATGTTCTCGTTTTCATAGGTTCACAACATGGCGAAGAAGGTGAGAATGAGATTGATGCGGACGACGAAGACGAGTATACTAAGATAAAAGCAAAAACGCCAAGGTCAAAGCAAAAGACTGTCTCCAAACAAGGTGGCGGTGGTAAAAAAAGAAAATCAAGACGCCGGTCAAAAAGAAATAAGTTTAGTAGAATCGTCTAGACCACGATTTTTATCTTATAAATATGTATAGAAAAATGAAAGTGAATTCGACTTACATATATATTGGTGTTATTATCTTTATAACTATTCTCATTTCAACGGGTTATTCCTCCATGAATTTCGTGCCGCACAATCCCTCTACAATATTTGCGAAGCAATTTCCTTATAGTGAAGGGTTTAATTCCGAACATGATAGTTTAGATTATATTAATAACAAGGATAACACATCGGATAAGATGAAATCGTTTCTTTCGAACGGCGACACAAGTGAATGCAAAAAAGTCTATGGATTTGATGGACTATTTTGCAAGCCATTTGTTGCTGATAAAAAAATAGACGTGTTTAGCGAAGCAGAAGGAAAAAAAACATGTTTTGGGTCAAGTTCTGGACTTTCGAACTCACAGGGTAGTTTATGTTTAACTGAGTCCCAAAAAGCACTCTTATCAACACGTGGTGGAAATCAAGCAGGCGATCAACATCAAATTGGTAAATAAGCAGTTTTTATATAAAGAATATGAAGTTATATAAAAATAGAAAGGGAGTCAAATGAAAAGGGAGTATGGAAGCCGTGCAGATATGCGATAATTTTTTAAATGAAGAAGATATGAAAACCTGTAAGGAATATTTTAATAAAAACATATGGGAGTTTGGGCAATACTCTATAACTAGCAAAGCCGGCAATAATCCGCCTTTTTTTAGAAGCGATCTAACAAACAACCCCTTTTTTTCTGAATATTTAAAGGCTAGAATCGAACAAATCGTGGGCAAGACTTTAAATGTATCGCGCATTTATGCGAGCGGACAAACCTATGGCAACGGAGGCTTATTTCATACAGACGCAGACGAGGATGGACACTTTACGTTTTGCCTATATATAAATGGATTTACCAATCAAGAAATCATAGACACCGGAGGGACGTTGGATTTCAAATTCAGAGATAGTAACTATATCATTCAGCATAATACATTTAATAATCGAGGAATATTTTTTGACGCCACTATCCCACATCGCGGAAATGCATATGACGTCGATAACGTAAACCTCCGAATTTGCGTTTCCTGGAAATTTTAATTACGCCATAAACAAATATAAACGTAATCTCATCATATATTTTTATAATGGAAAATATAAAAATATACGATAAACTAATAAATGAAGAAGATATGAAAAAATGTAAGGAGTTCATACGAAAACCGAAGTGGAACTTTCAACATGTATCGATAGAAGATAATAGCATATTTAATATACCATTCTGGGATATGGACCTTAATAAATACCCCTTTTTCACCGTATATTTAAAAAAGAAAATAGAAGATCTAGTAGATAAAAAATTTGAATTATTACGAGTTTATGCTACTGGGCACACCTATGCACAGGGAGGCAGATTTCATCAGGATTCTGAAGAGGCAAAACATTATACGTTTTGCCTGTATATCAATTCCATAGACGCAGAAAAAATAGAAGAAGCGGGCGGAAATATTCAATTTAAGTTAGAAGGATGCGATTATAATATAGGAATCGAAACGCCAAATAATAGAGGTATATTATTCCCATCGAATTATGTGCATAAGGCAAACGCGTATAATCGTTTTTTCACAGAACTAAGAATATGCATTGCATGGAAACTCAAAGAAATATAACTAATCTTTTTTCTTTAGTAATTGGATATTATGAAACGTTGTTAAGCAATGTTCACAATAAAATATAGTTTTGCTACATTCGTAATCGATATCGATACGATCTTCAATGATATGATGCGAACAATGTTTATTTAAATAACTATTTATAGCATCTACTATTTTTTGATAATCTTTATTTCTATGTTCTTGTGAAAACGATTGGAGATTCATTTTTGCTTTTGTCATATACTCAACATGTTCACTCGCCATTTTTCGTTATATATAATGAATATAAAAAAATATGTTTATATTAATTTTATTCTATCATTGTTTACACGTACATAGCTAGCATGCTCTGATTCTGATGCTCCTCATTTTTAATAAAGATATCAACTTCCCTCTTAGTTACAGTAAACGGGAATGACACCTTAACATCGATATCCTTTCCGAAAATATTTGCATCTGGCTTGACCAGACGGAAGAGGTTCAACTTTGTAAATACAATCTCGAGACAACGCTTGAGATTCCGAACTCCGGCTTCACCCTTTGTGAGAGCATCGTTGGATATAATATATTGGATCGTCTCATCTGGAATAATCACATCCTCTTCCGTAAAATTCACCTGCTCCCTGATCTTGGGTAGCAAGTGCTTGCGAGCGATGACGGTCTTTTCCTTGGCATCGTAGCCCTTGGTTTGAATGCGGTACATACGATCCTTCAAAATGGGGTTGACCTTACTCTCATCATTATAACTGAAGATAAACAGGCACTTGCTCAAATCGAAATCGACTTCCGAAAAGTACTTATCATGAAACTGGCTATTCTGAGAGGTATCCGTCAAGTGAGTTAGAATGCCCACGATTTCCTCACCACGAGCAGTGTCGCTAATCTTATCCAACTCATCGAAATAGATGACGGGGTTCATACACTTGCTCTCAATAATGATTTGTACGATCTTGCCCCAAGTGCTACCCTCATAGGTATAAGAGTGACCTTCGAGGAAACTACTATCTCCTGCGCCACCAAGTGCAATAAAGGCAAACTCGCGACCCAGAATCTTACTAATTCCTTCCTTGACAAGAGTGGTCTTACCGGTTCCCATTGGACCCTTGATCGCAATTGCGGTTCCCATAGCCGTTGGATTTGCAATCCACTGGCCAACCATCTGCATGATTTGAATCTTGGCATCATCGAGACCGAACGCGCAGTCGTCAAGGGTCTTCTTGGCATTTTCCATGAAATCATGGCAAACGTCAATGCCATCGTCCATCTTGACGGATAGATTCTTATACACGCCGAAGGGAATGCGCATGAATGTATCGACCCAATTCTTGATCTTATAGTATTCATGATCGCTAGGATCCATGGAGCGCAGAATATTTAGTTTCTGCAAGGCGGTTGCCTTGAACTTCGCGGGCATCTTCGAATCAAGAAGAGACAGACGATAAGGCTTCTCAATGTTGATGTGACTATTGATCTCTTTAAGATCCTTCATCACACGCAACTGCTCCTTATTCGACAACTTCTTCTTGAAATAGTCGATCTCGTTCGTCTTCTTCTTATCGGTGTGGATGAGTGAATGATAGGTCTTCGCATTCTTAATACGAGCCTTCTTGACCAACTTCTTGATCGAATCATTGCACTCCTTCACTGCGTTCTTCAGAATCTTGCTCGAAGGCTTCTTTTTAACCTGTTCTGTGAGCGTTTTCTTCGTTTCAACCAAATCCAAATATTCTTGCTCGACATCGGTCATGTCGGTTTCGTCCTTGGACTCCTCCTTTTCCTTGCTCTTCTTCACGTCCTTGCTCTTCTTACCGTGCTTTCCATCCTTCTTCGACTTTGCCTTCTTCGAAGGCGTGGTCTCAGGGATCTCAACGCGTTCATAAGTTTCCTTCATAAACGCTTGTTCATCATCGCTGTCGCATTCGCCTTCGTCGTCCTCTTCGTTGTATTCGTCTTCTTCGTAATACTCATCTTCCCCGTTGGCCGAAAAGACAATGCTGTAAAAGCCTTTCTCCTCCTCAGCCAACTCCTCCTCGGACGGCTCATCCTCATCGTCATCTTCATCACGATCCGCCGCCTTCTTGTTCTTCTTACGACCAGAACGCTTGGACGGCTTCCTTTTCTTCTTGGCTTCAAGTTCGTCGTCAACGATAGACATCATTTTGCTACTAACCTTCTCTTGCATATACTTGGATGGGAAGATATTGGCCAAGAGTTTGTGAAGTTTGGATTGATCAATGATCTCATCCTCCTCCTCTTCATCTTCATCTTCATCTTCATCTTCATCCTCCTCCTCTTCATCTTCATCTTCATCCTCCTCCTCATCCTCTTCATCCTCATCCTCATCGGAGTCTGACTCCTCGATAATGCGGCGCTTATTTTTCTTGGATTTAGGTGGTTTGTAAGAAGAATCTGAAGTATCAGAGCAAGTCTCGTAGTCTTCCTCCTCACTATCATCGTCGGAGTCCGCGTTCTTTCTCAACTTTGTCTTCTTGGCATTGGCCAACTTCGCCTTCTTATCCACAATGTTCTTCTTAGACGGCATGTTTGAAACTATAAATAAATAACTAAGTGGTTTGGAATGAAACTATTAATTCCAGATTATTCAATTTTTTACGGGGTTCATTAATTTCACGAATTAAGAAAAATTGAATTTAACTATATAAAAATGTGAACAGTATATTATTAGGTAAAACGAATGTCGATGCAAAAGAATAAGATGAATGAACATAAACCCGCTTCCAAAATTATTGGTGTGCAATTTAGTATGTTGTCTCCTGAGGAAATTAGAAAAAACTCGGTCGTAGAAGTCACTTCTCGTGACACGTACATAAATAATAAACCAGTGGTTGGAGGATTATTTGATCCAAGAATGGGCGTTTTGGAGCCTGGAATCATTTGTCCGACGGATGGGTTTACGTATATTGACACGCCAGGTTATTTTGGCCACATTGAATTGGCAAGACCCGTGTTCTATATTCAACATATCAAGGAGATTATGAAGATTTGCAAGTGCGTTTGCTTCAAGTGCAGTAAGATTCTCATCAACAAAAACCAACATAAACATATTTTGACCATGTCTTCTGAAGATCGATGGAACTATGTTACGAACGCATCATCCAGAATCAAGAGATGCGGCGAATCTATCGAAGATGGTTGTGGCTGCAAGCAACCAGATAAGATTAAGTTGGCGGAAATGGCATCGCTTTATGCAATCTGGGATAATATTGATACAGGGTCTGATGACGATAATAAGAAAATAAATATGCGTTTGACTCCTGAGATCGTATTGAAAATCTTTAAACGAATATCGGACGAAGACATTACGTTTATGGGATTCAGTCCTATTTGGTCAAGACCGGATTGGATGGTGTGTCAAGTATTGGCTGTTCCCCCACCCGCTGTTCGCCCTTCCGTGAAGCATGATGCTCAACAGAGAAGCGAAGACGATTTGACGCATATTTATAGCAATATCATTAAGACCAATAAGGATCTTAGCGATAAGATTGCAAATGGCGCATCTGCCAATGTGATCGAGGGTCTCACGACGGTCCTCCAATATTTCATCGCCATGATCGTAAATAACAAAGTCAAGGGCGCGGTTCCAATGGCTCAGCGTTCAGGTAGACCTCTTCAATGTATCATGGGGCGTTTGAATAGTAAGAATGGACGTATTCGCGGTAATTTGATGGGCAAGCGCGTGGATTTTAGCGCACGTTCCGTCATCACTGGTGATCCCAACTTGTCGATCAGGCAATTAGGTGTTCCACTGAAGATTGCCAAAAATATTACGAAGCCAATCAAGGTAAATGATAGAAACCGCGACTTCTTGATGAAACTTATCCAGAATGGCCCGGATGAATATCCTGGTGCCAAGATTTTGGAGCGAAAGAATGGCGAGAATATATCCTTGCGTTATGTAGATCGTCTTTCTATCCGACTTGAAAATGGTGACACTGTTCATCGTCACATGATGGATGGTGATGCGGTTCTATTTAATAGACAGCCTAGTTTGCATAGAATGTCAATGATGTGTCATATCGTAAAAATCATGAAGAAGGGCGATACCTTTCGCATGAATGTTGGCGACACGAAGCCTTATAATGCTGATTTTGATGGTGATGAGATGAATATGCATATGCCACAAAATATTATGGCTGAGACGGAGTTAAAGCATTTGGCCGCGATCCCATATCAGATGATTAGTCCTGCGGGAAACTCACCAATTATTGGTATTTATCAGGATTCTCTTCTTGGATCGTACCGATTCACGAGACCGAATCAATCCTTTACTCCGCGGGACGCGATGAACCTTCTTATGATGTTTCAGAAGGTAGATGTGCAGGCTCTAAGGGAGAAGGGAGAAAATGTTACAAACTTTGATATCCTTTCTCAAATTCTACCCCCCCTAACAATGAAGTATAAGACCAATTTGTTTGAGGAGGGCGAGGAGGATGACAAATTGTCCAACAACGTATTGGAAATCCGCGATGGAAAATATATTCGCGGACAGATGGAAAAGTCGGTACTGGGTGGCACAACAAAGGGCCTGGTTCATCGCATTTGGAATGATTTTGGTAATATGCAGGCATCGAACTTTATCGATGATTTACAAAACGTGATCACGGAATATATGAAGACGAGTTCATTTAGTGTCGGAATTAGCGATTTGATTGCTGATCCTACAACACAGGATCGTATCATTAAGGTCATTGCAAAGCAAAAGCAGGAGGTGCAGTCCCTCATTGAGAAGGTGCATCTTGGTATATTTGAGAATAATACGGCAGCCACGAATATGGCTCAATTTGAGAACAACGTCAATAATATTTTGAACGAGGCCACGAACGAATCGGGCAAGATCGGTCGTAAATCATTAAGCAAGGGCAATCGTTTCGTTATGATTGTGAACTCGGGTTCGAAGGGAACTCCTATCAATATTTCACAGATGATTTCTTGTTTGGGGCAAACGAACGTAGACGGCAAACGCATTCCCTATGGATTCGATAGTCGTACACTTCCCCACTTTTCAAAGTTCGATGATTCGCCAAATGCGCGTGGTTTCATCGAGAATTCTTATATTTCCGGGTTGACCGCACCAGAACTCTTCTTCCATGCCATGGGTGGTCGTATTGGTTTGATTGATACTGCGGTAAAAACCTCACAAACAGGTTATATTCAAAGAAGGTTGATCAAGGGCCTTGAAGACTTGATAGTTAAGTATGATATGACAGTGCGTAATAATAAAGACAAAATTATTCAATTCGCTTATGGAGATGACGGTTTCGATTCCACGCGCTCGGAGAATCAAGTGATCCCATTGACTGGCATGAGCACGGAGGATATTTATCTTCACTATGATATTGTTGGCGTAAACGATGTTCATAATGATTTATTAAATGTTTATTCTAAGGGCACGATCACACGTTTGAAGAAGCAACGTGTAGATACTAAGGCGAAGTGTCAGAAGTATATCGAGAAAATGATTGATGCCAGAAAGAATGTGGTGGAGTCTGTGTTCCGCAATAAGAGCGAGAATTCGGTAAAAAATCCAGTGGCTTTCCAAAACATCATTGCGAATATTCAAGGCCAACTTAGTTTGAGCGGAAATTCGATCGTAGATATTACTCCTCTCGAGGCATTCGATTTGATCGAGGAATACTTCCAGAAGTTGAACCGCTTGCATTTCGTTCAACCCAAGTCGTTGTTTGAAATCCTTTACTACTTCTACTTGAACCCCAAAGATCTGCTTGTAAATAAGAGATTTCATAGAAAGGCCATCATTCTACTATTGGAGACTGTGCTTTTGAAGTATAAGCAGGCTATCGTTCATCCAGGAGAGATGGTGGGCGTGATCGCTGGTCAATCGATTGGCGAACCGACCACACAGTTGACTTTGAATACATTTCACTTGGCAGGCGTCGCATCCAAATCGAATGTGACTCGTGGTGTGCCAAGAATTGAGGAGATCTTGCGTCTCACCAAAAATCCTAAGAATCCTTCGCTCACGGTTCATTTGAAGCCTCTTGATGAAACGGAGAAGGACAAAGCAGTTCAATTTGCGAATATGTTGGAGCACACGCGTTTGATTGACGTGATTAAATCCGTACAGATATCCTTCGATCCCAATGATCAAGCAACCACGATTCAGGAAGATAGGTTGCTCATCGACCAGTTTTATGAATTCGAGAAGATGATTGAGGATTGCATGGAGAAGGGCGCCGATGCATCAACGCAAAAGTCCAAGTGGATCGTCCGCTTAGAAATCGATGCTGAATCCTTGATCGATAAAAACATTACCATGGACGATATTCATTTTGCCATCACAAATAGCCACGGAAATGACATGACATGCGTTTATTCTGATTATAATGCTAGTAATCTGGTCTTTCGCATTCGCCTCAATAGTAGCATTTTCAATAAGAGTAAGAAACAGAAGGGTATCCCGGACACCCTTGATCAATCCGACGAAATCTATATGTTGCGCAATTTCCAAGAGTCGCTTTTGAATAATATTGTGCTTCGTGGCTTAAATGGAATCAAGAATGTGATTCCTAGAAAGGTCCAGAATGCGGTGGTCAAGGATGAAGGCAAGTATTCTCAAAAGGATATTTGGGTCCTAGATACCACCGGATCGAATTTGATGAGCGTGTTAGCCTTCGATTTCATTGATGCCGCTCGAACCTATAGTAATGATATCAAGGAAATTTTCGATGTTCTAGGCATTGAAGCAGCCAGACAAGTCATTTATAATGAGTTATTTGAGGTCATGGACTTCAGTGGTGTATATATCAATTACCACCATTTGAGTTTGTTATGCGATCGAATGACGTCGACGAAGGATATGGTATCTATATTTAGATCCGGCATTTTGAATGACGATATTGGTCCGATCTCCAAGTCTACGTTTGAGGTACACACTGAAGTATTGCTGAATGCATCCAGACATGCAGAGTTTGATCATATGCGTGGTGTCTCGGCCAATGTCATGATGGGTCAGATGGGCATTTTCGGCACCGGCTGCTTCCAATTGTTATTGGACATGGAGCAGATGAAGACATTGGAGGATATGGAGGTGGACACAACGGTTGATAAAGAAGAGATCGAGAAGTTGTTTGGAAATATGGAGGATGAAGGCGATGCGTGCTCAAAGAAAAATATTGAGATTCGTAATAACTTATCGGCGATCAAGCCAGTAGACATGGGCCCTTGTGACGATAATTATGATATTGGGTTTTAAGATTATGGAATAAAACCATTTAAAAAACTAAGGGTAGATACAGTGTGAGAAAACCATTTTTTCTCACAACCGGGTTTAGCTCAGTTGGTAGAGCGTTTGACTGTAGTAGTTTATTGATATCAAAATGTCACCTGTTCGATCCAGGTAACCCGGAAAAAGCGCTTATGATGTAATGGTAACATACTTGCCTTCCAAGCAAGACCCTCGGGTTCGATTCCCGATAAGCGCAACCTAATATGATGCCATCATTTTTATGTTATCATAGAGTCAACAATTTTATAATAAACCTATGTACGCAATTTAGCACGTTGAGCCATCCGTCTTCTCATGACGGGCCAAGATTCATAAGTGGCCTGATATTTTTCAAATGCTTTTTCATATGCGTCATGATCTTCCAACAAATTATTCTTCTCAAGTTCTTCATATTCTTTCGAATCTTCAAACTGTTGCTCCATCTGTTCCCAATAAGGATCATAAGGATTTTCATCTACATATTTATCACATTGTTCACAGCATCCAACGTCATCGACATCCTTATAATCACCCACATAATTTTTGCATGCAGGAAGACCGCCACTGCATCGTTTTCTATACGTTCTCTTTGGTTTGTCCATTTCAAATCTACTATATATTTGAAATAGACCACAATAGATCAATTTTTTATGGAGCAGGTGCTGTCATTTTGATCTTGATTCGATTATAGTTTTGTATGAAGTCATCAAACATCTGTAGATGTGTAAAATGATCAGGCGCCAATTTCATTTCTGAATAACCCACGAGAGCATTCAACTGAATAGGCGGTAGAATCATACTATACGTTTCGCACTCAGAATCCAATAACTTCTTTCCCGAACACCGCACAAAATAATAACTATCTACATCAGGATTTCCTCCTAACAAAAGCCAATCCAGGTTACGCACTAAATTGGTGTGTTTATCTTGTGCAATGAGAACAATAGGTAGATTGAGTTTGGTTGCGAGTAACCAAAGATCCAATGTCGTTAAGCAATAATCCTCGCTTATAATCATCGTGTCAAACTCGATTGTTTTTTTCTCTATTTTTTTGATCATACTAATTTTGCCTTGATCTTTTAACACATTAAATATTTGTTGCGTATAACTCGACAAATAGGTTTTATAGGCTTCTAATAAATAATTTTTAATTGATTCGACCGACTCATCCAATCCCGACTTTTCTTTTAGTATGTATTTTATGATATAAAAACTACATAGGGGTCCAGTGTTTAAAAACGTCTCTTTTGTCTCTGGAGGAAACATAGATTTCCAGTTTTTATTTCCAATTTCGAGAACCTCTCCCGTTTTATTAATACATTCGGCGTTAAATTCTTGAATATCCGTTGTTTTAATATTGAGAGCGTTCTGTTCATTTAATGCAACTTTATTGGATACATATTGGGTTTTCTCCGGGTTCGCTGCATCATAATTTATGTTTTGTATATAATCGTTCATGTGGAATTCGACGAGGTTATTAAAATAATCCCCAAAGAGAACCGATTGCAAAAGAATCACTTCGTCGTCATTCACTTTATAATCTACATTGGATATATTCAAATATTTCTTGGGTTCGAGCATAAAGATACGAATGCGATTATACCGAAGCAATTCATCCGCGATTCTACCGAAATAGACAGTTTCATTTTCGGAACCGCTCACTAAATGCGTTTTGGGCAAGCACAACTTATTTTTCTTAGATAGACAATAGTTCTTTTTCCCCTGATCAATGGCGGATGTTTTATACAACGTCATAAGGGTTTCTTCGCTTATTTCTTCAAAGGAAACATAGTTACGCAATAAATATTTGAGAAGTAGCGCTAATTTCTTTATTTTGATTCGATACAATTCGGAACTCTTAATAATTTCTTCTACTTTTTCGCGAACATCCTTATTCATATAATCGTTTAATAGGATACGGATTTTACTTCGGAATGAATTATAAAACTGCGTTTCCAATGTGATCTTTTGCACAGTTTTAATTCTAGCCATATCGGGTTCGCTCGACAATGCCAATGTTTTATCGGCGTCGTAATACAAGTTATCTTTATAATTAGATACATGTTCTTCTTTAATGTCGTCCTGAATAATGTTTTGCTCATAGGGAAAAATCTGAATGAACTGGTTTGTTTCGGTGAGTATTCCTACGATCAATTCATCTTCAATGACTTTACGAATAGGTTTTGACAATATTTTTCCATCCGTGATCGCACTTATTAAAAGTAATTTATCTCGCGTGTCTTCATAACTATTCCATTTTAAATCGTCGGTATAAATGATTGGAACATTTGGGAGAGAACCGCTTGGATAACAAGGGACATAAATAGGATTCGTGGCATCTTTTTGTTCTAATACCATGAATGCTATGATTTTCCCGCGATAATTCATGACCTGACTTTGAATAATATAATTATGTGCGGATAAAGTATCATAAATTGTTTTGGCGGGAAGGTTCTCTTTATATTTATAGACATTGGGTTTACTGGGATAACTTTTACAATATTTACCCGTGTTCTTTTTAATGGATTGGATCACTTCAATAAGGGATCTTGGTGAATTTGATCGATTAAGTACTTTCATGGCTACATTTGTTGTATTGTTTACTTTATTATTTGCAGTGACACCGTATTTATAGATAGGTTGATAAAAATCGTTTTGTTTTAATAAGATTAAGGTATCGTTTTTTAAATCATATACGTTATCGTTTTTAGAATTGGTTGGACAAACGAGATTAATGTTCTCCGTATTATCATTATCTACGATTTCCATAATGATTAAGTTTATTTTTTGCTTAAATACTGTTTCGCCTGACGTGATGATATCCCATAAGTATGTATAATCAATAAAAGAATCTTTATTGCGGATATATTTTATAAAATTCTTATATGCAGCGATGGTATCCTTTAAAAAGTTACGCTGTGAATCGTTTCCGAGATCGCTGAAACTCTTATAGAACTGTTGGTCTTTATATTCTTCTGTTTCAGTGTCCGTAACATCTCTTTTTTTGGGTTGAAATGTTGACACGAGAGTGCCATTTTGCGCCCTTAAAAAAATATCGAGTGTTAAAGCGTCTGCGATTTTGTTACGCATCTGATCGATTGACGGCACAGGCTCATTATTAAAAAACGTAAAAACGTCTGCTATACATGCAATAAACGATTGATGGTGTGATAGTTCGACGCCATATCGTAAAAGAGGTGCTTCATTCTTTTTTACTACAGAAACGTTGCGTTTATCTACCGATTTGGAAATATCTGTATGTAAAAACAATTCAACGGCCAGCGGTAAAAACCCCCAGCGATGTTGCGGTATCACGGGTTTTTCCATATTTATGATATAGGATACGTTTACAATTTGCTCCGCGTCGGAAAGTGATTTCTTCGATTCCTTTTTCTTTCTGGGCTTTTTCTCTTTTGGTTCTCCGCCTGCTTCTTCCTCTTCCTCTCCGTCTCCCTGTTTTTCTTCATCTTCATCTTTCTTGGCCAAATTGGATCGAATAAGGCGCGATATTAATGCCGGATCATTTCCGTTTAGGTCCCCATCCTGAACGCCACACTCTTTACGACGGGTGATCTGATGCTCAGAATTCATATTTTTAAAACAGCATGGCAAACAACTCGTCGGATGCTTATCTTTACCTAGAAATCCTGGACGATGTTGACGATAATTGCCATCTTTATCTATATGTTCTTTTTTATCCGTAAATTCGTATATAAAATGCCCTTCTTCGGGACCCTTAGTATTTCCCTTTTCTTCTGATATTATTTTCCCACCACCACATTCGTTATTATCTACTTGTTCTTTGGTCATCGGGGAGTTTGTTTTTAAACACCAATATCTAGGGCAGATATACCAAAATTTCTTATTCGGGTTTGTTCCATAGGGGAGGGCAACCTCATAAGAGCCTGGATATTCAGAATCGATCTTTCGCTTTTCTTCATCACTTAAGATGACAGGTTGACGATTATAATTCTTAGGACAAGATCTGGTATAGGCGTTATAATTGCCTGTTTTTTTAGAATAGAAAAGTGTGGGTTCTCTTTCTTTCATCTTCTTAAAGAAGTTTATTTTAGGGGCGCCGCCAGTTTGTATGGATCCACCGTCCATGTTTTCTTCATCTTCATCTTCGTCATCATCTTCTTCGAAGAGAATTCCACCATCTTCATCATCTTCCTCGTCAAATAATATGCCTCCTTCTTCCAATTCATCTACATTCTCTTCATCTACGGTTTCTTCTTCTATAAATTTAGATTGAATCGGCGCCATAACATTGACCTTTGGAACAATAACATCTTCCACGTGAGTAACATCGGTTACGTTTTTAACCTTGCTTGACATTTGCATGATTTTGTCTCTGGGCATATACAATGTCTCGGGCGTCTGAGTTATTCTTAAAAAGGAATCCAAATAAACATGCAATATTTCGATATATTCGAGTGCGTTTATTTCACTGACTTCAATGACCAGGAGGTTTTCAACTGGAATAGTAGTAATGAACACAGGGAACCCAGGATTTTCTGATACATCCTTGGATTTGTTTACGAGTTTCCCCTGAAATTGTGTGTGTTCATTTAAAAACTTCACCACATTTGCAAGCGCTTCGTCTTCACTTAAAGAAAAGTTCTCTATTAATGCCTCAATAACCGCGCGTTCATTATTGGTCTTTGTCCATGTTCTCGTGATCATTGCTGCCATAGCGTCCATTTTCCTATAATTCTCGACGCGTTTAAATAACAATTCCGCCCCCTTGCCAATATCTTTATGAATCACATCAAACGCGCAAGATAATAGGTTAGTATAATCATTCAAAACGATTTGCTTTTCATAAGGTATACTACAAACATATTTGATATCAGATATGTCTACCAAGTCATCTTTTAAAGATGTAAATAAATCTACTTTATATCCGACTGGTTCCAATAATCCATTGACGCGCTGAATGATCGGGTTAATCACGTCTAATATAATTTGTTCTATTTCTTCGATTCTGATTGGCGTGTTTAATTCTGACCGTAATTCTACGTGACCATTTAAGTTAAAATTCAAAAACATGTTTACATTTGTCTCATTATGAATATGCTGCACATAGATTGATAGTTGCCTGCTTTTTCCGCTCTGTTTTGATAACGAATTAATAACGCCTCTACTTAAAAACGGTATTTTTTTACCATTCTTGGTTCGTTTTGTAGAATATAAACGATAGATATGTTCGCGCCGGATTCCTGGGTTATATTTGATATATGGCATTTCTCTAGATGCATGTAGTTGTTTAAAAATGATTTCCAATGGCAAAATAACTGGGAATTCTGCGCGCAAAGTGACACCGAATGATTTGACGCCTTGTTCTCGATAAGGAAGTTCATGTTCGCCTCGATTTGCATAAATATTATAAAAGGTATCTACGATCTCATATAACTTGGCAGTTTTATCCTTTAATAGTTTTTTTGTATCGTCGATAAGTTCTTCACTGCTTTCTAATAATAATTGCTGATTAACGATCTCCTTTTTATCTAAAAACGGATAATATAACTGAACGACGTACTCTTCATCAATGTTCTCTTTAATGGCGAATTCCAATACTTCTTTCGCAGAGCAAAGGTAAATTTTATCATTTATATCACCATAATTTAAAAGCACGTGATTATCAAAGACTGCCAAATTATTATCCAAGTTCTGTTCAAATGCGGGCTTGCCCGACCGTAGAATATGGAAAGGATTTCCTGAAAATAATAAATCGCGATACGATATGAATTTCCTGCCAAGAGGAATGGGAATATTATAATTACCATCTTTTTCGGAGAACTCTTTCATAAAATCATGATATGAAAACGTGGTCCTTTCTACTTTTTCAAAGGCTTCCAACGTATCCATATTTCGAATCTGTAAATTCGACAATAATTGGCCCACCATATCTTTTGTAAATTCGCGTTGTTCGTTTTTCGTTATTTCCTGATAGGTTTTGAGTAGATGAAGCCGATCTAGTTTAATAGCAAATAAATAGATTTCTTCATACGATAAGGCTAGTTGTTTGAATTCATATAAGATTTTCTTTTTAATAATACGTATCGAATCGTCTTTATGAATTTGCTGTTTCGAATATACGACATTGATTTGCCCGGAGTTTATCAATATAACATCATCTTCGCTAAATATTTCACTTAAATTTTCAGGCGGATTATCGCTTCCTTTGAAAACAATCATACTATAAACGTCACCGTCTGAATTTAATAAACAAATTTTATAAATAATATTCGATTGTTCCATATATAAAATCACCTATACATTTTGCATTGATATTAAAATGCGGATTATAGTGTATCACAGTTTTATATCTATTGAGTACAAATATGCGTTCCTATGTTAAGTTTTTACTGCATTGATCGTAATATAATATAGTATATAGGCATTCTATATGAAAAAAGCTCTTCTCATTGGAATCAATTATGTATCTATGCCGACAGTCACATTAAATGGCTGCATCGATGATATTGTAAACGTGCATAATATGATTATCGATGCATATAATTATGATAAATCGAATATCATTATGCTCCGAGACGACAATGACAATGCGTCCACGCAACCCACGCATGAAAATATTATAAACCGGTTGATTGATTTAGCAAGAGAGAGTGTGAATCTAGACGAAATATGGATCCATTATAGTGGTCACGGTTCTCAAATTCAGAACTCGATACGCGGATCTGCGAAGAAAATGAAAGAGATTATTATTCCGATTGATTATGACACAAAAGGGTATATTACGGATTTTGAAATAACCAATATAATAAAACAAATAAAATGCCGCGCGATTTTGATCTTCGATAGTTGTCACAGCGGAACGATTTGTGATCTACCGTGGTCCATCGAATATGTAAAGGATTCGAGTTATAATATTATTAAAAACGAGGACGATGCTTTTGCAAACCCTAACGTTTTTTTAATGAGTGGATGTAAAGACACACAAACTAGCGCAGATTCGTTTAATGATATTTCACAAGAGTATGTGGGTGCATTTTCAGATTTGTTTATCGAATGTTTAAGAGATAGTCATCACAATATAGAGATTCGAGATCTTTATAGAAACGTTTGTATTAGTATGAAAAATAACGGATTTGTGCAGGTGCCGCTTATGTCAGTAACTGACATAAGTAGCGCGTATTATTTTAATAGAAACATCGCGAATTATGTAGCAAAAACAACGCGCTCGCAAATTCAACATAGGAATAGAATGCGTATGAATTTTTGATAAGTAAAAACATTTGCATATTGTATAAAGACATTGATCATGATTTCGTTTAAAATGTGCGATTTTAGCAAGAAAAAGAATGCTAAGAACCAGAAGAGGGCTAGCGTGTTATATAGTTTACATTGTAGCCCCTCGGCTGCAATTCCGAAATCAATAATTAATCCTTCTTTTCCTCCGCAATACTTTAATGGCTCTCAATTATTAAGTTTATATAACGTTCAACCCGTTATCCCAAAAAATGCTAGTACAAAAAAAATAAAAATTGCCATTGTGATCGCATATTCATATCGAGGATTATTAAAGGATCTCAAGACTTATTGGCAAAACAGTATAAATTTTGGGCCAAATTCAACCCCACCGACAGTAAATGTCTATACCATGCCTGGAGCAACTTTTAACGAAAGTTGGGCACAAGAAGAATGTTTGGATGTACAAATGGTATGTACCATAAATCCCAACGCGAATATATGGGTGGTAGAGGCAAAATCCAATACATTAGAAGATCTTACTGCTGCGGTAGATTATGCGTCGAATATATTAAAGGCGGATGTTATATCCATGTCTTGGGGATGTGGCGAAGATCCAAGTTTAACCACATTTAATAAATGCTTTGCGAATGCGTCTATTAGTTATTGCGCGGCAAGCGGGGATAATAATTATGTAACGTGGCCTTCTACATTATCGAATTGTATATCCGTTGGTGGGACCACATTATTATGGACTCCGCAATCCTCAACGCCGAGAACCGAATTTGCATGGCCAGGAGCGGGTTGTGGTTATTCCAGCATGTTCGAGCAGCCAGGATACCAATCGAATATTTCTACTATTCAACGCAAATACAGAGTCACCCCTGATGTGAGTTTAATTGCAAATAGCAATTCATGTGTATATTCCGTTTATAATGGATCGTGGATAGGAGTTGGTGGGACATCTGTAGCAACTCCTATCTTTGCGGCGATGTTATCCTTGGCCAATCAGATGAGATTTAATACAGGGAAGTCTGCTCTAACAACTGTGTATTCCAATACAACAACGCCTGCGAATAATATTCAAAATTATTTATATAAAGTCATTTACCCAGGCCCTAAATATAAAACAGATTTTAACGATATAACGGTCGGCTCAAATGAAGGTTCAGTTGGGGGTGTTTCTACGTCATTAACAACATATAATACTTCTTTAAATTGGGATATCCCGACGGGGTTAGGTTCTCCAAATTGTGCTAATTTATGTAACGATTTGGCGTTATTATAAAAATTGAATAGACGTAAAGGTTTATATTAATTCGAAATAAAATGAACTTCCTAACAATCTTTCTGCTCGTCTTTCTCGTTGTAGATAGTATTATTGTAAATAATAATACGATCACCGTGTCAATGCCAAATCATAATAAGCGGATAGAAATAAACTATCAACACCCTATGACATATTATGCTAGACACGCGCTTCGAATTTAAGTTGTCTATGCATCATAATAAGGATTATCATGAATTTTCATTCCGCAATATTCACGAGGTTCTTTTTTATAATCCACGGGATTATGGATTCCGGCGGCTTTTGCGTTCTCTAAAAGGAACTTGAAATTCTGCCAGAAATCACTCTTATGTCCAATTGATTTTGTCATCACATGGGCTAATTCATGAATCGAAACAAATGTCAATGTGTTCTCATCGATCAAATTATTATTATCTTGTTTTTCCTTGTTTAAACAGAAAGCAATCTTTTCGCCCTTGTTTTCGCTATACGCAGTATATGTGCTTGTGGGCAAAGTTTCCATCACTTTCTTAGGATTGAACCCACTCACTAATCGTTTTACATTTTCGTCATCTGGATATTTATCTCCCACATAATGAACCAATTGCTTGCATTTTTCAGTGACGCGCGCTAATAAATCGGCTGCCTGTTTTATTTTTTCTCTGTCTCGCACGCAATATTTGTTGCCATCTACGTCGGATACGATACATTTTAATTGAAAGGAATCGTTATTGGAAAAATAGATATATCCACACACGAATAATACAAATCCGATCATGAAATATCCTAAAACATCGTATTTATCCATCTATATAGATACGATGTATTTTATAAATTTGTATTAAAATTATTAAGATTGAGTCGGGAAAATCCTGTTATTCAATTCTTCGTTGGTTTATATTTTCTTCTTGACTTTTTAGTCTTTTACTCTTTTTACGCAGCGATTTACGTTTTTTTCCTCCTTCAATTTTAGGCAAAAGAACATTTATTTCCTTTAATCGTTCTAGCATCAAATCGTAATTTTCGATGTTTGCAAGTCCACTGGGTGTAGATTCGTTCCACCTATGGTTGATGGCGCCAATCTGGTATAAAAGATTCCTTTTTTCGGCTTGTAATGATTCCCGTTCCAGTTGACTGTCTGTCAAGCCTTTTGGATTCCGACGCAATCTCGTTGCGTCGACTTGTTTTATCAAATCATTCGTGTCTGAAATAATAACGTCATATGAACCATCATCATTACGCCTTTCTATTATAGCGGGCACCCATTTTCCACCCTCTATGTTTTCTCCATTCTCTTCGTGGGGTACATATACATCTACTTTAACCTTATACTTTTTTTTGCTAACTTCAGCCATAATATATATTAAATGAATATATTTATTATAATCTATCGACAGCCTCGCCGGTTGCTTATCATGACAGAATATTTTTAAAGAACTTTAATCTGAATGGAAGCACACGAATAATACAAATCCGATCATGAAATATCCTAAAACATCGTATTTATCCATTTGATGTAAATACGATGTATTTTGTTTTTTCTAAATGATAAAAGGTGTAAAATTATTAAGGGTGAGCCATAGGGTTGGGCACACCTTCCTTAACAATCACTTTAGCGGCGGGGGCAGTTAAACCCATGGAGGCGCGCCACACAAATTTGTGGGTGAAGTGCCACACTAACGCAAAGACAATAGCGTGGACGGCAGCGACGGTGTATTTGCTGCCATTGGAGGGTAAACGAAGGAGAATAGCAGGAGTTAAGACGAAGAAGAGCAAAGCGGTATAAATTGTGACAACCCAATTCATTTTATATATAATAAAAACATATTTGTCTAAATGTTTTCATTATATCAGGACTTAATAGAAACTATATTTCAATAAACTGTACATGTTCGTGAAACCTTGTATATTAGAGAATCCAGATATACCAAATTGCTTATTTAATGCGTCAATGGAGGCTTGATCTTCTGCGCTCACAGAATCTGAATCTCTACCTTCTGATTGTAAACTAGCCAAATCTGCATCGGATAATGTGGCTTCGCCACGAGAAGCGGCCTCGGCATTTAATGTTTTTAATTCGGTTTCTGCAGCAGTCGCTGCGGCAGTCGCGGCATCAAGTTCTGCTTGTGCAGCATCGACTGCAGCCTGAGCGTCATCTAATCCTTCTTGAAATCCTTCATATGTGCTCCACATGGTTGTGAAACCAGATTTTTTTCCAGAAGCCGTGGTCGAAGGAGCCTTTGTCGTGGTCGAAAGAGCCTTTGTCGCAGGAGCCTTTGTCGCAGGAGCCTTTGTCGCAGGAGCCTTTGCCTTAATGGCGGCTAAATTTTTTTTTGCTGCATCGAGTTTGCTCCTTTTGACCTTTACGACCGCGTTAGCATTAACTAATTTGGATTTACCGTCTAACAATTGCTTAGACACAGGTCCTTTGGCTGCGGTCGCAGGCTTAGTAGCGGTCGCAGGCTTAGTATCAACCTTCTTAGCGGTCGCAGGAGCAGCAGCAGTCGCAGGATTAGTAGCACCCTTCTTAACGGTCACAGGATTAGTAGCAGCCTTTTTATTGTCTAGACCCTCACATGACTTCCAAATAAAATGATTGGAGAAGTGCCAAACAATAGCAAATACCAAAGCATGTGTTCCAGCGACTAAATATTTGCTACCCTTTTTAGGAAGACGCAATAGAACATTGGGCGACAATACAAAAAATAAAAGCGCAATAAATATAGTGATTAACCAGTTCATGTATTCTATATATTACTAAACTATTTTAGTTCTGCTCAACTGAGTTGATTATTGCCTAAAATAAATAATTATGTTATGACTATTTATTTTATTTATTTGTTTCCTAATTCAAGGGGCACGCGTCCATAATCTGGCTCGATTGTGCTTTGGTTCCAAGGTCCAATATCCGCCTTGGAGATGATAGGATCAGAACGTAATTGAAGGTTGGGGTTGCGAAGAGTTTGGCCAATTGTATCTAAACCAATATGGTATCCGGCTTGCAATAAATCTGGCATTAAGATATCACCTTGGTTCATGGTGCCAGGACTCAAAGACGACCATTGGCTATTTTGATCCTTGGGTAATAAATCGCTGGGGTTGGCGATGGGTTGAAGGGCATAACCACCTGTCTGAGTAGGAGCAGCGGGTTTGGCAGGACTAGCAGCAGGAGCATGCGCAGTAGCGCCTGACGCACCTGTTTCCATTTGATCAACCATGAAACTCTTAGATCCTGAATACATATAAAGAGCCCAAAGGAGCACTACAAGTAAAATGAAGAATAAAGTTTTATCTTTGGTGAAAAACTTCTTAAATGCACTAATAACGCCTTCAAACATTCTGTTTATATAAACGGCGGATAAAATTATTTGTACTCTTTGTTTAATTTGCTAAAATACTTGGCCTCTATTTTGATTCGTCCGTTTCTTCGATCGAAGAATTGTCATCCTCCTCTTCATCCATATCTAAATCACTTTCGTCGCTATCTTTTATGTCATCGAGCATATATGTGTTCTTTATTCGTTTTGCTTCTAAATAAGATAGCAATGCCAAATCTCTAGACTCTTTTGCTTTTCTTCGTGCTTCTCTATACATTTCATAATAAACATCATTGCGACGTTTTAATTGTATAGAATCTTCGACTGGCAATTCTTCTAAATCGAATGTGACCTCTTCCATCGATTCTATTGTTGTATCGATTTTTGGCAGAACTTCCTCCGTTTCGGAAGCCTTGTCGGACTCAGTTGCCGGCGCTTCCTCTATTGAAGATTCAGATATAACTAAAGCAGGCGCTGGTTCATTATCTACTATGTCTTCCTCCTTTCCCTTTTCATTTTCTTCTTCTACTGCTTCGCCAACTTGTCCTGTTCCTTCTTCCATAATTGCTAAAGTCGGATCACTTGGAACGTCTATTTCTTTATTGTCTGGTTTCACGTTATCTTCTCCTTGTAAAGGCGCTTTAGATCTGATAATACACTTTTCGAATAGGTTACTTGGTTTTAATGCCATCATTTGTTTTACTTCTAACTCAATCTGAAAACTGCGCGAAGAGCACTTTATGCCTTGTATTTCTAAGATCGTCATGATATTGGTCTTATCTGTGAGGGTTTTTGATTCCACCTCCTGTTCATTTTCGTCATAAATTTTTAGAGTGGGTTTTCCTAAAGCCGAAGCGACATTGCATCTAGCAATATAATATTTTCCCGATTTATATAACTTCAGTGGTGATGTAAAATAATTTTCAATATCGTGTATTTCCATGTCGCTATCAAACCATTTTTCCCTATTTTTAAATATGAACTGTTGGCAATGATTTTCCAAATTCTCCATCCAACGTATGAAGTCCTCATTTAGGTTTGTAAACATAAGGTCTGTGTAATATCGTTTACCTGCTAAAACGATACCTTGCTTTGTGCTACATTTAGGAGGTTGGATATACAAAGGCGAATTATTCACTAAACAACGAATAAAGTAATTGCCGCCCGACACAAGTATAGGTTTAGATAATGTTAATTTATCAAATTGAAATGAATCGTTCGTTTCGTAGATCTGTTCCATCGTAATATATTTTTCGCATAAAAATGTTTCTAAAATACAACGAATACGTAAAAACGTAAGAAAAAAACTATGCTGTTTCAATAGACACCATATGAAAAATATCAGGGATACATGCATAGAGTTCTTTCAAAATGAAGATACAAGAAAAGATATTCGTGAAATCATTAGGCCTCTTGTGCATATCGTTTATAACGAATTATATATTTATTTATGGTTAATTTGTTTTTACAACGTCATTCTCATTTTTATTATTTTAGCCATATTATTTCTTTTATTACGTTTATTAAACCAGCGTAAATATTTTAGTCATCTCGACAATTAAAATATTGATTAATTATATAGGATCATTATGGCTCGTGGTAGAAAACAAACGAAAAGACATTCAAGAAGACATCGCAAAACTATGATTGGTGGAAGCGGTGGCGCTACTGGGCATGGCGAGGCAGCATGGGGCAGCATCGGTTCCCAACATGCTGGCAACGGCAATCAAATTGCAGTTAATCATGTTACAAGTGGCGGAGGATCGAATTTATCTGTGACAGACGTAAATGGGCAAGTCGGAGGTGCACCATTGAGCCCTGCGTCTCTTCAGAAAGGCGGAAGCACATTAGGAACAGTTGCTGTTCCTGCTGTACTTTTATACGCCCAACAAAAAGTCAGTAAAAAACGTAATTTTTCTAATAAACATAAACACAAAAGACGTTCCACACGTAGACGTTAATTTAGGAGTATTTTCTTTATATATTGTATAGTTCAATATATAATGACTGAAACGTGGAACGAATGTTTAATGCGCGTTTATAAGAGAAACCACGCGAAGGATGAAACCTATAAATATGGCCAGGCAATGAAGGATGCTCAAAAGGAATATACACCAAAGGGCAATACAGGTGCCCCTGCTCCTGCGCCCAAGAAAAATAATAAGAGCAAAGCCAAGAGAGGAACACGCGGAACTCGTAGAACCAAAAAGTAAACATCTCTACTTATAATATTATTTAAGGCATGAATAATATTATTGAAAATGATCAAGGAAAATCATCGCTCGTTTCGAGAACTGAGTTGATAGAAAGCGTGAAGAAATGGGTCATCATCGATAGCCAATTAAAGATCGTGAATGAAAAGACGAAAATCATGCGGGAAAATAAATCGAAATTGACCGAAGGCATTTGCACCTATATGAAGGCAAATAATATCCAGCAGAATAAAATCGGCATTAGTGATGGAGAACTTTCTATATATGAGAAAAAAGGATACTCACCGCTCACGTATAAATACGTAGAAAAATGTTTAGCAGAGTTAATTAGCGATGAGAAACAAGTTGAATATATCATTCAATATATGAAATCCCATCGCGAAATAGAAATAGAATACGATATAAGGAGAACCTATAAAAAATAGATATACACTATATATTATGTTTGAAATCAATCCTTCGCCTATAGAACAATATGTATTCAATCAAGTTCAGGAAAAATTGGTCGGTGGTTATCCAATCGTGGAATATATAAAAAAAGAGAACGAAAAGCGGAGATTATTAAATAATGCTGCCGATGGAGAAGTAGGATTAAGTGCCTTTGAAAATTTAGTGATTCCGGCGGGATTAGTATCCTATTCAGACGCTTATTTTGAAAAAACGATAGGAGGTTCTCAATCTTCGAAAATGAAACCTGTGAAAAAATTAGACGATATTTCTGAACCAGAATTTGAAGTGCTATTTGCTTCAGTATCAATTATAAAGCCTATTAAAAAATCAAATACTAAGACGAAAAAAATCGCGCCCAAATAAGCGTCTCTATTTTTTATGAGATCGCATTGTTTTTTTAAATACGATTTTGCGGCGTTTGGTTTTACGCGGTTTGCCGCCCTTCTGTTGGGAGTTTAATTCCTTCATAGCAACTATATAGGCATTATTTAATTTTTCTTCTCGTTCTCCGAGAAGTCTAATCGCCTGCGAATTAATTTGATCTAATTCCTTCGTGTCTGTGCATAATTTCATTAAAAGTATTTCTAGATCGACAATGATACCTTTTATTTGGGGTTCTTCCATAAGAGGGGAAAGTTTTTTAATGAGATCCTGATAATTTTCCTTGGTGGTCTTCTTTATCTTCTCCTTCTTATCTCTTAATTCGAAGAACCTTTCCTTAGTTAGTTTTGTGATAGGCTCTATGCTATCCTTTACTCTTTTTGTCGCATCTGCTTTTACAAATTTACTAATGGTCTCGAAAGTAGTATCAACTATTGAATCTGTTGCAGTGGGATTATCGCCAATCTTTTCGCAAAGTTTCCCGATAATCACTTTATTTAAACGTTGTGCCATAGGTTTCACAGGAACAATTTGGCTACCCCCTGCCCCTCCCCCACCCACCATAATAGGAAAATCCGCCTTATCTACTATTTTATTTTGATCTGACATCGGAAGGCCTTCTAAGAAACTTTTTATATTGGATGGCACATTTTCTCTAATTTTATTATTATCGTCTCTATTGATAGCACTACATATGGCTTTGACGACGGCATCAACTGCGCTTTCGAAATTATCAGATAGAAGTTCTGTTTCAATTTCTCCTAATAATTGCCCCTTTAATTGTTCTTTAATTCCTGCTATAAACTTATCAATAGCACCTCCTCCACCGCCCATTGTGGGAATAGCCCCTTGAAGAGGTATCGGAAGAGGAAAGGATTGAACTATTGGTATTTGCTGAGGAGGCGCGCTAGGTTCTGGTCCGCCGCTTTGACCATCAGGCATTTTGTTTTCTGTTTGAGTCTCCATTCTAATATAATAAATATGGTTGTGCTATACTTATTATATACATACAAAAAATTGATAATAATATTCTCTTATTTGAATTATCAAAACTATGTCTATTGTATTCACCAAAACCAAATTTTCGATTAAAGTTAAATCGGCGAAAAACATATCTGCGCAAAATGTACCAACTATGGATTCTAGCATTTTGGTTATCGAAAAACCAAAACTCGCAGGCACAAATGCTAAAACAAAAAAGAAGAAAACGGAAATGACAAGTTTAGAGAAAAACAAGTTATGGGATATATTTGACGTGGATAAGAAGGAAATTAGCGACGAATTGCAAACAGATGCGGAATGTATTTATTCAATCCGTGACGATGCGAATTCATGTAAATTATGCAATTCTACGTTGATGATTATGGAAGATGGGTTTCCTACATGTACAAACACAAGTTGTTGTTTGATCTATAAGGATACTTTAGACTATTCGCCAGAGTGGAGATTTTATGGCGCTGACGACAAGAATGCCAATGATCCAACACGATGTGGAAATCCAATCAATCCGCTACTTATGGAATCTTCTTTCGGTTGCAAGGTACTCTCTACGGCTAAATCTTCCTATGAAATGAAAAAGATCAGAAAGTGGACGGAGTGGCAATCTATGCCACATAAGGAGAAATCACTTTATGATGAATTCCAATTCATTACGATTATGGCACAGAATGCAGGAATCCCACGTATATTTATCGACGATGCCATGGCCATTCATAAGGATATTTCGGAGCAAAAGATGTTCCGTGGAATGAATCGTGACGGCATCAAATCAGCATCGATTTATATCTCTTGTAGACTGAATGGTTGCCCTAGAACAGCCCATGAAATTGCTGAAATATTTAAATTAGATAAGACGAGCGCAACGAATGGGTGTTCGATGGCAGTAAACATATTACATAACATAGAAAGGAATGTAGAACCCTCCAAGCAGACGGATCTATGTTTGACCACGCCTAGTTTATTCATTGATAGATATTGTAGCCGTTTGAATTTGAACCAAGAACTCACACTCCTCTGCAAATTCATAGCGAATAAAGTGGAACAGAATAATCTAATAACTGATAATATTCCACACGCGATTGCAGCCGGCATTGTTTATTTCATATCGTATAATTGTCAATTGAATATTACGAAGCAAGATATAAAAACGGTTTGTGGGGTGAGCGAAGTAACGATCAATAAGTGCTTTAAAAAGTTGGAAACGAACAAAACAAACTTTCTACCCAAGGCTATTTTAGATAAATATGCTTAATCGAGTCATTTTTAGGCGAACGTGTTGTGTTTGCCTAGAAATATTAAATTATAAACCCATAATATATATTTTCTTATGGAAGAACCGCAATCTGAGAATATTACATTAGAAATTGAAGAATATAATGTAGTTGAAACTTTGGCTGAGCCAGAACAAGTGGTAGAAACTGAACCAGTGGTAGAACCTGAACCAGTGGTGGAAACTGAACCAGTGGTAGAAACTGAACCAGTGGTAGAACCTGAACCAGTGGTAGAACCTGAACCAGTGGTAGAACCTGAACAAGTGGTAGAACCTGAACAAGTGGTAGAACCTGAACCAGTGGTAGAAACTGAACCAGTGGTGGAAACTGAACAAGTGGTAGAAACTGAACCAGTGGTAGAACCTAAACCAGTGGTAGAAACTGAACCAGTGGTGGAAACTGAACAAGTGGTAGAAACTGAACCAATGGTAGAACCTGAACAAGTTGTGCAACCTGAACAAGTGGTAGAAGTAGAAACTGAACACACACACAATTGTGCATGCGATCATAACGATAGATCGATTGAACATGGGCCTCTTTGCCCAGGTGCTCCTAAACCACCAACTTCTGCACCAAAATTAGTATTCATAGTGCCATATCGCGACAGAGAACAACAATATGCATTCTTTTCTTCTCACATGAAATCGTTATTAGAAGATATGAATAATGAGCAATATAAAATATTCTATGTTCACCAACAAGACAAACGCGAATTTAATAGAGGTGCTATGAAAAACATTGGGTTTTTATATGTCAAAGAAAAATACCCAGATGATTATAAGAATATCACGCTTGTTTTTAACGACATTGACACAATGCCAATGACAAAAAACTTTTTAAATTATCACACAGTGGCCGGCACTATCAAACATTTCTACGGATATACATTTGCCCTTGGTGGAATTGTATCTATAAAAGGGTCCGATTTCGAGGCTTTAAATGGGTTCCCTAATTTATGGGCATGGGGGTTTGAGGATAATTTACTACAACTCCGCGCAATAAAAGCGGGGATAAAAATAGACCGCGCGCAATTTTATCCGATTATGGATAAAAACATCATACAATTAAAGGATGGCCTTGAACGATTCGTAAACCGTGGCGAATATGACAGATTTAAAAACGAAACCAACGAGGGAATTCACTCTATCACACAATTGACATATTCTTTCGATAATGAAACAGGATTTATAAATGTTAGTGCGTTTGATACTGGCACATCTATCAACCCTGCGCAATCAAGAATACACGATTTGCGCACAGGAAGCATTCCATTTAAACAAGGACGCAGACGTGGCACCATGGGAATGATATTATAAAAAGGTATAAAAATAAATAGACATAATTTTGTAATGAATATTGATCCATTACAAATCTTGCAAGTTACAATTTATTCCAAGATAATCAATGAAGTCAGTAATAATATAAATAGTCGTTATATGTCTTTGATCATATGCTTATTCATTGCATTAAAAATATATGAGAATGATTATTTCCAAGACAAGGTTTCGTCTTATCTTATGAATATGAAGGATCGAGGCAATAGTTTTATTATCATTCCGTACCATAAAAAACGTGTAATGACATGGGTGAGCGGAGGATCCAAAGAAACAACGCAAATATTTTATAGCAATCGATTCCATGCATTAAACCACTATTTACAGAAGCATTATAAAAGGATGATCAATAAAACCATAGAGGTCGAAAAGCGGGAGTTCAAATCCAGTTATTATAATGAAACGATGGATTTTACGCAGTTGCCTATAGAAGGCCAAAAAATCAAAATATGCGAAGTTAACAATATTTATTTTGAAATCATTATACAACAAGATAATGAATACGATGACAAAGATGATAAAAATAAACGCACAAGTAGCAATAGTAAAAATTTCACGTATAAAGTATCCGTCGATGGAATTGATAAATATCATATTCTTACGGATTTTTTTGATCGCTGTGAAGAGGAGTTTGAAAACGATATCCTGAATAAAAACGATAATCTCATATTTGAGTATTTGAAAAGCGAAAGAGATGATGAGGATAATAAATGTAAATTAGTATACCGCGAACACCCTTTTAAAAGCAATAAGCATCTAGATAAAAATGTATTCTTCGAAGGGCGAGATGAATTCATAAAATATATCGATAAATTTGCGGTTCATACGGGACGAGAAATGAAATCCGTTCATGAATTAGAATATGAAGATTCAGGAATCACATTTAAAGCCGGCATTATTTTACATGGCCATCCAGGTTGTGGGAAGTCGTGTACAATTCGCGGCATTTTAAATCGTACTGGTAGGAAAGGTGTCATATTGCGATGGTCTCTCTTTAAATCATGTAGTGAATTTTGCGCTGCATTTCGTTCTGGTAACATTAATGGAAAAAAGTACCAACTTAAGGATCTTTGTTTTATTATTGAAGATTTCGACGCGAATCATGATGAGGTATTAAAAAAGAGATCATCTGTTAAGTCAGAAGAGAATACATTGGACGCCGACTCGGATAGCGAACCAGAACCAGAAGAAAAAAACAAAACACATAAGAGTGAATCCAAGAAATATTTACAGAACATTCAAACGGCAATAAAAAATATGTCCAAACGCGACGATGACGAGTTAACATTGGACTGCGTATTGAACGTTATGGATGGAATTATAGAACTACATGATGCTATGTTTATATTTACCACCAATCACCTTGAAAAAATAGATCCCGCATTTATGCGACCAGGAAGAATTGATTACATTCTCGAATTGAAACGGGCTTCGGTAAAAACAATCCGAGAAATGATTGAATACAAATATCGAAAATCATCCATTGACTTCCATCAATATCAAGATTATTTTGATAAAATGAAGAGCGACGTTATCACACCCGCATTGGTACAGAATATATATTTAAAATATGGCGAAAATGAGATAGAAAAGTGTCTACAAGAATTAGTAATTCAGACAAATCCATGATGAAGTTTCAATATGCAAGTTTACGAGATATTCTCAACGATAAAAAATATGACGTAGAAGATATTAAATCTCAATATATTGCATTACTATCTCAGTTAACAACGGTGGAAAGTGTTTCTACAGAATTATTCTTGAAACAAGTAAAAGCGATATACGAAATTGGCGAGATAGTTATCGGTTTCTGTTTCAATATTGAAGAGCAGGCCATCTGCCTTATTGGATCGGGAACGATTATATATGAACCCAAAATCATTCATGGTTGTAAATTCGCAGGTCATATTGAAGATATCGTAGTGAATTCGTCTTATAGGGGTCTAGGCGTTGCACAATTCATTATATTAAAATTAGAAAGGCTAGCAATAGAAAAGAAATGCTATAAAGTGATCTTAGATTGTAAATCTGAATTGGCAGGGTTTTATGAAAAGTGTGGGTTTATTCAAAAGGGTGTTCAGATGGCCAAGTATTTTTAGCCGCTCAATTCATAATATAAAAATCTTGTTATTTATATTATGTTCGGCAAAAAAAAAAAAGTAGTGTTTGATCTATCTAGTAATATTTATATCGAACCATTCTCCCCTAATAAATCGTCAAATATTTTGATTTTCACTTCATTAGTTTTTATCACCAATATCATTGCCGCGCTTTATAGAGAACATTATTTATATGCATTTTTCTTTTTCTGTTTAACTGCAACATCACTTATAGTTCATAATTATAATAACATGTATACGAATTTGATAGATAAGATTAGCATATTTTTTATAGTAACCTATGGAGCATATATGTTATACTGTAAATCGTGTGGGGATAATTATGTAACAGTCTCTATTATTGTTATCACGTTTTTAATATGCGTGTTTTTATATGTTTACGGATCTCTCAAAAACAAATATTGTTTTGACCCACAAATAGAGATCGGAAACAAATACCACGGTCTGCTTCATTTTGTTGGATCATTGGGTCATCATTTGATTATATTTTTATAACAATCATGAAAAATTGAATAATAAATGCGTTTTCAATGATTGATAAAACAACAACAATGGCTCAGGTCCTAGAAATTACAAACCCAAATCTTGATATCAAGGAGCGCCACGACATGGAGGGACAAAATCTGGTCAAGTGCAATATGAACAAGGATGTATATAGGCATATTAAGACTGGCACCAAATACGTCATCGAATTGCCGGCAACGAACACAATTTTGAACGTCACATGTTCTTTTGCGGCGATAAGAGCAGCCGACATGCACATCGATTCGTGCACTGTAAACGGAGAGCCAGATAATGACTCCGCGAATTGCACGATCTCATATCAATATGATAATTTTGGTAGCATTCATTACAGTTCATTCTCTTATAGAGAAATTTGTAATGTTTATATGTCTGCAAATGACATGATTTAACCAAAAAATTGAACACGATAGATAATGTTTTTTTATCGGCAAAAAGCATCCCAATAAAATGGCAGAAATTCTACTAACCCATGATCGCAGACTCTGTCCAGAAATCGTAGATCATATCAAGTTATTTACCGGAGAGGGATGTTGGCAAAATGGAAGATATGTCAATATCAGAAAGATTTCAAGAACCGATCCTCGTTATGCAATGTTAACAAAGAGACCACGTATTAGGCAATTGCCTAGTAATTTTGATAAGCATTTAGATCCACTGCGTGGGTCGGTTTGGTTTAAATTACCAAATGGAAAATTCTTCGTGATCAATGTGATCTTTACGAAACATCGCATTGGCGATATCAATTATGAAGGCATTTATCGCGAAACGTATTATGATAACAAAACGCAGATAGAACTCATTCGCTAATTTCACGCAGAAGGTTCCTTCGAAAGTGGTCCATCTCTAAGGTATCCGATGCATGTTTATAGGTGAGTTGATTTTCATGTAAACGATAACAAACCAATAATTCGGTGATATTGTATACAGCGCCATATTTTTTCAATAACTTTACTTCTAATTCATAATCTTCTCCTATCGGAATGTTGCGTCGATCATTATAATTCCCCACGGACAAAACAGCGCTCTTTAAAAAGCAAAGGGTGGGTTGATTCATAAACCAATGTGGTTGGGTTCTCAAAAACTCGGACCAGGTTAGTTTTTCGGGATGATTTGTTACGCGATAATATTTTTTATTTCCCAAAGCATCTGATGTGAATAACTGTATATTTGCACCACAAATGACACAATCTTTATGCTGATTCATAAAATCAATTTGCGTTTTCATTCGGTGGGGTAACATAATATCATCAGAATCCATTCGAAATATAATTTCATGAGAACACATTTCGATCCCAATGCGTTGAGAATAACAAACACCTCGATTATCTTCTAGACGTTTATAAACCACGCGGCAATATCTTGTTCTTTTTTTAAAGTCTTCTAATAGATATTCGAGAACCTGAGTATATTCATCTCTAGAACCATCGTTTATCCATACGATTTCAATGCCAAAGTGTCCACTTTGATTTTTGATGGACTCTAAACAGTCTTTTATATACTGTTCGGGTGTATTATAACTCGGAATGAGAACAGAAACCCATAATGTGGGTTCTCGAAGTATCAAGGGTAGATCTAAGAAATTCATATTGGAAGAAATGTTTTTGGCCGTCCCCCAAAGTTGATGAGCATATACTTTCTTATGGCCATAATATGTGTCGCCTGAAAAATGAATAGGTAAAAAACAATAACTAGGATATACGGAGAAATCTGTATATTTCCCCTTAGATAAAAAATAGGTTAATAGTCCAGGCCCCACTGTGCCCCATGCACGTACGAGTTGATTCATATTATCGAATTCTTGAGAATTTATCCACTCTATAATATCTCTACATAAGGGATGATTTGGTACGAATCCCATGGTGCCTGTGGCGATCAATTCATTTCTTAGATCGCTGTTCTCAAAACTAGCAAATGCACTTTTACCTGAAAAATAATCATCAAATGGTTCGATGCAAATAGAATCGGCATCTACGAAATAGCCACCAAACTTATAAAGAATTTCCCATCGCATAATATCTGCTTTACCGTTCCATTCATTCATTTTGTCTATTTTTTCTTGACACGAGAATACGATGCCATGTTTGCTAATTTCTTCCTCATTCCAAAATATATACTCATAATCAGGATGCTTCTCTTTCCACGTTTCCATCAGTGAGAGGGGCGGAGATAATGGACCAATCCATATTTGATGTAAAATTTTAGGTATAAAGTTAGACATAAATATAAAATCGAATATCATTTATATTTATTTAAGAGTTATAGTTTTCATCGACTTCGAATAACTTATACGTTAGTCCAATTTCCTCATTGGATTCCCAAATTCCTGATACCTTTATTACGTACTGTTTAATTTTTGTGTCGTCCTCAGAATCTGGCAAGTATTTACTCGCAGAATTGTATTCCTTATATAATTTCATATACCCTGAGTATAATTGCCTTGACAGTAAATTCGATAGTTTCTTATTACATTGCTTAGTTTGCTTATAATATTCGAGAATCTTATATTCCATTTTGGCAAAGTCCTGTATAATGCTCATATTAGAAGGCTGATATGGATGGAAAACCATTTGTTTTTTGGTTCCGATTTTATTTATAGTTGCCACTTCAATTGGAAATAATAAATAAAGACCACTCATTACAAACCAATCATTTGAATATATAAACTTTGTAAAGTTACCATTCATAATGATGTTACGTTTTGTGTCTAAGAGGAATATATTATTAATATTGAATCGATTTAAGTCTAATGTTACAATCATCTGCGATGGTATAACTGCAAATTTATATTTATTATGTTTTGACAATTATAGTTATAATCAAATCATGTTTAGCATCTATAATAATTTGCGTAAATGACAATAAAATATATACCATAGTATATTATAGTATGTCTGCGCGATTAGGATTTAATGAAATGCCATATATACCTTGGAAAGGAAAAACATTAACTCAAATCACATCTTTATTTAAAAAAAATGTTGCCGATATGTCTTTCAATATTGGAAATGCGAACTTATTTCGTGCCAATCCAGTTAGATTGCATAGACGCGAAATAGCAACACCTGTCGATAATGTCTCTTGTCAATCTCGAGTATCGTCTTCCATAGATGTATTCAATCAACCCAATGGATCAATCATCAATTCATCTACTACGATTCAAAGTGGTTTAGTAAATACATTAGACGATACTTTTCCAAACAATACATGTGAAAAACCAGGATCTTGTATCACTTATGTGGCTGCCAATGGACAAACTGTCGGGCTCCTTTCAGCAAGCGATAACGCAAAACGTCGTGTCCGAAGTAGTGGAATTATTAAAAAGCAATTCGATATATCCAAAAATAACGATACATATTGCACCACTACGAAACAATATTTAAATGCGCGCAACATATCGTTTCAGCAGAACCAATATAATTTTATACGCCAAGGAAATTCTCAGGCCAAACCAGGCAGTAGTTTATCGTCAGCGAATGTATATTCACCGAATGGCATAAATCATTGTAAACGTTATAAAATTGTCACGGATGTCAGTTTTCAGTATCAGTGGATAGATGCAAATTTTTATACCGTAGATGTTCCTGAAGGATATTATACTGTAGACGACATAAATGCACTATTACAAAAAACCATGGCGGCTAATTTTCATTATTATATCGTGACATCTTCTCATAACATAAACGAAACTGTGTTTTTCAATAATAGTTATCTTAATAACCAAAATATCATCTTTTTATTAAATATTGCGTATAATTCGGTGTCCAATCAGGTCGAACTTCAGGCACTTAAGGCTAATAATGTGATATTTTCAGATGCGTATTTATCTATCTCTAGAAGCGCAACTTGGTCAACGCCCTCCGTGACTGTTGTGCCTGGATTCTATATATTGGATAATGTATTCCAAAATGCGATTGGATTTACTCCTGGTCATTATCCAGCAGATATCATTACATCGACGACTGAAAACACGCAAACCACGCTATCCAATCAAGTATTCGTTTCTAGTTCTACTCCAGGAATTCAACCTTTATATGTACCCATCAATTATAAACCAAATAATCCTCAATTTGGCCAACAAGGCGCCGTATCGTCAAGTTCACGTATTCTAAGAGCCAAATACAATTCTATCACGAATTCTACGAATGGATACGCAAACGCGTATGGAAAATCCGTTGCAAATGCACTTGCTTATGGTGTCCCTGAAAACGGGTATACAGTGAAAGATAAATTGGGTTATCCGAATAAAAAAACACCTTTATTTGGACATGGCGAAGCGAAATCTACTTGTAAATATATTTATAGAGGATAAACGGTTACACCTCGATTTCGTTTGAATCAATCATGTTCTGGTTCATAAACATATTCGTTGCGTTCAATGTTGGTTGATAGGCAACTTTATGTTTAATGCACCACTGAATGCATTTTTGGACGTTTATTTTAATCAAATTATCTATTTTTTCTTGTTTATGTTTATTCTCAATTAACGAAATCGTATAATGTATATTCTCTATTTGTTGTTGTCCAAATATAGAATTGTATTCCTCTAATTTCATATAAAACCATCGGGATATTGGAATGCTTAAAAATCGGTGTATATACAATTCTCCCGAATAGTTTGTGTTTATCATTTTCTCGAATGATCGATGCAAATAGGGATAAAAAAACTCGTTGTTAGAGTATAAGAATCCTTTGCATATAATATACTTTTCAGAATTCGCATATCGACTTGTGTGTGGCTTTGTTATATATACCTTTTCATAAAATGAGGATAACAAATACAATAGATCAATGCTATGTTGCATAAACGTATCAAATATCTTCAAAATGAAATTGCCTCCGCGTTTTTGCATAGTAATAGCGAAACAGATCTGTGCGAATAATAATTTGGAAATATTAACTTCTTGATTGTTAAAATCTACTGAGAAGTCAAACCCGCCATCTGCTGTGATTAAGTCCATGGAAGAAGAATACTTTTCTTTACAGTAAGAAAAATTGTCTAGCGATAGAATATTCCCAGTATTATCAGCACCATTTTCTATAAAGACATTTTTATTATTATTCAAAAAATTCTCTGTCTTTTTCCAGGAGGGGATGTTAGGGTCGTTATTATCATCAATGATCGTCATCCCGATATATTTATCATGGGGACAATTTCTTAGTTCAGCAAGCGCTTCAATAAAACCACCAGGCCCTTCCGCCAAATGGAATGATTGAATAGGTTTAGATTCAAAATGCAAATCAAATATATTTACTATTTCGATCATTTTAAAATAAGAACGCGATAGAGGTTTATGTCTCGACACTGCCTTTTTTTTAAAGGGAATTACTGTATGAATATATTCATATGGATTCGTATACTTTTTGAATATGTCCCAATCCTTTTCTCGTTTCTCTAATTTTTCCTTTATTTCGTATAGATATTGAGAAAGAGAATTCGATATCACTGGCGACGGTTGCTCTTCTTTTTCAATATAATCTACATACTTATAATTTAATACACTAGTTTTTGGTAATAAATAATAACTCATCTTGATAATATAAATCAAAAAATGTGTTTATATTATTATTCGTTATTTACATTATGTCGCTTTCTTTAACTTGATTTTCATAGGCGCGCCTGTGAATACGATCGGACCTGTAACTTCTACAGGTTTTGAAGGTTCAGGAACTGGTTCTGCTTGTGATTGTACCTCCACTTGCTCAGGTTCGACCTTCTTTTTCCTCAATACTAATTTGGGTTTATTTATTTTCTTAATGACCACGGATTCTTGTTGCACAGCGTCCATGAAAGTATCTACAGTTTCCTCCAATTCCTTTATCTTCTCTTCTCCAATAAGATCCACATATTCGTTTTGTTTTAGTATCACTTCTGCCATTTTCTTAGCATCCACGTTTCTTACCTTCCTGAATATAAAGTAGCGGTTCATGAACGATATTGTTTTTTCCTCTGTGCTCATCAATAGGGCTTTCTCGTAATTGGTCTTACTTTGCGAATTGCGTTTGGCTTCGCTTTCCATAGAGTGAAATAAATCACGGAATAACCCAGAACCATCTGGCATATCCAATTGTTTCGCCTCTTCTTTTGTCACAAGAACAAAGCCATAGTCTTCCATGACTCTGGTGAAATACTCAAAATTCACCAAATATTCTCGTATATATTGGTTGATACTCTCTTGGTAAACATTAATGCTATAACCTAAACTTAATTCGTCGTCTGGAAACCCAGTCTGGTCATACATTTTTACAAGTTCGTATATCTTTTCTTCGTTTTTAAAGATCGTCATACTCTCCCCGTTCTTCCTGTTTTTCAAATGGTCGAAAACTGTTTTGCCATCATAACATGTGCCAATAAAGTATCCATTTGTTTTGGTGCATTCGGATATGTTTCGCAAAAACTGATGAAACGACGTTTTGTTTTCAAAGAAGTAGTGCATCGCGAATTGACAGGAACTGATTTGAAATCCATTCTCTGCTACGCCATATTGTTTGATGACACCCTTTCCTAATATTGTGGCATCCTTGGGACCCTTTCCGAACACAGCATTTGCAATCTGTTTATCTTTTTCAGTTGTAAAACATTGTCCATTACGAATATTGAGACCACTATTTCCAACGGCGAATAGCGCACGAGGCATGTTTTTATCTCCCTTGTTTTTTCGCTCCTTTAAGAAGCGCGAGCATGCGCCGTTTAATTGATTATGGATATTATCTTTGGAAATATCGATACCAAATACGAAACCCAATTTACCCTCTATCCATTTGGCTAAATCACCAGCCTTTCCGACAGCATAATCAATGAGTGTATCACCACGATTCGATACCGATGTGATCAACTTCTTCTTTACGAATTTATTATGGAAATCGCGCAATGCACGCGTGCTCGTCTCTTTTGTCGTGGCAACATAATATATATCATCGGATACTTCGGGAATGTTTTGTCCCGTGGTGATCATATCCTCAGTGATTGGATTATGAATAGAATTCCAGTTACTATTTGCCACATGATAAGCATTACCATAACTTTTAGACCCCGCATTTAAATCGGCAGTTTTATCATAACGCACGCGAAGAGGCACCCATTTCCAACCTTCTGCATTCGTCATTTCATATTTGAATTCCACAATCATGTTTTCTTCGAAGTATTCGTTTTCTTCCGTCATCATAAATAATTTGGAACCATCTTGTTTTAATATAACGTTTGTATAACCAGCAGTTGGATCCGCTGGTTCTGTGGGTTGAAATATAACGGGTTTATTGTTTCGAATATTATCCACATCGTCGGACGTTGGTAGATTATCATCTAATATGTCTTGACAAGGATTTAAGAAGCCATGCTCTTTCTCATTAAACCCGCACCTCAGTTCCAGAGTTTTATACTGCGTAACGTCTTGAATTCCCTGCGCATTTTTGCCATCTTGGAAAATATGATGAATTGCATCCTTTCCTGTATCGTTCTTTTTTATGCTCACTAAGAAATCCACCGTATTGAATTCTGGCGGCTTCCACTTGAACGACTTATCCCATGTTAACTTTTTGGGTTCAGAACTTTTTCCGCCAGGCGTGTGTGCTCCCACAGCCAAATTCGATGGGGTAAAGATCAAACCATCAATATTATATTCATAGATGCCGTCTTTCAAATCCGATAAGATCTTTAAACAACCGTCGAATATAGTTACTGTATCCGTATCACTATGAAACGCCTTACATTTTACTTTAAATTCAGACGTGCTTTTTATTTCGACAATGGCTGGCGTTTTTGCAGGGTTTACCCAAACCGATTTTCCAGAGACCTCATTAAACCAATAAGGACGATTGTATTTTGCGGATATCAACTTAGTCCATCCAGGTTCGGTGGGCTCTTCCACCGGTTTAGCCACCTTCTCTTGCTCTTTCGATACTTCGATAATAGACTCGGGTTTCAGTAACGCGACTAGTTTTTGTAGTAAGAAGAGTCTATACTTCACGTCTGGCAATTCCTCGCCCTCTGGAATAAAAGCGAAATCTCTGGTTGTAACATTATTCACATAATACACATCGAACGCAGCGTACAAATTTATATAGTTTCCATGTTTATCATATTTGATATGCTCGCCATCTAGTAAACTCTCAAATATTGTTTTTTCACTCGTTTTCGAACCTGTAAATAGAACGTTCATATTGGTATCAATCATATATATTTTTCCATCCTCTGCAATATATAACAAACGACGATCTCCATCTGCCTTATCTGTGACAGTATAATTTTTTCGTATATTGGTTACAATAGGTCCTTCTGCAATGGGTTGAATGTTTTGCAACTGTAGAGTAACCGATGATGGTCCAACGAAATCACTGGATTTGATCCAGCGCTGTTGGAAATCTTTTCCATGTACTAAACGCATATAAGACTGTAATATTCTATCGCGCTCACCATAAGAGATCGGAAATTTCGATCCTTGAATGCCACTTAATACAATTCGGATGCATTTTCTAAGAGGCGCCATAAGAGCATCTACAGTATTATAATTACTTGCGGTGCCCACCTTCGTATTATCCACTTCCAACTCGATCTCATACTGCTCCACATTATTAAATACATTTGCTTCTTGTATCGTATAAAAGGGAAGACTCTTTTTGCCGGACGTTTTACCAGTTTTCACAATACTCAAATCCGCAAATATGGGAAAATCGGGATGGTAAAAGCGAACACGATTCATGAAACGAAATAGTTTTTTAGAATCATCCCATCTAGAAATAATTGTATTCGCAATTTCAGATTGAATGTTATAATCAGTTTCTGTCTGTAGAGAAACGCGAAAATTGAAATCCTCCATATCTAATTTATTGACTCGAGTGCCATCTTTCGCCATCACACTATCCTTCTGTGTAAACTTTAATTTATTGAATGTAGTAGACGGCATATCGATGACTTTTTTAATACTATTTGTTTTACAATATTCTTGAATTAAATCTGACCCCACGATCTCCGCTCGAATATTAGACATTCTCTTCTCACCTGTTCTAGGATGTGTATATTCGCTATAAATGCGCATGATTTGAAGACCATCTTCTACTTCGGCCTTGAAACCGCATGCATATAGATGAGAAACAACGTTATCATAATCAATCTTGGAAATAGGACGTGCTATTCTAGGATTTGTTCCGAACCGCACTTCCAATTCGTTTGATTTGCGCCCCATTCTCAAAAAAGGATTACTTTCTAAATAGAGTTTGAGTATATTATCGAATTCTTCCTTCTTTTGTTTTATCGTTTTCGAAGGAGGTTCATTCTTTTCCTTATTCATTCTAATATGTGATATATAGTAAAATCACATATTATTTTTAAGTTCAATTTTCTAATGTTCTAATGATCTATTGATGTAACATATTATGTCCATCGGATAGTTTCGCTTATCAAATTATAAAGGTCGGGCTTTTTGGGCTTATTGACTTCGTCATAAATACCTATTTTTTTCGCAATATCAATCAACTCATCCAGTTTATACATGGACGATGCTTTCAATGGTCTGGCATAACTATTCAAAAATATAAGGTCCGTCTTTAGTTTTGCTATCATTTCTTCCGATATTGGCTCTGGATTTATTTTATATTTATTAAACGTATCCTTATATAGAACATATGTGTTCAATTTTATATCCACATTTGCAAGTAATTCTATCGCAAAGCGTTTGGAAGGATCAATCATAATAACGTTGATATTATAATAAACAATCATCCCAATTAGACATAGGAGATTCGTTTCTTTTTGCGTAGTTAAAAAATCGGATAATATTTCTTGGACCGATGCCTTGGTGATCTTATTGTTCGTTGACTTCATTTTCGATGGATTTTCCTTTATAAAATTACCAAAAGTCTGTTTTAGTTCAAGTTCCTTCACTCCATAATTACGATCGATTTGAAGATATTCGTCATAGCCATTTATAGCGATAAACAAACACCAAAATAATGTATCTGGATGGGATGGTGATATCATATCTTCATATTTGATTTCTAGCGATGGAGTCGATTCAATAGAATCGACAATGGGGTCAGGAGTAGACACTTTTTCACTGGATTCGCACGTTTCGACAATGGTTTCTAACATATCGGCTTTTGTGTCGGTCGTAAAAAAATAGCGTCTCATCCTATCCAAAATGCCTGGCTTATCGGTGTTCGGTTTGTTATAGAATATTGAATTTAAATAATTGGACATTATTTATTTACGCTGCTATATAATATCGTCTTGTTATCTTTATTTTCTTTTTCAATAAAGAATGAATTCTTAAAGTCTTCCTTCTGATATTCCATCGCTACCAAATTATACTCTTGTTGTCGAGTATACTCTATATACTCTTTTATATCTGCTAATGTTTCAGGTGATAAAAAAGATAGGTTTACATAAACGCCACTCTTATTCTCATTAATCTTACAAAGGTTCTTGGATAGGATCTTTAATATCTCTACTTGATTGAACTTTTCCATCTTTTCTATCGAAGCCTTTATTTTTTCTAAGGATTCCAAGTTTTCTACGTCCATATTTATGGTTATAATTGGTTTATACATTTATATCCCTTTTACAAATGTATAATAACGCTATTCGTCATCCTCATTCAAAATATTGATTCTCGGTTTTCTACCTGGCTGCTTTCCAAAATCTTCAACGTTCTTATTCACGTCTAACAATTTTCCAATCACACAAATATAGGGGTCGTTCAATTCAAAACGAATGCCCACGACACGAACCGTGATTTTCTCATTCTCTTTCACAGATGCAAATTGCCTATCCGTGAAGTGATGGTCTCTTGCCAAAAATGCTGTGATTGGAACTGAGCCATTATCATCCACCACCTCTGCATGAATACCCGCCTTGGTTACCGTTTTAGTTTGGCACTCAATCAACATGCCTTCCACTGGATAACAAACCATACATTCAAATGATGTTTGGAATTCGATGCCTTCGCCATTTACAACTCCACTTGAATAACTGAATAATTTTACAGAGCCGATTTTTACGAACCCTTCTGCAATACATTTACCTTCTGTGGATCTGGAAATCTTTCTCTCTAAATTTTGTTTTATATTTTTACCAATCTCTTGTATTGTCAATGAAACTTTCATAGTTAACATTGATTTCAAGTAAACACCGAAAATGGGTCCGGGTTCTTGCTTTTTTGCCATCATTGATAATATAGTAGCACAAATTATCTTTAAATGATAATGAGATATACTGTATTCAATTTTCTACATATAGCGAATCATTATAGAGATACAATTTTATTCGCCAATGCCTTTTCGAGGTCAAAAAACCATACCGCCTTATCTTTGGATTGTGGGTCGTCGTTGTAATATCTCATAACAATTTCCAAGATCACACATAAACCACCCTTTAAAATGCTTTCGGCATTATCGTCATTATACAACGTGGTTTCTTGGCGGTAGGGATTTTCTTTTAATACTTCGTTCAATCTTATGATTAAATCCTTTTTTCCTGCACTACTACATTTTGCACCCTTATTGTTACGTTTTTCGGTCATGTCTTTGGTTTTAAATACTGTATCTCCACTTTTAAATAAGTGCATAAATCCCACCAAATCACGAATTATTGTGCGTTTAATACTGAACGTATTGAGAATACTAATTGCTGAGTCTCTGGTTTCAGTGGGCGTCGCCTCTTTCCATGACATATCTTCTTTGTTTTGTACGTAAACGGTGTTTTTATTGTTAGATGCGAGAACAATGCCCTTCTTATCTTTGATTTGTATGATCTTTTCATCGAAATATAATTTTATGGTTTGCTCTATCTCTGACGTGAGACGATTTGGATCGATATCTTTATAAATAAAGAATGCTAATACGACTCTCTCTTCTAAGGATAGAGTATCTAATAAATGATACACTGCATATTTATAAATTAATTCTTCGGGAACTTCATGATCATCAGTTAATATGTCATGAACTTTACCCAGGTGTTTATGCCAATCAATTTCTCCACCGCTTAATTCAGAAACTTTAAACTCATCAATATAAGCCATTTGTTCCTTGATTTTTTGTATTAAAATATCATAATCATTCGCAATGTTTTCTTCTAGAGCCCGGGGTTCTATTGTTTCTTCGGTCGTTTCTTCTGCCAATTTAAATAGATTTTTTGGCGGAGGATTTGCGTTCTCCTTTTCTTTGGGCAATTCCATTTGTAAAGCATCGTGATTATACGTAACAGGCACTGTTCTATCATAAATCGACGAGTGCTCATCCGTGATCTCTATCGGTTGAAATGCATAATAATCTCCTGAATTTACGAGGTATCCGGTTCTCCCATATTTATCAAAAATGATTTGATTTTTATTATCCACGAATTTTGAAATAGTATAATCGATATGTTCATCAGGGTATTCATTTGGCGTTTTAATTGAAGCATATAACCTATTACGTTTATAATGATTCTGTTCTCGGAAAAGTTGACGCATTCTCTTAACAATGCCTGAATAATTCATCTTTGCATAATCCTCCCCATAGGTGTTCTTAATGAGATCGGCATCGTTAATATTCGCATTAGGAGAACATTCCAAATTGCATTCCATATAATCGCACACATCGGTGAATGGGCGATCACCAATCTTAAAGTCTACCTCTTTTTTACTAGATAAATTGATCTTTATTTGTTGATTGGCATCTAGGGTATATAGTTTCTCTGCAGTGAATTCTTTCTGACCTATATTTAGTAGACAATCTACAGCAGTCTCTTTTAATAAGCGAGTTATTTTTCCGATTTGAATGGCTTTCTTTTCGGCATAGCGATAAACATAAAGATCGGCTGCTTCTTCTTCAGAGTCTTGTTTTGTGGCATGCAAATAGATCTCAACATTCCTATCTTCGAATTTTAGATTACAATGACTTAAGTTTCTTACACCTCTTCCTATGATCTGCTCTATGCGATTCATATTATACCAGGGTTCTAATATATGGATTTGGCGAATATTTTTAAAATCGATTCCCTCAGCAGCAGCACGTGTGATTAAGATGACCTTCACATTTTTGCCATCTTTGTTCTCCTTATTGGTTACATATTTTACGTCACCCAAGTTATTCGGCGAAAATGCGCCATCGCCTGTGATCATAACATATTTTGCCGCGCTAAATTCAGAAGGATCATGTTCCTGTAAAAATTGTGATCTTGGTTTCATAGTGACTGCGTCGACAGGTTCAACTGGTGGATTTTCAAAGAGATTCTTGGTATAACTTGCAGATCCATAACGAGAGAACCCCATTTCTTCTAGGGCTAGTGATATGGGAACAACTCCACCATCTTTATATTCAGAGAAAACTAATATAATGCCTGTGGAGTTTTTGATCGCATTGCAAATCGTAGCAATTTTACTACTATATTTTCCTATGTTATCCGGATGGAATATTCGTCCATAGTTGGTCAATACATCTGGTTTATAATTAAAACCATAGCGTAATTCGTATGATTCTTTTGTTAATTTCGAGTCCATGACGTTCGCTAGACCGCGTTTACCTATCATATCTTTAATAATCTCATAATTTAATTCTTCCTTTTCTTCCGATTCAACCGAAGAGTCGGTTGACGACTCTGATTCGACAGACGCTTCGACTGATTCAGCAGGCAGTACAAATTTAGGATTAGGGAATACAATATTCAATGCTTCGATAGGTTCTTTTAAATGCATATACCCAAAAGATTCCATGTTATCAAAGGAAGGCATTTCTCTCTCTTGGCCATACATCGTTGTGATATTAAACGACTTTGTGCGTAAATGTTGGATCACCGATTTATATACGTCCTTTTGATATTCACCGATCTGATTTAAATATACAGGAATATGTTCGAGCGGGTTCTCAATGGGCTTCTCATTCATTTGAATGGTCGGATATTTTATTTTGTTTTCCGGCGAAAACGTATTCTCAAGTGAGAACACCGTGGGATAAATACGATAAGGAAAAGTATATGGATTTTCTCCACGAACATGGGATACATATCCTGTGAGTTTACGCTGCAATAATTCCTTTCCGCCTTCTAATACAAGACCTTCCTTTGTGTTTCTTTCGGGTAAAAAATTTCCTTCCTTATCAAAGACTTCAGATTCCGATATCAAACTTCGTTTATCGACAGCATTCAGTAAATTCGCTAGCCATATGATCTCCTTATAACTATTATACATTGGAGTGGCCGATAATAATACCAATCTTAGGTTCTCGGCATATTTTACAACACGCATTAATAAATTGGCCGTCTTTTTCCCTTCCTTATTATCCTGTGTTAAGCGAATATTATGTACTTCGTCAATAATAATTAAACGATTATTGAATAACTTTTTTATCTTACGAATTTCAAGGGCTTTTTGCTCTTTCTGTGAATAGTTCGTAGATTCTTCTGTTTGTGTATTATGTTTGATATAGTTTGCAAATTTATCGTATCCCTTAAACTCATAATATTGGCGAATAAGATACTTGATTTGCTGGATCACAGTTTCTCTTGATAACCCTTTTAAATTCGTTGGATTTATCTCGGTAAGAAGCGCATTGCCAATACATGTATCCAAATTCCAGGCGCCATCGATCAGTTTTAGTTTTCTGTCATCGAATAATTGTAGTTCGAAATTTTTCTGTACGTTTGGTGATGCAATCACTAAGATTCTTTGCGAGATTCCCGTCTGCTTCATATAAGATCTCATTTCTTCTGCGATTCCGATCGCACTGCAAGTTTTGCCTGTACCTAAAGAGTGGTATAATAATAAGCAATTATAAGGCGTTTGTAAGGATAAGAAGTTCTTTACGAAGTTCTGATGGGGAAGTAGTTCAAAGGATGCATTACATAAGATCTCTGCGCGTTGTTTGATATCGTATATTTTGCCATCAAACATAGTATCATGAAATTCCTTTCTCTTCGCTATTTTGATATTGAAGGTCGGATCATTCAATTCAGGATATAGAAAATCATAGGAATCGGCAGTGTTCTCATTTTCGTTCTCTAATTTTTCTTTACGAAATAGGTATTTATTATATTCGGTGGATTCGACATCTAGTGGCATAACGCCAATTTTATCCGTGAGTTCCTTTTCTTTATCCGTGAGTTCAATTTCAGTAGACGGAATAGGCAAATCATCATCAACAATAGGGTTCTCTTCTTGAAGTGCCATCTCGTTTTCAAACTCTTGTAAATTTTCGTCTACCTCTTTCTCCAAGCCCTCTCTATCTTGTATTGGTTCGACCAATTTTTCTTTCTCCAAGCCTTCTCTATCTTGTATTGGTTCGTCTAATTTTTTTTCAACTGCTTCTACAATTGGCATAGGCGCATTTTTATTATAATGTCTTACCAATTCAAAAACCAATTCGTCGTGCATTCTAGCGCCACCGAGTGGTAATTTTTCATCTTTCATTTTATTTTCTAATTCATCACGAGTCAATTTATATAATTCTGTGATCTTCGGTAGATCCGATATAGTGGGACGATAATCTACCTTCTCGTATTTATTTTTTCGTACTTTTAAAATAACATCACCAATTTGAATATCAATATACCCATATTCCAATTCGCCTGTTTTGGGATTCTTCCGAAAGCCCCATTGTCGTTTTACCTTATCTTTATCATTCAAAAATGCGATAGGAGGCGCAGGTTCCGAGGGCAAAGGAACAGGCACAGGTTCTATTGGAATAGGTTCAGAGGGAGGTTTTTGGCGGTTCGCCCCTAAAAACGAAGATATGGAATCGGCCAATGGATTTGCTGTGTTTACATCAACATCTGACGGGTTACGTTGAGTGAGTTCCTGGATAATCAAACTTTTTTTAGGGCGACCTCTCTTCCGTGTTTCGGGATTAGGTGATTTCTTTTCTTCCTTATTTTTTATAGTTAATTTTGGTGGCATTTAAAATATATGTATATATTTCTTTACATATATTTCGTTCACATTACAAACTGAATAAGCGGAATGATTTTAGCGTTTGATGTATATTTGTGATTAATCTTATTTTTTCTAAATTATAAGGCCGTATTGCTTTTGTGCATTCTTCATACGTCTTCCATTCCATCTTACTAACCTCAGTCTTTTCATAATTCTCTAGGTCTGTCGTGTTCTCATATTTCATAAATGTGAGATAGTATTTATGCTTATATGACTTATAATTCGAACCAGTAAATATTTCTTCAAACGGTAATATGTTTTGAATATTATTTAAATGAGCGATATCATATCCAGTTTCTTCAGAAAACTCGCGCATAGCACATTCATAATCATTCTCTTGATAGTTTCTTCTACCCTTTGGGAATCCCCATTCGGCCTCTGTCCAATGGCTATATTGATTCGATTCCACAATCAAGTCTGCTAATGTAAAAAAATCATTCTTCAATAGAATTCCCGATCGTAATGCATAAAATTTATCGCGCGAAATCAATTCCTCGGATTTATATTGATTTGAAAGTTGTTCGTCGCCCCATATTCTATACCATAAATCATCGAATTCCAAAGTTTTCAGACCATGTTTTTCGGAATCGGTCATTTGTTTTAGCATATTCATGATATAGTCTTTATTATAAATCGAATATTTGCCACGCATAAAATCGATATACCCTAAAGTATCTTTTCGTCGTATCATCAAATATTGAAGGCTGTTTTTATGAATACGAAATGAGATTATTCCTATGCTCGTAATAGGCATTTTACATTGATGGTATAAATGCCCTTGTTTTCCGCAGTTATTGCAGTAATTATCTGTCATTTTTATAAAATTATTCGATTCTCCTATCTATTTATAGTCCATAGTCTTTATATAGATCTACTAATTTTTATTATCCAATATGCGATTTGAACCTAACGTTTGGGGGCCTCATTATTGGTTTTTTCTACACACTATCGCCGAATCCTATCCTATGCATCCGAATGCTACAACAAAAAGAAAATATTATGATTTAATTCAAAACTTTCCACTTTTTATACCCGTCGAAGAAATAGGAAATAAATTTAGTAACATGCTTGATAAATACCCAGTGACGCCTTATTTGGATAATAGAGACTCTTTTGTGAGATGGATGCATTTTATTCATAACAAATACAATGTGCTATTAGGCAAAGAAGAGTTATCGTTGCCCATATCTTTAGAAATGTATCGTGATTCTTATAAAGCAAAACCTATTTATTTATCTGATAAAATAAACCTAAGAAAGCATTACATACATGCAGCATTGATAGTGTTGTTTGTTATTCTTATTTATGTGTTCTATGAGTAGATTTTGAAAAGAAAATCATGGTATATAAAATATCTAATAGAAACCCGGACGCACTGAAAAGTAATAAAATATATTCTAGTGGCGTTTTATTTTCTATTCCATAAAAATAATAGACAAGTATAGCAAAAAACGGGATGGCTAAAATGTCACCATAATGACATAGATTGTTGATAAACTCTTTCATATCGATGTTTTTGTTATATATAGTTTCATTATATTTATTCAAGCAAAATCTTCTCTTCATAATATAAAAATAGTAGCATATGCGATTTGAATTGATCATATTTATAATTGCAGGACTTATAATAGCAAACATTTATACTGAAGGAAAATATTTAAAACTATTAACGACATGGAAAAAATATTATCAGATGGCAGGAGTTGCTTTTGGAGCATTAATGATATACATGTTGCTTAAATATAATCCATTGCGGGCTCAGCAGATCATGGCCACGTCGAATGAGTACTTAAAATATTTACCTCTTGATAGTTCTACGTCCAGTATCATATCACCCATATTAGATTTTACATCGAAACATAATTTCGCAGAGGATCAATATTCGAGTTTAGATGGAGGTAACTATAACTATCCCATAATATCTATGCCCGAAGTATCTAATCAGCGCATGGTTGAGAATCGCCTCATGACATCGGGTAAAAAAGCAACGAAACGATCAGTGAGCGAAACGAAGAAGAAATTTGTAGCATCCAGACAGAACTGGAAGTGTCAAGAATGTCAAAGTCAATTGAACGCGTGGTTCGAGGTGGATCATATCAAACGATTAGAATATGGCGGTAGTAATCATATAGATAATTTAGTCGCCTTATGTCGTGAATGCCATGGAAAAAAAACAACCATAGAAAATCTATAAATTCGTGTTTAGTAATAAGAAAACTAAACACGAAGAATTTATCTCCTTAATTATTAAGAGAACAAATATAAAATGATATCAGAGATTTTTCAAGGCATAATTTTATTTATTATTTTTTTAATCAAATTGCCGATACGATTATTCTTCTTTTTAATTAAAATGCTCACTTATATTTTTGGAGGGATATGGTCATTATTGATATACATAGCAAATTCGATGAAAGAAATATTTGTTACGCCGATCACAAACACGCTTTCTGGCATGAATCCCGAAGATATAAACACAACAATGAGTAAATATGGATTGCTCTATGGGTTTATGATTATTATGATTGTTGTATTGGGGATTGCTATGTATGACCCAGGCGCATTGGATAAAAACACATATATTTATCTATTCTCTGCTATTGTCCCGCTATTTATCATCATGGGGTTTGTGATACCATTTGCAAGAGAACAGCAGAACTCTAAATATACATTTTTTATTATAGGGCTTATCCTATGTTTTTTTACTGCGCTAGTCTTTTTCTATTCATCTTCAAGTCTAACTAGTCTATTCTATGTTTCTGCTGCAGTAAATGTGGTGTTGTTACTAATATTAATGGTGGCGTTGGCCTTGGTTTTCCTTATATTCAGTAATTACTTAAAATCTTTATCTGGATGGTTAGGGTTTTTTGTTTATTTTATTTTTTATATTCCTTGCTTGCTAATCGACTTCTTTAATTACGTCATTCGTGAATTTAAAATGACTTCCAATTCGGCTTATATTTTGTTTGTCATAGAAATAATATTGTTATTGATCTATTTTTATATCCCCAAGATTATGGAACTTATTATTTATTCGAACAATACGGTCCTTCTTAAGGAGAGTGCGTTTTTAGATATTCCCAAAGTGATCGGAAATAGTGAGATGTTTAAAATGAAAAACTCTAAGGATCTTATTTTGGCGGATAAGCAGATTGTTTACCGTCGTAATTATTCATTATCTATGTGGATCTATTTAAATAATCAATCGCCGAACACATCTGCATATTCTAAAGAAACTCCTATTTTTGATTATGGAGGAGGAAAGCCAAAAATTTGCTACTATAATGATGTAACCAATACTGATGGAACAGATAAATATATCATTTATTTCACTAATTTACAAAACGTACCATCTAACTATGAGATCACACTCCCTAGCCAAAAGTGGAATTATTTTGTATTTAATTACTCCTCTACCAAAGTGGATTTATTTGTAAACGGAAGCATTATGAGAACCTTTAATTATAAGGACAATTTACCGCTTTATTTAGCATCAGATAACATAACCATTGGTAATGATGATGGATTAAATGGCGCTATATGCAATGTACAATACTTTACTATTCCGTTAACAAACCAGCAAATAGCAAACTCATATAATTTACTCATGTATAAAAATCCGCCAACTATTTAGTTTATCGTTGATAATTATTTATTGTAATATAGTATAGTAAATTTCATGAATCCAATTGTTATTCTTTTAGGAATCGTAATCATTGTTTTGATATACGTGTTATACAAATATTTTTCTTCGAATACCGTAACTTTACAAGCGTCTGGAAGTTTAAATGCGCCAATACCTCCTATAACTAGCATTAACAGCCCCACGAACACGCGTTATGGATACGGCATTTGGCTATTTGTAAATTCATGGGATTCGTCCACTACAAGTCGTATCGTTTTTAACCGAAACAATAATATTCAATTATCCTTTAGCCAATCCAGTCCTACATTAAATTGTATAATGACAATGAGCGATGGAAATACGCAAACTGCTATGATCACAGATAACTTCCCCTTACAAAAATGGGTATATGTCATTATTAGTGTAGATAATCAATTCATGGACGCTTATCTTGATGGAAAATTAGTGGTGTCAAAAAGATTCTTTAATCAATCTACACCTTCTGTTATACCCAAACAACCGCAAGACTCTACCGTTCCGATTACTTTAGGGAATTCCGGAATGCCCAACTTCCAAAAACAAGATATTTATATTACAAGATTCCAGCGTTGGACAGATCCAATAGATCCTCAAACGGCATGGAATACATATATGTCTGGTAATGGAGGAAGCACTACAAGTACTCTAGGTGCATATAGCGCGAATTTGTCTATTTTGCAAAATAATGTCGAAACGAACAAATATACTTTGTTTTAAAAATCGTTTTATACATGTATTATATATTAGATAATACACGTATGAATTTTCAACCAGCCACGTCTCAAAATAGTCAATCAGGAAACTTAATAAAAAGCGCAGGAGAAAATATAGGCAGTGCAGTCAATAGTATAAAAACTAACATTAATGATTCCGTCAGTGGGTTTTCGAGTCAAGTTCAAGCCGGATCTAGTGCCACTCAACAGTTTTTACAATCCAATACGATCGTCGCCAAATTTGCATTTTTAGTACTTATTCTTTTCGTGTTCTTATTTTTATTAGGTTTAGGCATTTCATTGATTCAATATTTTATCACGCCACAGGGCGACCCCTATGTGATCAAAGGACTAATTAATGGAAATAACGCCCAAACCATTTCTACTGATCCTTCGCAAAGTAATTCAGTCGTGATCTATCGCTCAAATAATCAATCGAAGGGATTAGAATTTACGTGGTCCGTATGGATTTATATTGATGACGTAATTGGAAACGCTAACCAACTAACTTCAACCGGTCAAAACGTAAATATATCCAAATATCAACATATCTTTAATAAAGGCGATAATAGTCCCGATCCAACAACCAATGTGGCATCTGTCAATAACGGTCCCGGATTATATCTCAGCGCAGGAAATTATACCGATGCAAAACAACCCCATCAGGCAATATTACATGTTATCATGAATACATCGTCTACTGATGATGCTCAAAGCACAATTGATATTGATAATATACCAATTAAGAAATGGGTTCATGTGGCTATGCGCATGCAAAACACAATATTTGACGTGTATATTAACGGAGTCGTATCTGGTAGATTGATTATGCAGCAAGTTCCAAAACAAAATCACAACAACATAAACGTTTGCCAAAATGGCGGCTTTCAAGGCAAGATGTCTAATTTACGTTATTATAGTCACGCATTGAATGCATTTGAAATCAATAATGTTGTGAGTGGGGGGCCTAATTTAACAACTAATTCCTTGGATAGCACGGCAACGTCTTATGGAAGTTATTTATCCAATATGTGGTATTCCTCAAAAATGTAAAGGGACATTATATCTATTCATATATATAATGTCAGTCAATTCCAAAGTATGCATTCAGCGTAGATTTCAACTCCTTTATAATAATCCTCCGCCGCGGTTAACGCCGACGTCACCATATAAAAGTGGAGAATATACAAAAGAGCAATTAGATATGCGAAGAAAGGCAGAGGTGCTACAATATAAGGCTTCCAAGTCCAATACGAAAACGAATAATTTAACCAAGGCGCAGAAATGGTCACAGATTGTGAAAGGCGTTTATACAGGACCCACATTGTATTGTCCTATAACGATTTCGAATATAAAAACGCTAACATCATCATGTGATGTTCCGGGTCCTATTATGAATTTATATTACGATCCAAGTGTTCCACTCTATAATTATGCAACGAATACGGATGCTTATGCGATTAATAATTCTCCAATTTCTGGCGGCTGGTCGAGTTATATTATCGAAAATTCACAATGCGTCGCTTTATCAAGAACAAATATTTTTAACCTATATATCCAACCTGATATTCAAAACAAATCCTACGTTTTTGATTTCCAACTGCCATTTGCTATTTATATCAACGGATCCAATTTATCGCAATATGATTATGTCAATAATCCATTTGATATATCTTTAAACATTGCTTCTGCTGCGGCTAGTGTATATTATAGTGGCGACCCCGTTCCAAAGATTAACCCTATATGTGACATAAATGGAAAAGGTGTCGGAGCGGCCATAAAAGTATCAAGAAGTGGATCGAAATATGCAGATTCATATTCAGCAATTATATATTCTGGCGTATTAACAATTTCTAATTTGCATCTATATACAGAATCTGGATATGTTTATAATATAAATTTACTTTTCGATATTAATTATGATGTAAATTCAAGTAATCACGTTATATCGAATTCGTCGGTTGGCGTTTATTCTAATTTATCACAAGAATATAAACGGATCGGATCTTCATCAAATCAAACAAATTGTAGCATAGTTGCAGGCATCTCAACACAGCCCTATGTTCCCTTTTCACTATCTGGTAAATAAATCACATCGTGCCCGATTTTACTCTATTTACAATAGCCTGTATTTCTTCATCCACTATAAAATTCTTTAAAAATATGTCTCTGCACTTTTTCATTTTTAACATCGTATACTCTGGAAAATCTTTAAAATTTTGAATATGGGTTTTGATTTGTTCCATTCTATCATTTTCGGTATCATCATTATCAATATAAAAGACATTGTCCCCAAACCATTTTATTACAAATGGGTTTCTATCACTTATGATTGGAACGCCTGCCGCCAATCCTTCAAATAAACGGTTCGACGATAATCCAGAGTCAATATGTTCTTTGGAAGATAATACTAAACAAACGCCGCACTTATGAATCTCTCGCACCAATGATATTCCGTCAAATGGTATTTCTTTTTGATACGAAGAGAACCCTTCCCAGACATTCACATTAGTAATCATTTTGGGGCCATAAATAGAGACCATATTTTCGCTTTCTAATTTCTTTAACAAATCAAAGATGTCTTTTCGTTTACTCAATGAATTTGGGAGAGCGTACCAATTTATACCACAATAAAAACATTTCATATCGCCAAATGTGAGATCCTGAATAGAAGTTTTTTGTGTACTATTGTTAAAATATCCTACTATGGGTTTATTACTTAGTTCCATCATATGATTATCAATAATATCAGAATGACTTGATAAAAATCCATCACATGACAAAACGTTTCCTATAGATTCTTTTGATGAATGATATAAAAGTGGGTTCCATAAGGCCATTAATGTATAATGATCTGTATTCTTGGGTGATGTAAAATGCAGCGATATGATACAAATAATATTCTTCTTTTGAAAATTACGAATATCAACGCCATCCAAATATGGGTTTTTTATAACAATGCCTTCGTTATTAATAATAATCATACCTTGATTGATCGTTTCACATGCTATCTGAAATCGTTTTAATAACTCGGATTCTGCGTTATTACTATCTGGGAATGAATCATAGAACACAATATTTTCAGTGAAATTGGTGAGTTGCAAATAACTTTCTATTCTGGATACATCGTCACTACTAGATGTTACTTTGGGCGCATGAATCATGATCTTTTTATTAAAAAAATAATTATACATATTGTTTTCGTTCTTCTTCTCCACATATGATTTATCTCTAGTCAATGGGCCAATTTTCACTTTTGAAACCCCAAATTTAATATTATTTGATTTATTATAATTGCCAACGAATTGCTTTGCTAATTCGTTAAAATTTCTATCATTGACATTAGAATTTGGTTTTGTAAACATAACATATAATATTGTGGCATTATATTTATAGGAGATCAGTAAACAACCGATTTCGACTAAACATATAACTGCGTTTATTTGACATACTTTTTCCGGCAGATGGGACAATCGGAAACTCTGCTATAACATGGATTACAAATAAAATGACAACATGGCGATATAATCAAATCCTCATCTTTGATTTTGATAAGACACACAGGACAATCTTCCTTTTCGCTTTTTGAATATAGTTCTCGCATCTTCCTAGAAGATTCCGTTTTCTGAAATGTAAGACGACTCCTTACTTGTTTCAATAACTTGTTTATGTTATTGAGATGCGCTTCTTTATCTTCCAATTTCTCTGATAATGACTCGCACATGTCTTCCAATTCTTCTAACCTTGATTTTACAATAGGATATGGATGATGGCCACAATGATATACCACTTTCAGATTTCCAACTGCGATTTTATTATTCTGTGACGTCGTATGTGCCTTCAATGTGCCCATTTGAACATAAGAAACTAACTTATCGTCTACTTCTTTATTATAGTTTGCAAAATAGTTATTGAATTTATTTTGCAAATCGCTTAGGTCTGGTAAAATCGGCTCTTCATATACTGGCCCAGGTTCATGAAGTATCCCATCAACTTCGTATCGTACATCCATATAATGATGTACCCTCCGTCGATAAGTAAATGTTACTTGATACTTATGTGCAGACTTAGTTAAGTTTTCAGTAATATTATCAATGCGAACACTAACGTTTTCATAATCCACGTCGATGATATCCGTATTATTTAACACTATTTTCTCCCATGACTCCATAAATTGTTGATCGCGCGTCTTTGGCATTGTTTCTTTGGTTACGGATAGTCATGTCGCACTAAGATATTCAATTTTCTAAAGCATGTCTAAATAGCGCATTGAATATTTTTGACGTTCTTCGAAATACGGTTGGAAATGCGAGAGATCAAACTCAATTTCGTCTATTTTATTAATGACACAATAAGCCATATGTTCAAATCTAGAAATCAAATAATTTGCAACATCCACATCGGTTTCCCAATTTGTAATACAGTGTGCATGATAAAAAAACTTATCAAATACAATTTTGGGTTCATTTAAGAAAATCTTTGGATCATAATCGATCGTATTCCCAAGAATGGTATGAAAGATTTTATTAATCGCTTTAAATTTATGGAGCACGGTTTTATAGTAGTCATCTTCTTCTTTTAAAATCCTGTTTTTTAATAACTTGTCTGATCTGGTATAGTGCTTGAATAAGATCCAGTTTTTTAACCACCTTATATTGATAAATATGTCACGATCTATTATGCAATTAGTATTCATCGATGTATTTTTTAACTCATTTAACTTATTTTTGACAGTATAGTAATCTTGAAGTTCAGCATTTAGTTTTATTTTTTCAGACGATATCACATTTTCGTCCCAGTCAGATAATTCGCTATAATTTGCATAAATAGATGTTAGTATGGTGCTAACGTTTTTGTATTTAGTTTCAGTTGTTGATAGTTCTGCTGCTATAATTTTTTTCGCATCCTCACCTAAAATTTCTGATGTATACGTTCCTCCTCTAACATTATCAATGCCATGTTTTTGCATATACATTTTCACGTAATAATCGATAAGTAATAAATCTGATATAGAAATTCTATGTTGTTCCTTAATCACAATCGTTGAATATTGATTTAAATATTCGTAAACAATGCGACACTCCTTAATTAATTTTTCTACATCCTTTTCTTCTGAAGCATGTAAAAGGTACTTGTCATTATCCAAAATCAGGACATATAAGTTCAAATATGACATTTTATTATGAGTATAAATAAATTCCATTATTTATACTTATTTTACCTAGATTGATTTATCCACGCGTGCTCTTTAAATTTAAAGGCATATTATTCGTTAATGTAGGGTTTAAACACATCTTTTGATTCGGGAACACTTGCCCCGATAAGCATTTGTCCTGATCCGATACTTCAATGCATCCTCTACGACCTTGATAGTCGCCGACCAAACACCAAGATGATTTATTTGATTTTATGGGTGTCTGAATAGGCGCAGATGCCGATTGAGGTTTAGGTTCGTCTTTATCTTTTGATTTACGATTATTTATCTCCTTATCAAGCGGTTTGTGTTCATTATCTAGTGTCCAAGGTTTATCTAATTGATGTTTCGCCTTATCGTCCACTTGGCCCTTGCTAGCGTCTTTTAATAAACCACCAACAGAATGTAAGGTTCCTTCTGCTATATCCACCCCCGCTGTTGCTACATCACCAACAACCTCGGCAGATTTATCAATGACAGTGCCTGCTGTATAACCAAAAATGGATAATATTTGCGAAACGAGCGGTCCGAAAATGGATATTAATGTTTGTATCCAATTTCCAAAGATATTAAGTAAATTTATTCCTAAAAAGGATAATACTAATAGAAAAACTAATACAATAATTACCGTGTTTTTATTACTAAACATGCCTTCGTTGGATGAAGGTGGCGTCGATAATAATTTGGGCTTGCTATCCAATGTGTTTTCCATTCTATATTTATTATATCCCCATATTTTTTGTTCGTTCGCTTTCCGGTTTAATTTTATTGTTTTATAGTAAACATGGGATTGTTTAATTTTATCGAAACGTTCTTCTTTATAAGTTTAGCAATAACTTTTATATTGATATTATTGCTTGTATACCACTTCAAACAGCGTATTGGATCTTTAGAGCAAAAGTGCGATACAATGTTTGAAATCATAAATGACATGGTTAGACAAATTAGCATGATTAAGGAAATTGCACTTCGGCCTGTTCCCAATGTTCCTACGAATTATTTAAATCATCGCCCTAATATTGAATTTACTATGCCTATCGAAATAAGTCATGCGAATATTTCTAATTTGACACAGCAGGTTGAATCTTATGATAGAGTAAATGTTTCCGAAGAGGACTCGGATGATGATGAATCATCCGCAATAGGGGAATCTGACGAATCGGAGTCAGATGAAGAAGACTTAGATGAAGGTATTCCTCCACTTGAAGATATTAATTTTGAATTAACTGCTGAAACCGAAAGTGTAAAAATAATTAACGTTCCTATTCATGAACAGATTGATGTATCCGAGCAAGTCGAGGATTTAGACGAAAATGCGACGACTGCGGATTTAAACGTGGAGGCATTTGAAGTAGAAGAAATACATGTAGAAAAGAAAGAGACTGAAGAATCAGAAGAAGGTTTAGATGAAACACATGGTCCTGAAAGGGAATCCAATAAAGAGATATATCAGAAGATGAATTTGAATACGTTGAAAACTTTGGTGATCTCTAAGGGTTTGATTAGCGATGCCAGTAAAATGAAAAAGGCGGACCTGATCAAATTATTGGAAAATAGCGAAGAGAATTAATTTGAAAGTTTAGTATTATAATATATACCTGTTTATTATATATTATATGTTTACCAACTCATTATCTCAAGCAGAACCTATATATAGCGCTTATCCCGTGATCAAAGAAACAATTCCTCGATCAAATTTGGGATATAATGCGAATAATAAATATCCAGGTTTCCCTCCTTTGATGAGTGACGGAAGACCCATCACCGCGTCTTGGCAACCAGAAGCGTTGATCAATCAAGATTTACTCGAACAAAACAATATCAAATCGAACTGGCAATATCGCAAATACTTGACGCATAATTCCAAAGATATCATGGAATATAATTTCCGTGAGGCGTCGAACGACGTGGGATATTTTAAACGGCCTATTGATATTCCTAGCATTCAATCACAGGTGGTTAATGGATTAAGAAGCGGCCCTTATAATTTTTCTTCGGTTCTCGATAACGCACATCCTTTTGGATATTCGAGTAGCGATTTGAAAGATATGTATTTATCTCGCGAACAATTAAATGCCCGAAAGATTTCTCCCGTGGTTACACAGGAGAACATATTTAAAAACAATGAACGTTAAAAAATTGAATAACTTTTTGTCTTTTGCTTTCTAGTAAAAAACAAACCAATCATGGAGATTTCTGCTGCATCGATGATCGTGCCTGTGCGCGTTCGCAACCCTGCTTTGGAGCGGTTGGTGACGCAACTCTTCAAACTTGGCGCTCGAGAGCACCCTGAACTCGATCAGGTGCTCCAAGATGGATCCGCGGAGAGTGATCTACTTAAGCGCATGATCACTGAGGACGGACTGCCCGTTGGGGTACAATTCCTGACAGATGATTTAGATCTTCTGGCCAGTACAATTTGGAAGGTCGCTGCGATTTGCCGTGATTTCAAGGAGATCACGGGAAAGATTGCCATGCTCACGCTTCTAACTCTTAATGTTCAAGGATTGAACCGCGATTCGATGATGTCAGTTGCTTTCAAGAGAAACAAGGAGATTGTCGATCTTAGCCAAGCACTGCGTGGGTTTGCTTTGAGCATTGGCAACACGCCGTTTGTCCCCAAGGTCGTGCGGATTCAAGTTCAAGATCATGGGTTCCATCCGGAGAGCGAGTTCGTGACCTTTTCAGCGGACCCCTTGTAGATGTAAATAGTAAAACAAACCGAAGAAACACTTGATGTACAATAACCTGTTTTTTCATGATAACTATGCTAAAAAAATATAAATAGAAATGCCATTGCTATTAGTATATGCCCAATTCGCAAATACAACAAATAATAGATAAATTTAAGGATGATCCGAAAACCACAAAATTAAGGTCGGTGAATACGATCACACACACTGCGGTTATCGTAAACCGTGGTAAAATCATAGCAGAAGCATCGAACCGCATTGGATGCCGCAGAGAAGGGGAAAAAACGTTTTATAATACGGCTATTCGAGAACGTAAAAACATCCATGCAGAAGAAAACGTAGTGCGCGTATTAGGAGATTATTCGAAACTCAAAGACTCGGATATGTATGTTATGAAATTCGGAAGAGGCGAAAATAGCGATAACTTTGTAAACTCCAAACCCTGCCCAAAATGCGAATGTTTCTTAAATAAATGTATCCGGAAATATGGTCTAAGAAACGTATATTATACATCGCCCGAATTATAAAAAGCAATTCAACACATATAAACAAAACCCACATGTTTTTTATAATGAAACTTATTAGTTTTGATATTGGGATCAAAAATATGGCCTATTGTATTCTTTCTAAGGACACATCTGGAACAGACCTGATGATCCGGGATTGGAATGTTCTCAATCTTATGGATTCAGAAGAGCCGAAACATAAATGTACTTGTGTTAACCAACCCAAAAGTAAAAAGAATGGCGTTAAGCCTTGTGCCACAATCGCAAAATACACAAAAAACGGTGATTTTTTTTGTGATAAGCATGCCAAAAAGAGTACGCAATTTTTAATGCCAACAAAACAACGCAGTCTCACAGGTTTAAAGAAACTCAAGGTCGATGAATTGCTAAAACTAGGGAACTCACACATGTTATTCATAGATATTGAGAACCCAGAAAAATTATTAAAAAAGGAAATGCTGGATAAGGTGGCGTCTTTTTTCAATAATCAATGTTTTGAACCGATAGTATCTAAGAAAGAAAAATCGGCAGCGGATACAGATCTCGTGAATATCGGAAAAAACATGAAGACACTTTTAAATCAATTGCCAGAAATGGACGGCATAACACATGTTGTCATTGAGAACCAAATCTCCCCTATTGCTAATCGTATGAAAACGATCCAGGGAATGCTGGCTCAATATTTCATAATGAAAAATAGCGACATTGTTATTGAATTTGTATCGTCAGCAAATAAATTGAAAGACTTTTATGCCAAGTCAAAAACTAAGAGCATAGAAAAAACGGGCCAAGCAGAACCTTTAGAGAACACGATGACAAAAACAGTGAGTTCTAATTATAAAAAACACAAAACAGATGGCGTGCTCCATTGTTCTCAATTCTTAGAAGCAAATCGTCAATTTCATTCATGGAAAGAGTCCTTGCTGACAACGAAAAAGGATGATTTAGCAGATTCCTTTTTACAAGGCCTATGGTATTTAAAACACCGAAATATAATAATATATGCGGATGATTTAAAAATAAATATTGTATCTTTATCATAAATGGACATAATAGATATTGGATTAAGCGATTTAGAACCTATTTCACTGAATTTGAACGACAGTAGACCCAAACCAAGCGTGAATTTTGGTGGCGGAATTGAATTGCTTATGAATGACAAAAAAAGATCGGCGAGCAATAGCATAAACTTGGATTTAGGAGAATTGGATAATTTAGAAAGCGAATTAAACGAACTATCTGGTGTATCTGGAAACAAGCCTGCTAGTGATACACGGTCTTTTAATGGTTTCGCTTCAAATTTATTCGGGTTAGGCGGATCTTCTGAACCCGAAAAAAGGGTAAATATTGAACCTGAAGAATTACCATCCGACTCTAATTTAGGTCAGGCCACGAGAGAGAGTATTGGCAACACAAAAACATGGGATGGATTTACTAAAATTAATGAGATACCGAATAGCGGAAGCGCTTCTTCGATGTCTCAGCGTGATAAAAGTCGTAAAAAGAGAATGATGATTAAAAAATTAGACGAATGGTATGAGAAAGGGTTAATTAAGCATAATTCACATTTCAATGCAGATTCTCCCTATGAGGATGTAGAGGACGAATATGAATCTGCTTTAGAGGATAAGCGTAAGAAAGATAGTGTTAAGTTACAGGGATGGTGGTTTATGACATTTATTAATTCTTTAGAATATGCCAATGCCGCATTCAATCCTTTCGATTTGAATTTGGATGGATGGGGAGAGCAAATCAGTGAAGACATTGATAGTTACGAAGAGATCTTTGGTGAATTGCATGAGAAATATAAGGGTGGCAAATTAGCGCCTGAGATATCGCTTTTATTACGCGTGGGGTTTAGTGCCGCTGTTTTGAACTTTTCAAATAAGGCGTTATCCAGTGCCACGCCCGCATTCAATGACGTTATCCGCCAAAGTCCCGAACTCATGAAGATGTTTACAAATGCTACGGTCAATAGTATGAGCCAGGCATCTCCAGGTTTTGCTATGGCAAATAACCTTATGCAAGAGCAAGCCAACCGTCCTCGTGGTCCTCCCCCACCAGCGCCTGTCGAAACGAAAAATCAGGCTCCTGCGCCAAGACCCGGAATGACATTTACCGATGCACCCGGAAATAGACCCGATATTAATGCTAGCCGTGGCGCGATGTTCCGTGAGCAAGGTGTAGAAGTAAATAATAATTTTAAGGATGTGAACCAACCTGAGCGTAGCATGCGTCCGCCACAACAACAAGTTCCTGTGCAACCTCGTCCCGAAATGAAGGGTCCTCAGAGCACCGATATCGATAATATTCTTTCTGGATTAAAGACCCGTAGTGTAAATATTCAAAGCGCTGGTCCAAGCGTGGGTCCAAGCGTCACCGTTCAGGACGATGATTCCATGATATCTATTTCTTCTTTGAAGGATATGCAGAACACGAATATGCCCAAGCGTTCTAATCGTAAGAATCGTTCAGATAAAAACACTATCTCATTAGATATCTAATCTGCTATTATTTTTTATTCAAGGTGTATATTGAATAAAAAATCACGTAAATTGATTAGGTGGGTTTTCGGGCAAATTCACACCCTTGACTCTATACCAATATTCAGAATTATGCAGATCATCGTTTGATAAAGACCCTCCGTTAGCAAATGTGAAAGTCATATAACCATCCACGAATGTCGGTGTTCCTGATCTCGAATCAACAAATGGATAAGTATAGAACGTACTTGTAATCAATAGTTCATTAATATCATTTCCAAGGTTATCTTGCACTAATATAGTGCCGGAAGGATCTAGATATATACTAATAAATATTTGTCCGGTGGATTGAATCGCAGTATTCATATCAAGAGTCACTTGATAATATTCGTCATTTGAAAGCATAGATAATGGATCACGAGTGTGCGTTGCATAATGATAATGATGCTCCATGGTATAAAATATATATTGTGAAGAGAAATATTTTATACTAAAGAATATTATTTATACCGCACTGATGCAGCGGAATAAATACATAGTTAATAATGTAACAAAAAATACATATTGTTACTTTTGTGGTTGGAGTATTAGTTTGCACCAGCAGCATTCAACTTATTCTTACGCTTTTCCTTGTACTCTTCCTTCTTCTCGGGGTGTCTCAACTTCCAATTCTTACGAACTATCTTATCGCGAATGCCATCGCGAATGTCATATGCATTCAATATCTTGGTTCGTTCTCTCTTCTCCGTGTCATTATCATTTGGGAATTGGGCATGCAATAGACATGCAAACTCATTTATAAAATTCTTTTGCGTAATAGTTTCGTTTCTGTGTTTTTCAATGCAATCCAAATAAGTATCTTTCGGCAACGGCTCAACATGCATCTGTATAGGTGGGCGAGCGACTGGAACAAGAAGATCCTTATTCGGCATTTGCCCATACATGCGCATAAAATATGAATGATATAGTTCAAAGTTTTCGATGGATTCTCCGAGCCATGAATAAACAAGCGCTGCATTATCCTCGTCGGACGAATTGGCGACCATGTGCTTAAAGAAATCGGAAAGTTGTTTGGCACTCATCTTGAAGATATGTTTTTATTTACAATAGCGGACGTCTTCATTATTCAATTTTTCACTCGGCCTCGCGATACATATGAAGCATTTTCTGTTTTTGTTCTCCATAATCCACCATAGGTTTTGGATACTTGACATTTTTATATTTTTCATCGGTCCATGCATCATACCACTTGTGTATATCTTTTGCATCTACATCTTTTAATTCAGGCACCCATTTTTTGATGAACTCGGCATCGTTATCAAAATTGCTACTTTGTATCCAAGGATTCATATCACGGAAGTAGGGTTTCATATCCACGCCTGTTCCACTTATTCCCTGCCAACCTCCGTTATTGGATGCAATATCATAATCCGTTAGTTTCTGTGCGAAATACTTTTCACCCAAGCGCCAATCCATAAGTAGGATTTTCACTAAAAAACTAGCCACTGTCATTCTACCACGATTATGCATATATCCCGTCGTATTTAGTTGGCGCATGCACGCATCCACGATAGGAAATCCAGTTTGGCCCTTTTTCCACTTTTCAAAATCAGATTCGCTATGATGCCATTTTATTTTACGGAATTTCTCTTGATAGGATTGACCGACCACTGTTGGATAAGCATAGAGAACATGAGCAAAAAAATCTCTCCATATAAGTTCTCGAACTATGCCATGAATTGGCTTGAGTGTGTGGTAAACTTCTCTTATAGATACACAACCAAACTTAATATAAGCAGATAAGAATGTTGTGTTCTCAATAAAGAAATCTCTTTTTTTATCATATTGTTTTTGGTCTCGAAGTGCCAATTTTAATCGTTGGATTCCATTGCTTCTACCACCATGAACCAATATACCCTCGTTTTCTTTCGTAAAGTGCGAAAATGCGTCCTTTAACGATATACGATTCGGCATGTTTTTCGTCGTTTTTGATAGATGCGATATTTGTTTACGAGTGGGTTCAGGAACATGTTTTTTGATCGCGGCATTATAAAACGGCGTATATTTTTTATAGGCACTTCCACCACCCGTTTTTATAGATCCCGGTTCAAACAAATAATAATCTGCGAACATTTGACACTCTATCGAGAACTTTTTGCATAGGTCTTCTGTTTCTTGGTCGCGTTTTACAGAATAGGGTGTATAATCTTTATTAAAATATATAGCATCGATATCTAATTCTTGGATCAATGACCTTAGAATCGCGTTTTGATTTCCATAAAAGAGTAAAAGTTCTCCCCCTTGCTTGTTTAAATCTCCCATCAATTCACCCAAGGACTCAATCATAAATTGAATGGCATTTTGAGAACGAAAAGAGTTCGCCTTTCCAACCTGTTCTGGTGTGAAAATGAAACAAGTATATAGTTTCTCACATTGTCTACTCGATTCTAGTAATCCGTTATTGTCTTGTGTTCTTAAATCGCGATGGAAAATAAACAAACCGTTTTTTATCTGTTTATTTTCTTTTGTTGTCATCCTATAGTATCCTGACATTTTACATATTGGCAAAATGACGATCAAAATACTCTAATGCATTCAATATGGCCATATCCATGTTAAAATACTTATAATTAGCCAATCTTCCTAAAAAGTGTACGTTTTTCTCTTGGAGAGTCAATTCTTTATACTGTTCATAGAGTTTCATATTTCTTTCATTGGGAACAGGATAATAAGGTTCTCCTTGGTCTGTTGTGATTTCTTTTACGACGACGGTGTCCTTTGAGGTTTGATTTAAAAAGTGCTTATATTCTACGATTCTCGTATACGGCGTTTCGTTGCCTGGATAATTCACGACGGAATTTTCTTGATAGTAGTTCATATCAAAATGCTTTTCTATTTTAAATTGGATGCTTCTATATTCTAGTTTATCAAGGCCCTGGTTTTCATAGAATTTGTCAATAGGCCCTGTATAGATGATTGCTTCGAAATTGCTCACTTTATTGGCATTTATGAATTCGAAGTAATCTGTGTTGAGTGAAATCGTAATGTTTTTATGGTTTACGATGTTCTTAATGAATTGCGTATATCCATTTTTTGGAAGCGCCTGGTATTTATCATTGAAATAACGGTTATCAAAATCATTACGAATCGGGATTCTTTCTAGCACAGACGGATCTAATTCTTCGGGATATTTCGCCCACTGTTTGTAGGTATAATTTTTGAATATGCTTTCATAGAGTACATTTCCCACTCTCGATTTTCCCATCTTTTCAGAGTTATCGATCACGTCGTATTTTTCTTGATTCTTCTGTAACCATTCATTCATTTCTTCTGTATTCGAAATGTTCTCTCCACATAATGTGTTTACTGTATTGATATTGACGGGTATAGGGAAAGTCGTATTATTTATTTTTCCTAAAACCTGATGGTCCCATCTTATCCACTCCTCGAATTTATTTATATATTTCCATACTCGTTCATTATTTGTGTGGAATAAGTGCGCACCGTATTTGTTCATTAAAATGCCGGTGTCTGGATCGACATAATCATATACATTTCCGCCTAGATGATAACGTTTATCAATAATCAAAACCCGTTTGTTTCGTTTTGCGAACTGTTCAGCAATCACTACGCCTGATAGACCAGAACCAACGATCAACACGTCATATTTCTGCATTCTTATATAAATGGAAAAGTATTTTTTATATATGAATAAACGATCAGGTAAATACATAAAAAAACCAATATAAAAATAAAGTATTTCTAAAACTATATGCATTCCCCTCGCGAATTTATGGAAAATATTAGCGACTCTATTGGCCGTGCGGTTATCGGAATCACAAATCTAGTGATTCAAAAAACGAACGATATTTATCATGGTATAAAAAATTATGACTATAACATGCTTGCAGCAAGAGCAATACTTTTATATAGCCAAATTATAGTGATTACAAAGAAGATCGGCCTTTTTATATATAAGTCGCACCCCTTTATAAAAAACAACGTAGATACAACATTATATTTTTTGGAATATGTCAAGGGATACTTAACAAATAAGAAAATTGAGCCATTCAAGCAGAATTGGATAAGAACAACGGTTCAATTAAATAAAGTTCCTATAAGAAACGTTGGCGAAGAGTTTACAATTGTTGAATCGTATGATTACATTGACGATGCAAGCGATGCATCTATAGTTGAAAAATTAAAGGAATCTAAGGAGATCGCACAATCGATAACGAATAGTTCTAAAAAAGTGGTTGAAAGTTTGGTAACAATGAGAGTAAACGATCGTTATTCCTATCAGTTGATTCGTAAAACTGAGAAAGATGATAAGGACGAGGAACCAGAGTCCGTCGTTTTGAAGCCATGCAAATTTGAATTTCTTAGCATTGAATATGTTCATCCCAAGTGTCTAACACGCATTCCGATCGAATTAAAGAAAAGTGAATATATTGAAAATAATAAGATATTGTCGCCATTATTCGTGCAGAATTGTTTGGAGTATCAACCCGAACCCTTTTATTTTGATTTGGAGTATACATTAAATATTATTGATCATAATTTGGAAACAATTGTCTTGAATAGTAAACAACATATTGTATTATATAAAAAAACGTATTCGATTGTCAGTGCATCTAATTAAAAAAATATAAAAACTATATAAAGATTTTTTGACGTTTAATTTCACGGGCGTGATCATAATATGAATACATTGAGTATTTCAACCCAACAACATCCTTTGAATGATAAATGGAATTTGTATTACCATTTACCACACGACAAGAATTGGGATTTATCAGGCTATACCGTTATAATGAGTTCAATTGACACTGTGGAAAAAGTTGTCTCTTTGAACGAAGCGATACATGAAAATATCTTGAAAAATTGCATGTTGTTTGTAATGAGGGAAGGGATCACGCCTATGTGGGAAGATCCGAAAAATAGAAACGGAGGATGCTTTTCCTATAAAGTGGTAAACAAAAACATTCCGGAAGTATGGAAGTCATTATTTTATTTGTTATGCGGAGAGACATTATCTATTGAAAATGAAGTGAGCCAGCATATTAATGGTATCACAATATCGCCAAAAAAGAATTTTTGTATTATAAAAATATGGCTGGATACGTCCACCTTCCAAGATCCAGGAGTGATCACACAGATTGGAAATTTATCGAAACAGGGATGCTTATTTAAGAAGCATGAACCTGAATTTTAAGATGGATCTATTTTACTATCGTTAGTAAAATAGATAGAATAAATATTATTATCAAAAAATATTTAAAAATAACAGCACATTTATGGTAGAAATGAGGAGCGCGAATCTTTTCAGACGATTTTCATCGATTACGAATCCAGTGATAACTGCATGGGATGTATATCAAAAGAGTTGTTATAAGAAAGTAGATTTTAAAATTAAGGAAACACTCTCATTGAAAGAAGCAGTTCAACGTTTTACATCTTTTGATGTTGGGTGCTTGGCGGTTACCAATGAGCAAGATAAGGTAGTGGGCATATTTACAAAGCGCGATTATGTAAATAAGGTGGTTTCTTTGGGCAAAGAGGCTGATCATCTATTTGTGAAAGATGTTGCTACATACAGCCCGAATATTATTTATGCCAATAAAACCGAGTCTATTGATAGTTGTATGAATAAAATGATATTCAAGGATATACGCCATCTTCTAGTATTAGATAAGGAAGATGCCACTTTTGTCGGGTTGTTATCGATCAAAGATTTAATGAAAGAAGTAATGAATGATAAAAGCGGAACTATTTCTCGACTAAGCGATTTTACAATTGGTAAAGGTGCATTTTTTGGAAGTGAATAACTATTTTTGTATTTAATCTTTTACATTAGAAATGTATATGAAACATGAAAAAAAACAACTTGAACATTGGATTGATCATTATCGATGGCATTGCGTGGACTTTTGGATGGGTTGAAGGCGCAATTATTGGTTGCATTTATGGATGTTGTGAATCTTGTGAATGCATTAGTGAAGATGATGATATTGTAACAGAATACATTCAAGGCGCCGCAAATGGATTTAGAAAAGGCGAAAAATTAGGTCATAAAACATAAAAAATTGAATGCTTTTATGTTTGTTTAATGTTTTCAGAAATCATAAAACCCTATTGTATAATGAAGACCGTGTCCCGTTTTATCGATTGCTTGAAGACCACGGTCGATTTCGTGGTCGGGAAAAACGCCCAAGAAAATCATGATATTATCGACGAGGCCGATCCCGAGGATCTCTGGTTCCATGTCAATGGTTATCCGTCTTGCCATGTCATCGGCAAGTTACCGAAAGATATTGAGATCGATCGTGCTGCTCTACATAAGATTGCCGTTCAAGGGGCGGTGGTATGTAAGGAGTTATCGGGTCTAAAGAAGCAGAAGAATGTGGAGATCTGCTACACCAAAATAAAGAATGTGACAAAGGGAAATGCGGTCGGTTCAGTGACACTCACTGAAAAAAAAACCATGGTCATTTGATATCTCGAGATTGGATAAAAGAGAAACCCTATTTTTTTATCAATATATATTATATGTTAGGAGGCGGTTTAAATTCTAATGATGCATTTAAGCATATTTTAAGCATAGGATACGAATATGAAACCCATGATTTAGCAAAATTATCTCTGCATAAGAACGGAACAACACTTATCAATTCAGATATTTCGTTAAGAGCAATAAAAACAAGATTAACAACCGACGAGGTTGTGGTGATGGATGATAAATATATATTAGTTCGTTTACCTGCCCATTTGAAGAAGAAAACAGTAGTAGAATCAATGACACAAAAGGATGAACATGCTGAGAATATGGATGCAGGACTAAACGGATTACAAGAAAAATTTACAGAAGAATTTGAAGAGGAAGCAGGTGAACCATTAGAAGCGTCTTATTTGGAGTATTTAAATGAAAATCGCGAACGTGATAATAAAGAAACCTTAAAATTCCAAGATACAAATGATATTGGCGATGGCAACTTTGGTGATATGTTAGAGAAAGACTGTGAAGATTTAAAGATCGATAAAAACGAGATGTATTACTTCAAAACTAATTCCGGGAAGGTTTTTGATATGAAGTTTTCCGAAAACATAAGCGAACTCTGTAAAACATTTTCGGGACTTGAATTCGTGGTCACTTATTATAAACCCAAACAAAATAATCCCAACATGATCGTAGATACCTTTGTGGATTCTTGCAGTCGTGTCATAGATCACTTTAGTAATCTAAGCAAAATGCCTGGGTCATTATTGATTAAAAAGGGTAAGAACACATTTAAAACCATTGGCCAACTAGAGGGAAACCGTAAACTTTATAATAAACCTGGGACCAATTTATTTTATATGGACACATACGATAGCCTCCATTGGAAAAAAGAGAAACATCCACGCAGTCCCAAAGATGCAGTTTTTATACCACAGATGACATTTAAGAGCAAGGCAATTCATACACTTGACATAATTAAAGAATTAGTAAATAAAGATGACCGATATAAAATCGGAAAACGCTCCATGGAACAACATAAATTCGAATATGACGATGTGCTTTCGACAGAAAAAATGGCAGATGAATTAATAGCCGAATTTAATAAAACGTCCAAACGAAAGATAGCATCGGATAGAGGAATGGGAAAGACATTAAAATTCTATTTATTTTTATTCCTTTATAAATTAGCCAAATATATTGAGTACCATTCCAAGATCCTTTTCGGCGAAGATGATTATTTAAAGGATTATTTATCGTTTTCGTCTAGACATACAAATTATACTCTTTATGCGCGTATCAAAGAGATCATGGCAAAGCATTATGGCGTTGCAAACACAAAAGAATTACTTGGATTTTTTTATAAACCTGAAATATTAATAAGAATGTATGAAGCAAGCAATTTTACTGAGGACGATTATGACGAAAAAGGAGAATATAAGTTTGATAGTGCAGATGTGATCGATTTGCCTAAGCGTAGCAAAAATTATGGGAATCCTATGTATTCGCTCCTTTCCTATTTTAAATATTTCGAAGACCCGATCACAAAAAAGAAGGGTGAACCTGATTATGAAACGGCAAAGGATTGGTTCGTCGATTCCGGTCTCGATATTTATTCCACTACATTCGATTTAAAAAACGACGAGGTGCTTTTAGAGAACCGTTATTTTAGATTCGAAATTGGATTATGGATAAGAAACAATATTGATCGTAGTATCCATACGGATGAATTATCCGTGAGAGAAATGTTTAAGATTGTGAATTCTTTATATGGTAAAAATAAGAAGAAATTAATCAACTTGGAAGAGGACCCACAAAGCCACACATTAGCCAAGAAATGCAAGCCAGGATTTAAGAGAAATAAGGCATTTGACTGTGTAAAAACGGAAAAACGTGTGAAAACCACGCGCGCAAAAACAGAAAAAAAAACAAGACCTAGAGTGATAAAATCAATTCAGCAGGTGAATGCTCTTGTTGAATAGATTTATGAAGGGGGCAATGGTGCCAAACATAATTTGATTTCGCCCAATGATGCGACATCATATTTCACAATGAGTGGGAGATCGTTTCCTAAATACATCTCTAAATGGCTACACAAAGGAGTACACTTAATAAAATGACTAAGACTCTTTAGGGAAAATTCGCCTTGAATAATGACCGACGCATCGGATTTCTGGATGAACTCCATATTACCGTCAGACTCCGACCTATAAATGCGCGAACTAGCGAAATTGCCATCACATGAGAAAATAAGATCATTGCCCACGGACTTGATCTCAATACGATCCGATATGCCATTTAAATCACGGATAATCTTTTGGAAATCACTGGTGGGGAGATTAATCACCGTAGTATATTCGACATCCGGGACCACGAGTTCTTCCATATCGGGCTCAATTAAGCGGAGTTTTTGGCTATAGCATTGTTTGATATCGCCATTATCGTACTGGAGTCCTAAATGTGAGACAATCCCATCATGATAATCCGATTGATCAATATACATCGATAATGTATCATCGTTCGACATGGTAGATATCACTTTAAATAAATGTAGAGTGTTTGCGCACACAATAATCTTATCGGGTTTGCATTCATATTGCTCGAATTTATGAGAGTGTAAAACAACATTTACTAAAATAGTGTGTGTCTTATCAAAATTTATGATTTTCATACCATCTTTAGTATACGTGATCGTTGCATCTGTTAATATATCCTTAATTGCGGTTATCATGTTACGAATCGGTTGGATTTGAACGGTTTTTATAGTTAATACATTATTTTCTTCGTTCATAGTTATAGATTCATACTGCGTTTGTTTTTATATTTAATTTAAGCAAATGTATTTTTCATATCTGAACGAATTTCTAGATTTAGCAATTGATACTTTAGAAGTTTATTTTAAATAGTCGGAATAGTCCATATAATTTTAGCAATCTACTGCGCTGGTCTGGAATTAAATTCTATTTATTTAGAAATAATATGTTTTTATAATATATAAATGGCTTCTCCAATTCACACTATGAACTACGCGTCTATGAACGAAGATATGACTACTTTACTCGCTACTGGTCAATATACTTCCGTTTTAATCAACGTCTTTAACGACGCTGACGGGCAAATCCTTTTAACGGATGATGCTGGCGCCGTCACTGGTCGCAGAATCACCCAAATCAAGAACACGGCTTCCTATACAAATCCCAATACCAACCAAGTTGTGCCTGGTTGCGTAACACTCCAATTCTCTGATGGAACTTCTTTAACAACTGTTGACGGAGTCGATCAACACTGGTACACATTGCAAGGAGTCCCATTTGTTCGCAAGACATTCACCAACCTCGCTTCGAACTAAATATTAGTTTGATTCCATAAGTATCAATATATATGCGAAGTATATATTGATGACAAAATACGATATTGTAATTATTGGTGGCGGCATTTCTGGTTTGTATAGTGCCTACAAAATTACAAAGATATCGCCTTCTACTAAAATTCTACTCTTAGAAAAAAATCCCAAAAAGTGGTTAGGTGGCCGCATGGGCACAGAAACCTTCGCTGGGACTTCCGTTGTAACTGGCGCAGGTGTAGGAAGAAAAGAGAAAGATCCGATGCTTATCAAATTACTAAGGGAACTTGATGTCCCGTATAGTGAGTTCCCAGTGGCTCCTCATTATTCAAATACGATTCAACCCGCTTGCGATGTCAAAAAAACGTTTCTTTTGTTAAAGAGTAAATATAGACACGAAACACATCATTCCAAAACATTCAAGGAATTTGCAATATCGGTGATCGGTGACATTGCATATAAACATTTTATAGTTTGTTCTGGATATACGGATTATGAAAAAGAAGATGCATATGAAACCCTGCATAATTATGATTTTGATGATAACTATGATCCTTGGACAGGGGTTTCTATACCATGGAAAAGGCTGATCGATGCGCTAATAAGTCGAATTGGCAAGTCCAATATAAAATCATCACATGAGGTCACCAATATAAGTGAGGGAAAAGACAGTAGTTTTTTAATATCTACGTCAAAAGGTAATTTTGAATGTGATAAAATCATTCTTGCCACCACGATTGACTGTTTAAAAAAGATATTGCCGGGCGCATCAAAAAAAGATAGTATCTATCAGCAAATACGTAGCCAGCCCTTCTTAAGATTATATGGAAAGTTCTCAAGGGAATCGACCACCATTATGAAAGAATATGTGCCAAAAACCACTGTCGTTCCTGGCAATCTACATAAAATTATTCCTATGAATCCTGATGGGGGAGTTTATATGATTGCTTATAGCGATAATCAAGGTGCACGTGCATTAAAAAAATATAAAGAAGACACGTCGGAAAATAGGGGGTATTTATGCCGGCTTATAGAAAAATCATTGGGCATTGAAAAAAATACCCTTTCTATGGTATCCATGATTGATTTTTACTGGGAAGAAGGCACTCATTATTACGAACCGTTGCATGGACCCTATAAAAATCGGGGTGAATTTATTTCGGCAGCACAGCATCCAATGAATAATATTTTGGTGGTTGGCGAAATGATAAGTACAAATCAAGGATGGGTGAAAGGGGCATTGGAGAGTGTTGAATTAGGGTTAACAAGCGAATTCATACATAATACAATTACAAATAGAACTTAAGGAATTGTAAAACAGAAAGATATAAAAAATTGATCGTAATAATATGTAGCCAAATATATTATTAGAGAAGAAACCCATGTCGCTATTGAATAAACTTTTTAGTTATGTCTTGTTAGCCACCAATAAATATAATATTGATGAATCGCATGGCATGTCGCATAGCATGAATGTATTACATTTTGCGAATAAAATATACGAATCCGAAAAAGAGAACTATCCTATTCTAGAGCATCATGAGAGAATCATCTATGTGTCTGCGATTCTACACGATATGTGCGATAAGAAATATATGAACGAAGATGAGGGGGTTCGATCCATTTCTGAATTCCTGAAAGACGATTTGACCGAGTCCGAACTAGATATCTCCAAACAGATCATGCAAACTATGTCTTACTCTAAGGTCAAGGTCAATGGATTCCCGGATTTAAAGGAATATCAAATGGCCTATCATGTGGTTCGGGAGGCCGATCTACTATCTGCCTATGATTTTGATCGCTGCATGCTTTATAATTTACATTGTCAACGGAAGGGCGATGAGGTGAGCATATTGAACGCATATAGTAACGCCAATGATTTATTCCAAAAGCGCGTGCTTCGGCACTATGAAGATGGTTTGTTTGTTACTGAATATGCGAAACATCATTATATCGATTTACATTATGGTGCGTTGAAACGCATGGATACTTGGAAGCATATGATTCGGAAAACGGCGATATAATAGTACTACAGTATAAATTCATTGAGAAAAATTGAATATAAAAAAGGCATTATTTTTTATTGAAAAAGCCTATCAAATGTCGCAAGTTTGCCAAATTTGCGATTATTCGATCAATCAGAGCACGCGGAAGTTGGTGAATTGTCCATATTGTGAGTTTGGAGCATGTAGAACATGCTGTGAGACTTATGTAATCGGGGAAACAACAGTGAAGTGTATGAATACAACATGCAATCGTGAGTGGACGCGACAGTATATTGCTAGTGTGTTTACTGCCACATTTAATAATGGCAGGTTAAAGGAGCGGAGAGAGGAATTGTTATTTGATATTGAACGTGCTCTACTTCCGGCAACACAGCCCATTGTGGAACGTGTGATCAAGCAAGAAGAGTTACTAAAAGGGATGAGTGATATAAAAAAGCAGATATCTGCTCTATGGGCAGAGCGAAATCGTTTGAATACGGAATATTATAATTTGATGCATGGTCGGACCCCTGTGGAACGCGCTGAATTTATCAAGTCTTGTCCAGATACGAATTGCCGTGGGTTTTTGAGCACGCAGTGGAAGTGTGGTCTATGTCAGAAATGGGCCTGTCCGGATTGCCACGAAATAAAGGGCGATACCAAAGATGCTCCTCATACATGCAATCCTGAAACAGTGGCCACTGTCAGTATGTTGGCGAATGATACCAAGCCTTGCCCGAACTGTAGAACGGGTATATTTAAGATCGACGGTTGTGACCAGATGTGGTGCACGCAATGTCATACCGCATTCAATTGGCGCACAGGAAGAATTGAAAATGTGGTCCATAACCCCCATTATTTCGAATGGCTAAGACGCAACGGCAACAATATCCCACGAAACCCGGGTGATATTCCTTGTCAAAATGAACTCACGCATCATATATCAAGTCAAATTCGCAATCTACTTAGAAATAAGCATAAACAACATTATTTATCGGTCCCTCTTGAACTGTTTTTAGAAAGAACAGTGCGCAACACCATTCACCTGAGACATGTCGAACTTCCCGTATATCGCATAGATAATCGGGAGCGTAGAAACGAAACGCTGAGGATTCAATATATGAGAAATTTGATTAGCCAAGATCAATTTAAAACACTCCTTCAACGCAATGAGAAGAAAACCGAAAAATATAGGGAAATTTACAATATTATGGAAGTGCTGATGAACACCATGACGGAGATCATTTTCCGATTTGTCGCACATATGAATACGGCCGACCCGGCTCAATACGAGATCGCCATTTTGGAAGAGATTGATCCTATCGTGGATTATGCGAATGAATGTCTAAGAGATATTAGTAAGGTTTATAAGTCAAAACAAATACGGTTTTCGAACGAGATTCGAATGAAGTAAAAAGGGTCGGGGGGACAAGTTACATGATCATCGTTGTTTAGATTATTTTTTATGATAATAAAATCGTAGAATAGTATATATATTTGGAACTGGAATGTCTTCAATCATTAGTTCATCTGTAACTATTAATTCATCCACTTTTTCAAATAATTATAGTTGGCCGGTTTCAATCACAGGTGGTAATTCGACAACTCCTGTCACAGTAACATTGGGTAGTAATATATCCATTTCTTCAGCGAACCAATATTTTCAAATTAGTGGTCAATATGTAGTTATTGATGGTGGATTAAATACGATCACGGTTGGTAACGTAGCCAATTATCCAGGATTAGTAAAAAATGGAACCTCTACTAAGAAAGGCGCAGGAAATTTGACAATTCAAAACATCAAGATGGCGTCAACAAATTCTACACTCGCATCTTATGGCGGTTGGTTTGCGCAGCAATATTTTGGAAAGGGCGCAGGGAATGTATTAATACAAAATTGTACGAACTATGCGACGATCGACAATAATTATTGTGGCGGATTTGTCGGCGCATATAGCGCAGAACTTAATGGAAACGTAACATTATATAAATGCACTAGTGCAGGCAACTTGTTTTCGAACTATTCTGGAGTTTTTTCTGGACCCTATTCTGCGATTGCAACTGGGCAAATTTATGCAAACCAATGTATTATAACATCCACTGTTTATCCGAATCAAGTCAATTCTGGTGGTATATTTTCTGTATCTCCTTCGACTACTACAAGTAATACAATAAATTATAATGGTCTCATCACAAACATAAACACTATATTGACTGCACAAAAAGTAGTTGGATTAGATAATAGCGGTAATTATTTGGATATTAACAATTATTACAGTCAGATGCAGATAGCGCAAGTATATAATCCCATTGGAAATACTTATGTCGCTTCTGTTACCGCAGTTCCAGTAACGAATACGTTAACAACAAGTGGCGGAACCACTACAACAACCGGAACTCTTATATGGAATACTCCAGTGAGTTCTCCTACTAGCGTTTTATCAAACGCAGTTTATTCTTTTTACAATATGATTATTGCAACACAAAAATCAATGGCTATTTCTTTAAATGGCCAATATATGTATGTCGCTGGGTCCAATGAAATCACGAATACAAACCGTCATTATATTTGGTATAGTACGAATTCTGGTATAAATTGGGCTGCATCTACATCAAACGCTGCATTTTATAGCGGTTCAACCCCAAGTGGCAGTTGGAAATTAGTAAATTGCGATCAAACGGGCCAATATGTAGTCGCTGCTGGCGTTATTAGTTCAGTAAATGTTGTTTATAATAGTGCAAATTATGGTCAAACTTGGACGGCATCCAGTGGTTTTAATACGAGCACCAGCACAAGTGCAATGTGCAGCAATGCTTCTGGAAACATTGTATACATCGGTTATAATTCAGGAAAAATATACGTTTCTACGAACTACGGTTCTACATTTACCGTACTTTCGAATAGTACGTCCACTTCTTATACAGATTTGGCTTGCGATAGCACCGGGACTTATATTTACGCAGCATCCACAGATGTGTCTACCGGTGGAATATATTATTCTTCGAATGGCGGCTCTTCATGGGCTCGTGTGTATACAGGCCAATGTTTATCAGTTGCATGCATTAATACAAATAATGGGTCGACTGCATTTACTGGAAATATTGGGGCATCTTATATGTTAAAAACTACAAATAGTGGAACAACATGGCAAACGTTAACGAATAGTCCTCTTGGCAGCACTGGTTCTTATTATGGTTATATTAGTTGTAATCAAAATGCGAGCAATATTTATTTTTCACCTAATTACTGGTTGAACAATTTGGTGTATCAGAGTACAGATTCGGGAAATACGTTTCAATCCTTCATACCAGCAAGTGGGGGTTATAATTTTCCATATACATTTACGAGCCCATACGGAACAAACGGGTTTGCAATTTCTAGCGGAACTATTGCAGGAACAGCAGCATCTGTTATTTCAGTATATACTGGTAATGGGCCTTTACCACCAACAAACCTTACATTGCTAAGCAAAACTGAGACCTCTATCACGATTAGTTTCACGCCTTCTACTAGCACAGTCACAGGTTATAAGTCAAACTATGGAACCGGATCAGGAACCTCATCGTCTTACACGATTACAGATTTGACAGCAAATACGATCTATTCTATTTCGTTGAGTTCCTATAATACAATCGGCTATTCTTATTTATCATCGGCTCTCTCGATGATCACGCTACCTTCTGCGCCAATGGGTTTAATATTGGATTCGGTTACATCCTATTCCGTGACATTTCATTTTAAAACAATAGGAAATGGTCCAATTTCTGGATACACACCTTATATTAATGGAGTAGCGACTACAGGAACAGGAACCTCTACATCTTACACTATTTCAGGATTATCTTCCGACACTACTTATTCGGTTTCTTTGAGTATGACAACTGCTCAAGGAACGTCTAGCATATCTGAAACTTTATCATGCCATACTGGTTTACCATCTGTGTCCGCAGTTACGTTTTTAAGCGCAACTACAAGTTCTATCACTATTCGTTTCACAGATCCTATCAATGCCGGAACCATTTATAGTTATACACCAAGTTGTGGCATAGGGTCTGGAAATTCATCTTCTTATACAATAACAGATTTATCAGCGAATACAGTTTATAATGTATCTTTAACTGCTTCCACTTCAAAAGGTGTGACGGCGCCTTCAACTGGTATTGCGCTAACAACAGCACCAACTGCACCAACAAATGTTACATTTATTAGTTCAACATCTACAATCGCAACGATTTTTTTCGACGTCCCCTCTGGAACAGGAACAATAACTAATTATACACCAAATTACGGATCGGGATCGGGCTATTATTATACGTATTTAGTTTCAGGATTAACTCCAAGTACAGTTTATTATATATCAGTAACTGCTACGAATTCGGGAGGAACATCTGTCGCGTCTTCCGCTGTTTATGTATTGACCGGACCGACTGCAGTTTCTTCATTGACATATGTTAGTTCGACGACTAGTTCCATCACAATCCGATTTGCAGATACGAATGGCAGTGGCATTACTTATAATCCTTATATTAACGGTTCCCCTGGCGTTGGATCAGGAACAGCATCTTCGTATGCGATTACTGGACTGGGGTCCAATACATCTTATGTAATCGCATTAACTGTTAGTAATTCAGGAGGCACATCAAGTTTGTCGCCTGCTTTAACAATAGTGACGCTTCCGACTGCTCCGTCGGGACTAACATATATCAGTTCAACATCTACATCGGTAACTGTTAGTTTTACTGCTCCAATCGGTATAATTACAAATTATACACCCAATTACGGCACGGGTTCTGGAACAGCATCTTCTTACACCATTTCTGGACTATCTCCAAATACTACATATTCACTTTCATTGACTGCTACTGCTTCAGGAGGAACGTCTGCATCTTCTAGTGCTATTTCGGTTGCTACATTACCATCGACATTAACAGGATTGACATATGTTAGTGCGACATCTAGTTCTGTTACCGTTAGTTTTACAGATTCTAATACTTCTGGAACAATTAGCACATATACACCTAATATTGGAACCGGTTCGGGCACAGCATCTTCATATACTATTTCTGGATTAACATCGAATACATATTATTCTCTATCTTTAACTGCCACAGGATCAGTTTCTGGAAAACTATCAAACGCATCATCTGCATTAACATTTACCACATTGCCTGCTGCTCCGACTTCATTGGTGTATATTAGTACGACGTCAACGTCGATTACTATTAGTTTTACGGCACCAACCGGTGGAATTAGTTCATATACTCCAAATTATGGAACGGGTTCTGGAACAGCGACCTCTTATACAGTTTCTGGGTTAACGCCGAATACAACTTATTCATTAACGTTAACCGCAACCGGACCAGGCGGAACATCTGTTGCTTCTAGTTCCATATCTGTGTCAACTATACCATCCACTCTCACTGGGTTAACGTTCGTGAGCGCAACGTCTACTTCAATTACAATTAGTTTCACCGATTCAAATGCCGCAGGAAAGATCACTGGATATACTCCATATGCTAATTCTGCAGTCACTACGGGTTCAGGAACATCGACTTCTTATACGATCACTGGATTGTCGTCGAACGCTTCTTATTCTATTGCAATGGTAGCGACTAGTTCAACAGGCACATCAATTGCATCATCATCGATAACTTCACTTACATTGCCATCCGCGCCAACGGGTCTAACCTATGTGAGTGCGACGTCATCGTCTGTTACTATTAGTTTTACCGCCCCTTCCGGAACAATAACTGGTTATACACCTAGTTCAGGGACAGGTTCAGGATCATCTTATGCCTATATTATTTCAGGATTATCATCAAATACATCTTACTCTATTTCATTAACGGCGACTGGTTCAGGCGGAACATCAATTTCTTCATCTACCATTTCTGTCTCAACCTTGCCATTGGCTCCTACTGGACTCACTTTGATTAGTGCCACGACATCCTCAGTAACCGTTAGTTTCACTGCGCCCTCTGGAACGATTACAAGTTATACGCCTAGCACGGGATCAGGATCAGGATCAGCGTCTTCGTATACGATCACCGGTTTAACAACAAATACAACCTATTCGATTTCGTTGGCCGCAAATGGAACGGGCGGAAAATCTAATTCGTCAACTGCATTATCTATTACTACACTACCAAATGCTCCAACATTATTAACATATATTAGTTCAACGTCGAGTTCAGTGACCATTAGTTTCACTGCGCCCTCTGGAACGATTACAAGTTATACACCTAGTGCAGGAACGGGATCAGGATCAGCATCTTCGTATACGATCACAGGTTTAACATCAAATACAACATATAATATTTCTTTAACTGCAACTGGAGCAGGAGGTACATCTAGTTCGTCTTCTTCTGTTTCAGCAACAACGTTGGCTGGGGCTCCGACAGGGTTAACTTTTGTCAGTGCCACAACGACATCTGTCACTATTAGTTTTACTGCTCCGTCTGCATCTGTTAGTTATTATACACCAAGCGTTGGAACCGGATCTGGATCAGCATCTGCTTATGTTATTTCAGGATTATCGCCAAATACAGGTTATGCAATTTCTTTAACTGCAACAAGTTTAGGTGTAACATCAGGATCATCATCTTCTCTTTCAATAACAACGCTTCCTACCGCACCAACCGAATTAACATATATTAGTGCAACGACTACATCTGTTACCATTAAATTTACGGCACCTGCCGGGACGATTACGGGATATACATCAAGCACTGGAACAGGATCAGGTTCGGCAACGTCTTATGTCATTACAGGTTTATCGTCAAATACAACTTATTCGATTTCGTTAACTGCGACGGCTTCGGGGGGAACATCGGCTTCGTCCACTAGTTTATCTGTAACCACACTACCTTCTGCCCCCGCTGGTCTATCATTGGTCAGCGTGACATCGTCCACTGCGGTAATTAGTTTTACTGCTCCAACTGGAACTGCGACAATCACATCATACGGACCAAGCACAGGAACGGGATCGGGATCTGCATCTTCCTATACCATTTCCGGTTTATCATCGAATACATCTTATTCTATTTCATTAACTGCGACAAATTCAGCAGGAACTTCGATCACTTCATCTACCGTGTCTTTGACCACACAACCATCTGCGCCAACCGGGTTAACATATATTAGCGCGACAACAAGTTCAGTAACTATTAGTTTTACCGTTCCTAGTGGAAGTGGCACTATTACAGGATATACTCCGAGCACAGGAACGGGATCGGGATCTGCATCTTCATATACCATTTCTGGTTTATCATCGAATACATCCTATTCCATTACATTAACTGCTACAAATTCAGCAGGAACTTCAAGTGCTTCATCCGCTGTGTCTGCTACAACACCTCCATCGGCACCCACTGGATTAACATATGTTAGTGCTACAGCATCTTCGGTAACAATTCGTTTTACTGCACCAACTGGCTCTGCAACTATTACTGGATATACTCCAAGCACAGGAACCGGCTCTGGATCTGCTTCTTCGTATACAATTTCAGGGTTATCATCGAATACTTCCTATTCTATATCTTTAACAGCTACGAATGCCTCAGGAACATCAAGTTCTTCATCGACGGTCTCTGTAACCACATTGCCTTCTGCACCAACAGGTCTCACGTTTTCAAGTGCTACAGCATCTTCGGTAACAATTCGTTTTACTGCACCAAGCGGAACTGCAACTATTACTGGCTATACACCAAACTCGGGATCGGGATCAGGTTCGGCTTCATCTTATACTATATCCGGTCTTTCATCGAATACATCTTATTCACTTTCATTAACTGCTACGAACTCATCCGGAACATCGGCATCTTCTTCTACCGTTTCTGGATTAACATTGCCTTCGGCTCCAACCAGTTTAACATTTTCAAGCGCAACAACGTCTTCTGTAACATTTAGTTTCACTGCACCAAGCGGATCGGGAACAATTACAAGTTATACTCCTTATAGAACAGGCACTGCTGCTACTGGTTCCGGAAGCGCATCTTCATATACGATCACCGGATTATCTGCTTCAACATCATATACAATTACAATGGCGGCGTCAAATTCAAGTGGTGCTTCTTCTCAGTCATCTGGCGTTTCTATGACCACATCAACGCCATCAGTCGCCATTACGGGTATTACGCCAACAACTGTTAGTGGAAAAAGTTTATATGCTATTACTTCTAGCACAACAATTACAGTAAGCACTGCCGGATATGTTTGGATATTAGTAGTGGCGGGAGGTGGACAACCAGGTAGAAATTTAGGCGCTGGAGGTGGAGGTGGTGGTGTTATTGAAAACACAAACTATTATCTTGCCGCAGGAACTTATACAATCACGATCGGAGCAGGAACGACTTATGCATCAACTAATTTATATACACAAACAAATGGTGGAAATACAACCATCGTATTAAATGGAACAACAATTTTTGCTACTGGAGGAGGAGGAGCGGCAGGAACTCAAAGTAGCAGTTCGTATTACCCAGGAAAAAATGGATCTAGTGTCTCTGGAACTTATGCAGTAGGTGGATCAGGTGGAGGAGGATCAGGTAGATCGGGATATGGCATTGGTGCAGGAGGTTCACCTGGAACAGGTGGAACGGGATCGGGAGGAAGTGGAACACTTGGTTATATAAATGGCAGTAATTACAGTCAGGCAGCAGCAGGCGGAGGTGGTGCAACTGGAAATGGAACTGTGGGCACATTTATGAGTACTAGCCCATGGACAGCAGTTGGCGGAGTCGGAGGCAGTGGACGCACATCTACAATTACAGGCGTATCAGTGAATTATGGAGCGGGAGGAGGAGGAGAGGCGGGCAATGGACTTGGTTCTAGCACCTCTGGTTCTTCATCTGGAAATGGCGCTTATGGATCAGGTGGGTCTGGAGGCACTCCTTCAAGCAGTAGCAAAACCAATGGAATACAAGGGGTGGTCTATATAAGACAACTATAAACACCTTCGAATATTTGAAATAATATAGGTTCAAATATTCATATCTTCGCATCATAGATCTCATTACATACCGCCCTCAGATTATGATGAAACTCGATCATGGCGCGTGAATGTGATATATCTACATAATCCATAAGTGAAACATTCGCTCGAAATTCCGCCTGAAAGATATAATCTATCGGGCACCCCACCAACGTCCTCAAGAAGTTATCATGTAAATAGACCTGCAAATTATCATGTAAATAATCATTCCAATCGAGAACATACTTGGCCCAGTCATCACTATCGATACTCGGCGGCACCGTATGAACTGTATATTCGTGTTGCCGAACTTGTATTGCTCCCGTTATGCTATCCGAATTGTCCTCCACACGATAATTATAAAGTTTCTCATCGATCGACCCAAATAATTGATCTTGGCTAAGTCTCCTTAAAAACTCTGCGAAAAGCACGTCACAACACTTATTATCAAGAACGTCGGGATACTCCACAATTTTTCGCATAAAACGACCCATGATTTCAGCATGAACACAATAACACCAGTATTCGTGTCGATGTTGATGATGATTTTTACCGAATGTACTTTCATAGAGTCCTACAAAGGATTTGCCAGGATAGCGCTGGACCTCTTCCAAACAGGCCGTGATTCGATCGCCAAATATTTCCACACGTTTGGGCTCATAGGTATCATCGTCATCACAAAAGAGGATCCACTTATGGTGGGATTGTAATTGATTATAAATATTAAGAATATGGCGCATTTGAGGTGTCTTGGATTCTTGGACGAGGACGACTAATTTATCGGAGTTTTGGATCAAATCATTTTCAGACAGCATATTCGAGAACTCCTGCTCCAATTCTTTCGTTTGAAAAGATATGGATAAATAAATGGTCACGGGTGTGGTTTGACTGATTAATGAAATCAAACATTCCTTTAAATATCGAATTCGCTTTGGATTGGATATATGAGAGGCAATCATAATACATAATTCGTTATTCATGCTAAATTGATATATAGAATATATGATGGATAATTATTTATATTTTTCAACTTAAAAAATATAAAATGATGGCATTGGGTTATCTATCTAATGCTTATGTCGACCCTGACTTTTGTAACCAAATTCGTAGATGAAAAACATATGGATATCCTGGCCGATTCGCGAGTTCAGGTCTATGTCTTTGTGCCCTATGCTTCATTGGATGTTTTCGAAACCAAATATAGGTCGTTTGAAAACATAAAATATGCCGGATTCTCCAACGATTCATTATATGTGCACACATTTTGTAAAGGCATCGAATATATGCTTCCAAAACTTAGAAATGAGAAAAAAGATACGGCTGAATATATGCTATCGATGTACTATAAATACGATTTTTTGGAAGCGGCCATCGCAGCGAATCCATGGCAATCCACGCATTTTGCATGGTTAGACCCCGAACTATCCGATTTTTTTTCGATGCATTCCGCAGATCATTATGAAAAACAATTATGGCATCTTTCGAAGAGAACATGGACCTCTCGTTTTCTCGCTATCCCCGGATACTCCAATAAAACGACTATCGATAAGGCCGTGGAAGTGGTTCTTGGTGTGCGCTGGCGTTTTTATAGTAATTTCTTGATCGGCGATTCACGGAGCATTCTTGAATTGGTAGAACAGTATAAACTTTATTTCCCACGGTTTCTAAATACTTATGGTAAATTGGTGTGGGATATGAATTTTTTGGCTTGGTTAGAGACCACGCTATGTTCGAACCCGACATGGCATTGGTATTCGGCCAAGCACGATCCTTCTATTCTACGTGTCCCGCCATCGCTTTATTCGACGTGTCTTTGGTCTTCCTGTAAAAAAATGGCCTATAATTATCCGAATTTGAAATCCTTTACGCCATCTTCTGCGAGCCATGTTTTTTATAAGGGAAATCATATTTTAAATACGAGATATGTGAATTATTCGCTGCATGATAACGGCTATTATCATTTTAATCACCCCGCACAACTATTGATCACGAAAAACGTGGTTTCGGTTCTCAATGAAGGGACTTTGATACCTGAGGATTATAAAATCATGGAGGATGAAACCGTGGATTTGAAGGAGACGCGATATACGGAACAGTATCCTTGTAAAATATTCGGACTGGAAGATATCCGCCTCTATGAATTTGAGGACCGGCTAAGGTTTATTGCTACGAATCGAAATTACGCTCCGGTCAGTTCGAATCGTATGATCGTGGGCGATTATGATTTTGAGGGGGCATCCTATTCTAATTGTCGAGTGATCGATTCTCCAAATAATAGCCAATATGAGAAGAATTGGATACCGATCATCCATAAAGGTCAAGAACTCTTTATTTATAATTGGAGCCCTATGGAGATCGGGAAAATTAACTATGATTCGAATGCTATGGATATTGTGTTGACACATACAAACACGGCGCACGTGCCGCATTTTGAAAAGGTCCGTGGATCGACACTGTTTTTAGATGCGGGAGATAGTTTAGTCGGCTTGGTGCATTTTAGCGAAGAAAAGAGTCCTCGGGAGTATTTCCATATGTTAGTATCTTTAGATAAAGAGACATTACGGCCTTTGCGATACTCTGAGGTGTTTCATTTTCAGCATATTGGGATCGAATTTTGTATCGGGTTCTCGAAATCAGAGGGACAGTATCGTTTCTGGATATCGCGAATGGATCGAAATCCTTTATGTATGGATATTGATGCATCGTTGATACCTTTATGTTTTGAATTTTGATTCCCTTTTTTTATCGCGATTATATAGTAAACTATTGCGATGGACCCAAATAAGAACATGGGCATTTTTAATGACGCCAAATGGAAAGAAATATTAAAACAAAAGTTATTTCCATTATATCCAAACCAATATATATTAATTACGTTACAGGTCTATGAAACCCAGCAACAAAATGGGTTGGAAAAACATTTTAATATTAGTAATGTTAAAAATGATGCGGTTGCACGTATAAATACGCTTATAAAAAAGAAAAATATTAACATACCATTAAATGCAGTTGATCTAGTATCTCAATTAAAAGCATTAATACCATCAACCAAGGAATTAAAACGTGGCGACCAAATAAATTTTTATTTAAAGAAAGACGGAAATCAGTTATGTATCGTTTTAATCGAACGCAAAATCAATGATAACCCTCCGAATATGTCAGAAACTGCCGAAATTTATAATGAGTCTTTTGACGTTTCTAGTGGTTTGAAAAAGGCGGCGCCACCACTAGCGGAGGTCCTTCCTCCAACACCACCACAGAATGTGATTTCTCCAGTGGTCCCACCTCTGCCCCCAGCAACCAAACGAGTGCCATTAAAAGTTATACAAAGGATGGAGGCTCGCACTGTGCCTATCCCAACAACTAAAAAGCCACTGCCAGTTGCCACTTCTAAAATTATGAATCAACCTAGAGTTAGTCCATTAAACCGCAGACAAACTCGAGAAGCCGCAAACCCTAGGCCTCCACCGCCTGCCCAAGCAAGGCCTTCTACTGCGCCGCAAGGTGGTAGAAGTGGTAATCTTGGAAACGGTATGAATTTATCGGTTATTGGTTCTAAGGATGATAATAATCCAAAGACTTATGCCCAAGCATTGAATGCCCATGTGACCCCAGCATTGAGTCATCCTCCTTTTAAAGTGGGTGGTAAAAATGAATATACAAGACATCCTGGTTTGCCGCCAGTTAAGAATGCATGGGAACCAACTGACCGATTAGCAGGATTGCCATCGTCGGATCCTGCGTACCCTCACAAGGGAGGCCAAAAAACAAAGAAGAGGAAATATTCAAAAAGAAATCAAACGTATAGAACTAGAAAATAAACCAGATGATAAATTACTTTAGATAAAGTAATTTATTTGCATATGTTATAAACGTAATACTATGGACGGATTATTAGTTGAAAATTTAAAAGAAAAAGTATTTGATCCATTAGAATTGAAATCTAAAACAAATACCAAGGTCATGCAATTAATAGAGGAAGCAAAAGAGGCACAGAGAGCAGAAGAAGAAAGGCAACGAGCTGTAGCGGAGAAAAGAAGACAAGATGCAGAAGAAGAAAGGCAACGAGCTGTAGCGGAGAAAAGAAGACAAGATGCAGAAAGAATAGAGGCTCTTAGAGCAGCGGCAGTAGAAGCACCTGCGCCACCGCTACATCCAGCACCAGAAGATGGTGATGGAGGAGCGGGATTGCCACCCCCAGCACCAGAAGATGGTGATGGAGGAGCGGGATTGCCACCCCCAGCACCAGAAGATGGTGATGGAGGAGCGGGATTGCCA